CTGATGGGGATGGTCATGCGTATAAAGTTTATGGCGACGGTTATGACGCATACAATAGTGTTTGCAAGCCGGAAAACAAATATAGCCCTGCCGAATATGAATTTGAAAGAGGGTTGAACGGAATGGACTTTTAGCCATAATGAAAAGGTAGTAATATGAAAATCAAGATGAAAAAAATATAGATTTAAAAAATAAATTTATGAAAGTTTGGATTACAAAGTATGCCATAACAAGAGGCATAGTCGAGGCGGAAAGCACCCCAATTGAGGGGGATGCGGTTGTTGCGAAAATACCTGACCAATGGGAAAATTATTTTCGCAAGCCATATTGGCACGAAACCAAAGAAGCAGCCATTGCCCAAGCCGAAACTATGCGCCAGAAAAAAATAAAGTCTTTGGAGAGGGAGATAGAGAAAATAAAGAAACTAACATTTTAAATATGTGTTCAATGGAAATGAAATATTATAATCACTTGACTAAAAACGGATTTCTGGATTACGTCGAATCACATTCTATTACGGAAAGGGCTTTATTCAACAGAGAACAGGTCGCGCAAGTACTCGACTTAGCCGGCTATCATGAGCGGGCAGAAGAGGTTGCCCTATATACACAGAAGTGGTATTCGGTTGACTTGTCTGAATTCGTGGAAGCGGCGAGAAAGAGATCGGCCCTGAAAATATAGTTTAAATATATATTATAAAAAATGACCCCAATCGAAATAACCACCAGTAAGGGCACATGGCTTTTCGTGCCGGTGCCGGAACCAGGGGAGTACGAATTACGTCACTTGGGATCGCCTCAGATGTCCGGCAAGAACCAGCCAACTGTATGTCTTTTAAAGAATGGCGCAAGGCAAATAGTTTGCACACTACCAGCTGGTGAATACGAAATCATTAGCCTCCTCTCCCAGCTCACCGAGGAACAGGCGGCGGGGATTGTTGAAAGCGGGGGCCATCCAGCCGAGAATAGTCCGTGTTACAAGGATTATAAAGATTCGCAAGACTTTGTTTGTTCCGACGCTTTAACCTCCTTTCATTCCCTTCTGGCGGCCAATAAGTGCTATACGGAGAATCCGTACTGGCATCCTGGCACCGAAAAGCCACTTGGCGAAGTGGAAGTAAGCTACGACGGCGGCAAGACTTGGGATAGTTCAGTAGAATGGACTGAAACCCGTACGTGCATGATGGCCGGCTCGGCTGGCGGCTTTGGTTATTTCGGAGAAGGCTGGGCCACCTCACGGGAAAGCGGAACGGATGTAGGGCTTATCTGTGATCCTCCCGATTATTGGCGGTATGCGGCAAATGCCGAATATGCGGAGAAGGCCCAATCCCGCACCTCAAAGGAGCGGCTTATTCTGGAGGTGAAGAAATGAAAGACTGGATTAATAGTCACCTACACAACAATAACGGCAAGCTGTTTGGTATAATACAGCTGTACAGAATAAGTGGGGTGTGCCGCGGAGAAATGGTTCGCAGGGTAAGTGAATATGAAAGTAATTGGATGTGCCCTATATGTAAAGCTAACACTTATAACTGGAAATGGATGCTGTATAAGCCTAAACCGAAACGCAAATTTTATAAACCAGTATTTTTATTTGGAGTAATGCTTTCCGCATCTAGCGCTAAAAAATGCTCTTAAAAACACAACACCAAACATAAATAACCAACGAAACAAAACAGCCATTGACGGCGGAGGACTACGCAAAGAGGATATATGATGTGTGTCTATATAATTTTCCTTTAGTTCCATCAAAATCAGTTGCTATTAAAATAGTGGAGGCGCTCATAGAAGAATTTGTAAATCAAAAAATAAATGAGTTACGCTGACTTTTTTATCAGGGCCAATGCATTGGACATATAACTAGCAGGTAAGAAGATCGGGCAGATGGTTCAATATTCTATACAACAACATTTACACCAATAAAAACACAATGAAAACAATCGTAATATCAACCCCGAACGACCACACAAGATTTCACAATACCTGGCGGAGGTTCGGAGGGCAAACGCTGGAAGTAGATTATGAGTGTCTACCAGCCATTATGAACTACGAACAGCCTGCGGTGGGCATCATGCAGTCCTTTAAGAAGGCCATCCAAACCGCAATGGACAGCCTGGAGCCATCGGTTGCCATCTTCGAGGATGATCTCAGCTTTACCTCTCCTGATAGCCTGAAGCGCTTCTATGGGCTGTATAATGATTACCATGTGGGAGAATTGGGCTTATTTCTGGGTGGGTTCTACCAGGGAGAACCCAAGGAACTAACCAATGAGATCGCGAGGGTGGAGGGCAAGGTATCGGGGCTCCACGCCCTGATAGTCGATCAAAAATGGTACGGCACTATATTGGAAGCTGAAGAACCCTACAACCTGGATCACTGGCTCTCAGTAGTTAAAAAAGTACCTATATTCGCGGCCTACCCGATGCTGGTTATGCAGCAAGACGGGCTAATGTCCTATAACGCAAAGAAGGTAATGAACTACACCAAGGACCTACACCTAAAATATAAAATAGACGGCAAATGATAATAACACTTGAAAACCTCGAATGCGAGTTGAAATACGATTATGAGCCCCCCACGATCGGGGGCTCACATCCTGATGGGTCAGTAGAGCGCCTGGGCGCCAATGTATCGATATACTCGGCGATTTGTAAAGGGGTGGAGCTAGTTACGCTCATAGAGCACGAACAGCTGGAAGCTATGGAAAGCAAGATTCTGGAGTCCCTGCAACGTGAGGCTTAATTTGGTTTTGGGAGCGGCCTTTCCTCCATCCATCCCTGGTTTTCGGCGTCTATTTCCAACTGATACAAAAGGCCAGTAAGGGTGATTATATGTTCTTCAAATACAGACTCTGCGCCCCCGCCATTTCGAAGCTTTTCGACAGCCTTCATGGTCTTGGACAAACGCTCAGCTCTTTTCGCGGCATAGATTTCGGCACCCTCTGGATCCCCAGACCCCGTTTCCGGAGTTGAGTCGGTGTTTTCAAAAAAATATATTAACAGGTATTGAAGACGGTCGTAGAAAGGTTTACTGATCTTTATGTCAATGATCGCATCTTCCTTTATGAATTTGTACAATTTGTCAGCCATGAATCAAAATTACGAAATATCCACAGATAAAATACATAAATACCTGAATGATCAACTTAAGGAAACGGATTGGTATAATGTGCTTCGATCTTTTGTTCGTTACCTGGAATTCGAGGAGATAATAGAAAAGCTCCGACACGAGGTTGGGCTGGGGTATAGGTTCACGCCTGCTATCCACCAGATTTTCCGACCTTTTGAGCTATGCGCTTTGAAAGACGTTAAAATGGTTCTATGTCGCAGGGGGCCTTACATCCATCCGTCTTATAATGACGGGCTGGCATTTTCAAGCACTGGCTACCCCAAGAACTGGGAATTCAGGTTGTTTAGTGAGGCCACAGGCATTACTTCTCCAGACGGAGATCTGCAAAATTTTGCCAAGAGCGGAGTTTTGATGCTTAATACCTCCTTAACTACTGAAATAGGATTGCCACATTCCCATGAGGCACTATGGACACCATTCGTACGGTTATTGATCAGCGTTATGCCTCCGGTTCCCTGGGTGTTTGTGGGGGATAACCCCCATGCTCAGGATGTAGATAATGCACTCTTATTCCCTGAGTTTCAGCAACGTGATAACTATCAGAAGGAATTCAAAAAAATATTTGCAGATTTGCAATAAAATTGCCACCTTGTGGCCACAATAGTAATAGACAAAAACATGACAACAACTTTCTTAATTCTACTAACACACTTTGTGTCTGATTTTATACTTCAGACTGACAAGCAGGCTGTGAACAAAGGCAAATCCGTTTATTGGCTTTCGATGCACGTTTTGACGTACACCTTAGGGTTTGCTGTATTTGTTCAGCTATATGTAGGCTGGAGCGTAAAGAGTCTGGATTGGTTACTCCTAAATTGCTTCCTGCACTGGACTGTTGATCTTGTAACCAGTCGTGTCAACTCTTACTTATGGAGTAAGAACTGGAGGCACTGGTTTTTTGTAGGCATCGGCGCTGATCAATTAATCCACTATGCTTGCCTGTTGTTCACATACGAGTGGCTTATCTTAAAATAAAATTAAACAAAATGGGAAAATTATTATTCTGCAGGTGCGGCGATCTTATCGCAGACAGGAATATTGGATGGATTACTGGAAAGAATGAATATGGAGTTCGGTATACAGAGATAAGGGCTACCTGCGTTAAATGTGAACAAACATTTGAAACTGCCTGCTGGGGAGAACTTTATAGCCTAGAGGAAGCTAAACAGACGCTTGCGGGCTGGTCGGCTGAGAATAATCAGGGATTATTGTTGAGTGTTGAATCTTAGAATTATAAATATGGATTTTTGTTTATCAGTAAGTGTAATTATTTGCACTATAATATTTTCTATACGATCTGTAGATTTGGAAGGAAGAGAAAAGAGTAAAATTGCAATGTTTTTTTGGTTAGCTGTGCTGGGAATTATTGTTTCCGGAATATTATTAAAATTTAGATTATGATTATCGGAATATCAGGTAAAAAAGGTTGTGGAAAATCAACTGTGGGAAGAATAATACAATACCTAACACAGTATGAGAATGTAGGGTATTTAGACTTCAAAAATTTTGATGAATGTTATCAAGATAATAGCATTAATAAATATGCTACCTGGCGGATTAAAATGTTTGCGGGTAAATTGAAAGAGATCTGTTCATTACTCACAGGCATCCCGGTTGAAGATTTTGAGAAGGAGGAAGTCAAGAACCAAAAGCTGCCAGATTGCTGGAAGCGGTATCATGTGATACTAGAGGGGAAAACGATAAAAACTACGGCAAGTTGGATTAAGGCTCAGGAGCAGAGGGCTCTTTATATTCTATCACAACCTGACGAGATTGTGCCAGTAACCATTGTAGAGTTCCAACCCACCGTTCGGTGGCTGCTACAGCATGTAGGAACAAATGCTATGCGTGATGTGATCCATGAGAATATCTGGCTGAATGCACTATTTGCAGACTATAAAAAATCAGAGACTACTTGGATCATCACTGACGTAAGATTCCCTAACGAGCTACTGTCCATTAAGGACAGAGGAGGTATAACTATAAGAATCAATAGACCTAAAGATAGGCAAATTGGAGCAACGGGTTTTATAGCGGAGCAAGCAGCAGCAAACAGCGCTTTAGACATGCATCCATCGGAAACAGCTTTAGACAACGCACGGTTTGATCATGTGATTGATAATGATGGAACTACTGAAGACCTGGTAAAAAAAATCAGGACAGTACTTAATATGGATGGAATTCCAACTAACTCTAATGTATTAGATTTTTAATAATGGATAAGCTGTATATAGGAATCGATATAGGCCAGAATGGAGGTATAGTGGTACTTGATAACACAGGAGGCGTCGTGGAGACTTTCAAGACTCCTTCCACCAGGATGGAATTCCACCAGGCACTATCAAAATATGCGAACGTGCCCTGCTTTTGTATCCTGGAGAATGTACATTCTCAGCCTAAAAATGGAGGCAAGGCTAACTTTCAGTTTGGTATGACAAACGAACGCACCCTGTACTCACTAGAGGTCAATAGGATTCCATACCAGGCAGTAACGCCCCAGACCTGGATGAAGACCTATATGCTCAAAAAAGACAAGGGAGAGTCAAACACCAACTGGAAAAACAGGTTAAAACAACGTGCCCAGCAGCTTTTTCCAAATGAGAAAGTAGTGCTCTGGTCAGCAGACGCTTTATTGATGGCTGAGTTTGCGAGAAGGCACTATAAATAAACAAAAAAACAAAATTAAATGTTAAACGATACATTAAATATGGTCTACGAGAACCGTTCGGATATTTTTTATAATCTATCTAAATATCCGGACGGTCAGCAACAGGTGGAACTGTTTCAGAAGTGCAATCCCGTAGTTACCATAAAGGCACGTCTTAATAACTTTAACGACCTGGAGAAAATAATCTGCGCTACCGCTTCTCTGCGTAATGCAGGTGCCAGGAGAATCACTTTATTTGTTCCTTATTTTTTAGGATCTAGGAGCGACCGCAAGTTCAACCCTTTTTCCAACAATTACCTGAAGGACATTATAGGGCCAATAATTAATATGCAAAAATTTGATGCTGTCATTACTGCCGATCCGCACTCGCATGTTTTAGAGGCCTGTATAGATAAATTGAGTGTGGTAGATACGTCTTATCTACTTAGGTATGCACTGCACGATACAGGTGATGCGTCTACATACCTGGTAGCTCCAGATGCAGGAGCTGTGTCCAGAATTAAAAAAGCAGTTGAGGATTTGGTAATACCTAACGAAATTATATTTTGCTCTAAACACAGATTGCCGAGTGGGGACATTACCATAAAGCCAAACTCAGAACCTTCACGTGGCAGCAAGGTTTTTGTAGTAGATGATATATGTGATGGCGGAAAAACCTTCATAGAAGTAGCTAAGGCATTCAACAAACCTAAATCTCAGATGTTTTTAGTAGTAACGCATGGTATATTCTCTAAGGGATTTGAGGTATTACAAGAGTACTACCAGACAATCTATTGCACCAATAGTTACTCCGACATTTTCACCCAATCATCAGTTAAACAAATCAATATTTTTTAATATGGAGAAAGATAAATATACCCAAAGATTAATAAATGAATGGCGCCAATACGGAAAAATAATCATCTCCGTGGACTATGACTCTACCATTTCATACTGGCCGACTATAGACAATCGGGAAGATATTGACAGAGCTATCAGGCTGCTGCAAATTGCTAGAGAAACAGGCGCTTATATCACTATATTTACAGCTTCAGATATAGACAAATTCGAGGAAATACAAACGCACTGTGACAAGATAAAACTACCAATAGATAGTATTAATAAGAATGCGATACCGCTGCCTTACGGTAATCACGGGAAGATATATTACAATATTAATCTGTGTGATCGAAGTGGCCTCACACAGGCCCTGGATATGTTGGAAACAGCTATATACGTCATCCGGGGAGAAAGGGCGGTAAAATTAACAGAAGGAGAATCAATTTAAAAAAAAATAATTTATGTTCAAACCAAACGCTTTATTTTATACAGACGGTTACAAAGTTGGCCATAAGCGAATGCTGGCTAAAGGCACTAAGAAGTTATATGGAACTTGGATACCCAGAAGTACTAAACACGCGCCAGCTAGCATAGATAAGATAGTGTCTTTTGGCCAGCAACTGGCAATCAGGTGGCTGCATGACCTATTTAAAGACAATTTTTTCGCATTAACCAAGGAAGAGGTGTCGGATTTCGGGAAAGACATGAGTCTGTACCTTACGCAAGAGTATAATGCAGACCATTTTTTGGCTCTTTATGATCTAGGGTATCTCCCCATCAAAATAAAGAGTTTGCCTGAGGGTATAGAGACTCCTCCTAATGTCCCACACATGACTTTTATTAATACGGTAGATGGTTTTGCTTGGCTGACACTATACCTGGAAACTATTATCAGCAGCTTGGCCTGGAAGCCAAGCACAAGTGCAACGATTGCCCTTAAATATAGACGAGTAGCGAACGAATGGGTTAAAAAAACAGATATGTCTAATTTATGGCTTGTAGATTATATATGTCATGATTTCAGCGCCAGAGGGCTTTCGCCCTGGGATATGTTATCTAGTGGTCTAGGCCACTCAACCAGTTTCCGTGGATCAGATACTTTGATTGTAATACCGGCTGCCAGATATTACTACAATGAGCCACAGGACAAGACGTGCCTTAATTCGGTTAATGCCAGTGAACACTCGGTAAGTACTACCAAAATATTTACAGTGGGAGAACAAAATATGATATCTGATTGGTTGGAAGAATTTCCGACTGGAATATTATCAATAGTATCTGACACTTTCGATTTGTGGAAACTTGTTACTGAGTATCTGCCAGCATTAAAACCAGAGATCATGGCTCGCGATGGGAAATTGGTGATTAGACCTGATTCTGGGGATCCTTTAGATATTATTTGTGGAGAATTTGAAAGTGTAACAGATGGTGAAAGTGATAAGATGTTACCGTTAGAAAATGCCAAAACTCCCAAGGAAAAAGGCTTAATAGAATTACTGTGGAATATATTTGGAGGAACCGTTAATGAACAAGGTTATAAAGTTCTTGATCCACATATTGGTGCTATATATGGTGACTCTATCAATTTAAACAGGCAGCTCGAAGTATACAAACGACTTGCCGCTAAGGGATTTGCAGCCACTAACATAGTGTTGGGGGTAGGGTCATTCACTTACCAATTTAATACCCGAGATACTTTCGGATGGGCGGCCAAAGGCACATGGTTCGAAACAGATGGAGGAACTTACGATATTTACAAAGATCCAGTAACAGATGATGGAACAAAAAAGTCATTAAAAGGACTTATCTGCATAGACGAAAACTGTCAAGTAAAGACTCAATGTACTATTGAGGAGGAAAACGAAGGTATATTGCAGGTAATTTACGACAATGGTAAATTCCACAATGAAACATCCTTAGAATTAATCAGAAAACGCTTAGGCGAAATACTATAACAGATATTAAAATTCACTTAAAAACATGGCAAATACTCTGGAAGAACTTCGCAAAGAAAAAATAACAAAAAATCCTTTTTACCATCCGATCTATCCACTAATTGAGCAAATTGAGAAAAAGGATGGAAAGTATACTACAATAAAAACTTATGCTAAATACAGGATATTAGTTGATGGAACATATCGGATATATCAGGCTAACTGGGAAGCTTGTTTAACTGATGAATACATTGCTGATAAAAATAAAAACGGCGAAGATATAATGTCGGCAACCAAGTTAAAGCACATTAACGGTGTAATTAAGGTATGCCAAATCGTCTACATGTTGTCGCAGAAATATTCACAAGACTTTAATAACCTAGAATTAGATACAGATCAGACTCCTGAATTGGAACTTTGTGAAGAATCTGTTCGATGGGGATTAGCTGATGGATTTATGTAATGATCTACCTGGTAACAAATAACCCCGATTTCCCCCTGAACCCAGTCTATGAAGTGACTGGGCTTCAGACACTACTGGACTGGTTAACCCCTCGACTAGACTCTGGATTTGACTTAGAAACCACTGGACTTGACCCGCGGGTGGATAAAATTATTTCCGCACAGCTGGGTGATGTAGACACCCAATTTGTGGTAGATGCTGCCACGGTAGATATCAGGCAGTTAAGAGACCACCTGCTGCGCCTGATCCTAGTAGGCCATAACCTTAAGTTCGACCTGCAGTTCCTGTTCGTTCTGGGAATCTACCCCTATAAAGTATATGACTCATTTGTAGCTGAGAAGGTGCTTAACTGCGGTCTTCCTCAACTCAGAGCATCCCTGGAAGCGGTAGCGCTTAGATATCTGCAAGTGCAGCTGAATAAGGATGTGCGAAATCACATCAGTAGGGAAGGACTCACACCGAGAGTCATCAAATACGGGGCAGATGATGTTAAGCATCTATATCCAATAAAAGCTGCTCAGGCAAAAATTGCCCAGGAAAGAGACCTGGAAAAGACAATAAAACTGGAAAATGCCTTTACGCCCGCCCTAACTTATCTTGAATTTTCAGGTTTCCGGCTTAACAAAAAAGCATGGCTGGATAAAATGGCCAAGGATGAGGCAGAAATGCTCAAATGTAGAGAATTGCTGGATTCATGGGTAGCTGCAAATTGCTCCAAATACAATTCCGCCCAGGCAGACCTATTCTCCGACGTTGTTGAATCTTCGGTTGATTGGAACTCACCCAAGCAGGTAGTTCCCTTCATGGAGCACATTGGAGTTGACTGTAAAACTTATGTAAATGGCGAATACAAAAAATCAGTTGAGGAAAGTGTGATAGCTAAATTTAAGAAATCTCATCCAGCTGTAAACCTCTATCTGAACTATAAAGGAGCCCAGAAAAATGTATCTACTTACGGTCACGTATTCATTGATAGCATCCACCCAAAAACCGGTAAGATACACACCAGGTTTGATCAAATCAAAGATACCGGACGTATATCCTCTGGCGGCAAAGATGGGAAAAGGAGGAAGATTAATTTTCAAAATATCCCTAAAGACAAACATGTGCGGGCTTGTTTTGCGGCCTCTTCTGGACACAAACTGATTATTGCCGATTATACAGGACAGGAACAGATCGTTCTAGCTAATTTTTCTATGGATCCAGGGCTTTTGCATTTCTATGATGAAGGCCTTGGCGATATGCACTCTTTTGTGGCTTCTAAAATGCCAATGTGGCCAGAACTGGTAGGAATGTCCTTAGCTGAGATTAAAGATAAACACGCAGACAAGAGAGACAAAGCTAAGACTGGTGCATTTGCGATCAACTACGGCGGAGACGGTGCGACTATCGCGGAAAATATGGGAATATCCGAGGAGGAAGGAAATGCAATATATAACGCATATTTCGAAGCTTTTCCCGGTCTTAAAAAGTACTTTAATCAAGTACAACAAGAAAACCTGAACAGAGGCTACATACTCATCAGTAATCTTACCGGACGCAAATGCTTCCTGCCATACTATGAAAAATTCCAAGCTTTGAGAAACCAAATGACCAAAGCTTTCTGGGCTAAATATCGGGAGATCAAACAGGAATGCGAGACACATGACTATTATTCTCCTGAATTTAAGAGCCTGAAAGCTAAGGTCAGGGAGTTTTTCAGTATGCAGGGGGAAATAGGGCGTATGTCACTTAATTACCCCATACAGGGCAGCAGCGCCGAGATTACCAAGATGGCAGCCATTTACTTCCTCCATTGGTTGATTGAGAAAAACTATATGGGGCTGGTGTGGATATGCAATATGGTACACGATGAGATTGTGCTTGATTGCCCTGAGGAACTGGTGGAAGAATCCAAAGCTAAATTGATCGAAGTCATGGAAAAAGCTGGTAGATTTTTCTGTAAACGTGTACCTTTAAAAGTGAGTGTAAAAGTTTCAGATGTATGGGAGAAATAGCCAAACATAGTTTTAAACTGGATTTGGATACTGCCAGGCCCATCGATGAGCAAATGGAATATTTGCAACGATGCAGAGAAATAATTAATGAGAAGATCAATAAATTAAAAAAGAAACAAAAAATTAATAATCCTAATCAATTAAAAATAGAATGATGAAACTTACTCTTATATTTACAGGACTGGCCGTGCTTATGCTCAGCACATCTGGATTTGTGGCCCTGGGACCTGATGTTATGTTGCCTCTCAGTTTGTTTGCGTTAGGGCTGGTAATCGTGGCCCATGGATGTTATACTAGTGGAACAATTCAACAGGTAGAAAAAGAAAAGCTGAAATGGAGCAAAGAGATATTCCCGGAAGCCACTGCGCTAGGCTCTTTGAATAAACTCATAGGGGAGGCTCAGGAGATCAAACAAGATATCCAGGCAGGTAAAAGAAGACCTGAGGAATTTGCAGATGTTCTTATGTGTCTGTTTGATGTAGCTGGTCGCCTGGATAAACCCATTACACCCGATGAAATATTCTACGCTTTTGGTGAGAAACTCAAGGTGAACAAGAAAAGAAAGTGGAGTAAAAACGCTGATAATAGTTATTCACATATAAAATAAACCAACAATATGACAAAAAAACAAACCCCGACCCCCAAGCTGCCAGTAGGCGCAAGGATGATGACAGTTTATGGCACTACCCGTACCGGCCAACCTACCTTCAAATTGATCCCTATACACAAAGACTGTCCCTATATGGAAGCTACGTTTAATCCCAGTTCCAACAGCCTGGAGTTGGTACACGAACTCACATTTAACCGCGTGACCTTCCTTCCGGAAGTTGACGAACGTGGCCAGATCGTATGGCCTAAAAAAGAAGACGGCACTGTGGATAATACCATGACACCAAGACAGGAACGGCGAACAGATCTCCCAGCTTTCTACGATTATGAGTTGTTGACGGAACCAGATATCGTGAATTTCATAATCCACTTCACAGGGCAGAGCTGGGACTGGGTACACAGCATGCTTGATAAATTCTGGACTAAGCCAGCTGAGCCAACTAAGAAAACTCCCGCCGAGCCAACACCGGATGCACCTCTGTCCATAGTTTCAGAAGATAACGAAAAAAAATAAAGAAGATGAAAAATAGTCAATACATCTGCGTGGACTTTGATGGGACCTGTACTACACATGAATTTCCCCGGATTGGGCAGGATATCGGAGCCGTCCCGGTACTAAAACGCCTGGTAGAAGCTGGCCATCTTTTGATTCTTTTTACCATGCGATCGGATAAACACGACAATACCGACTATTCCACAGAGGTTCCACAGGTACATAATGGCAACTTCCTGACCGATGCTGTCAACTGGTTTGTGGATAATGGCATCCCCCTTTACGGTATACAAATTAATCCGACCCAAAGCAGCTGGACTAACAGCAAGAAGGCGTATGGCCACCTTTATTTAGATGATGCCGCTATCGGGTGCCCATTGATTCTGGACAAACATTCCAGACCTTATGTAGATTGGCAAGCAGTGGAGACGTGGTTGGAAAAGGAGGGATATTTGCCCCCTCGATATGTAGACGCACCTCCACCATGGACTGAAAGTAAATAAACCTAGTATGGCAAAAGGAGATCTAAGAGCCCAGGACATGCTTAACCAGGTTAGCACGGCTGAAAAAATAGATAGATCAGATGTATTGATCCTTATGCGCAAGTTTGCGCTGCAGGAAACAGCCTGGTGGCAAAAACAATGTGATAAGTGGGAGAAGGCATACGCTGAATTACTAAAATCGACAGACTAAAACCAATAAAATAATTATGGATTCCAAATACTCAATAAACTTTGAAGGGGTTTGTATCTATACTATAGATATGAATCCAGAAACCTATGACCGTAAAAGATTTGATATGGCTATAGGTACGGCCAAGACTTTTTTGAGCAACTACGAGCAGTTACAATTTCCTATTATTGACAAGGACAGGTTTGAGTATTGGAACTCGGAAGGTTATTATATGGCACAGCGAACCTCTAAATTCCATGAAAAACAATATATATCCGAAGCATCTTTAAAAGGAGGACAAGCCAGTAGAAACGCCAGAAAATTGTTTGCTTTAGACATGGACCAAGGTAACCGGATCCAGTATATGATCAAGTCCGTAAGGGCAAAATTTGCAGCCAACACTTATTTAGCTAAAAAATTAGAGGATACAGGAGAGACAGAGATTATTGAAAAGAACTGGTGGGGCGATGTATTTTTCGGAGTAGATGAAAAAACACTTATAGGCGCTAATATTCTGGGCAAAATTCTAATGGCCCTAAGAGAGGAACTAAAAACTAATCCGAAGTTATTATAAAATGGACCCCAAACTTTTCATAAGCAAATGGCGCAAACGTAATGGCAAGCTGGAGTTTAAAAACCCCAAGGATGCAACTATCTTCCAAACAATGATAGATGGATTACGTGATGGACAGGTAGTTGAGTTCGTGGTAGACTTCGAGCGCGACGATGGTAGGTTATCGCAAATCGCTAAGTTGAAGTCAGGTATCCGGACCCTATCCAGAGAGTCAGGTGTAACATTCAAAGTGATGGAAGATAGGGTCAAGACTGATGCTGGCCTCCACAAGATCCAGAACGACCAGGAGGTTAAAAGTTTTGCTGATTGTTCAAAGCAGGAATTGTCCGATGCCATCCAGGTTATGATAGAGTTTGGGGATTTTTTAAATATTGATTTGAAATAATGGAATATACAGAAGAACAGATAGGGGACATCAAGGATTACTCCTATATTGAAGGTAGAAAGGCGTCTTTAATAGGGTTGTTAAGATATGTAATGCGCGAGTTGGGGCAAGAGGATTATGAAGCTTTAGATAAAGCTGTATTAGCCTTGGAACTGGAGGAAACTAAACAACAATTACGGAACATTTGTTATGATCTGGGTTGTAACAGTTGGCCTGATAATCTTTATCTGCCTGATGTGGTGGAAAAATATCTGGCCAGAACTATAAGAGAAGAATTAGATTTATAAACGTTATGAAAAGAATATTTCAAATTCTGGATGAGATGAATCAATCCGATTCGGATAATGATACATCCACCGTAGCCGTTAGTAATATTTTGCTAGGTGTAGACAAGGTTAAGCAAGGATGTAAGATAAGCATGGGAGCTGAGGAGAAGTACCTATATAATATTGCTGATGGCAGTAAGATCCCGCTTTTAATACTGGTAGACAAGGAGGCCTACAATAAACAAAAATCATTGTAAGAAAATGAAAGCCATCTGTATTTATACAGGACAAATTACATTACCTGTAGCTCCAGGTTATCCTAAAAGTCTGCCAGAAAATGGCAATATGTCGCTGCTATTCCTAACGGAATGTACCTACATGGGCTGTCCCGATATGGAAGTAGGTGAAATATACGAGGTGATCGACCAGAAGATCAACTGGTATGGAGTTCACATGCTTTATTTTGACGGATTCTATGGCTGGAGACCTCGGGCATGCTTCGCAGACTGGGATGGCCTGGAGGAAATAGAAGAGGAACATACAAGCGTTCCTGATTTTTATATAAATAACCTATAAAAAAATAAATATATGAAAAGACATTATGATAATCCGTGGATATCATTCCACCCTAAATTCAGCCACTTTCGATTTGTAGTGGGACCTGCCAGTTATTTTGACAACCGTTGGTACATTAGTTGCTTTTTAACGCAACTGATTTCGATTGCTGCGATCATTACAAGTTACATGATGGGCTTAGGAAACGCTTCTCTTTTATTTCTATTATTATTTCTCATACCTTGGGGCAATTTAAACTTCCATCTGCCTATTACCTCTAAATGGGATGATTGTGATCCGCCTGAGTATGGTATAGCTTATCATAGTAATAAAATTTGGATTTATAGAGGCGGAGAAGGTAATTTAAATGGAGGTAATAAGTGGTGGACAATAACGATGCCCTGGGACTATGATTGGGTACGCACCAGTAGGTTAAAATCAACGGCTATAGAACCTAATCCAGATGGGCCAAGCAACTCTCAATTAAATTATGCCTTCTGGATTCATGAATCTAAAGGTAATCGTTTAGATACCTGGAAGGATGAGTTTAAATCCCAGTTATGGAGTAGGGATTATCCTTATGTGTACAGACTTAAGAGTGGAAAAATACAGGAAAGAATTGCGACGGTTAAAGTAGAAGAAAGAGAGTGGCGTATGAGATGGTTAAGGTGGACAACAAGATTTAATAAGGTACGCCGGGATATTGCTATAGATTTTAATGATGAAGTAGGAGAACGAACTGGTAGTTGGAAGGGCGGCTGCACAGGCTGTGGTTATAATCTAAATCCAGGTGAAACCCCACTGGAATGCCTACGCAGGATGGAAAAAGAAAGGAAGTTTTAGCATGTCCTGCCACAAAGTAAAATTTTATAACCCGGAATTTGCCAGGCAGCATGTAAAACGAATGTCAGCTGGAGACACAGATAAACAGCTGGAAACCTTTGTGTATAAGTGTTCTATATGTCATTGCTGGCACCTGACATCCCTGCCAAAAGATCATCCGGTATTAGTGGAAAATACTGGATTGAAGGCCAGGATAAGGAACCTGGAGGAAAGACTGGAGAGCTTCCAGTTTTTTGAGCTTGAAGGCATCAGCAGCAATACAAGTATTGCTGATAAGATAAGCAGTTACCGCAAAAAGATCAAGGACCTGGAGCACAGGCTAAAGTCAGCAGAAGAAATAAGAGATAAATTAATATCACAAAACAATCGTTAACAATGGAGACAATTAACCAACAACTCCCCGTAGAGGATTTACAACTAACAGCCATGCTGCCAGCCGAAATGCTTACAGCTCAGAATCAACTTATAGCCTGGAGTGGACGCAAGCAAGCTGCGTTGCTTACAGAAGCTGAGGAATTAAAGTTAGCATACGAACATGCTAAGAAGATGAAGTGGCGTTATACCACTCTACAGGCCCAATACAATAAGACAAAGAAACGTGCTGCTTATTATGAAAAGATGAAGGCAGCGCTGGAAGCTGGTTATACAATCGTACCTAATTTCCCAGTGCAGATGTTTGCCATACGCACCGACAAGGATAAGCCCAAAAAATACCTGAGTACTAGTAGGTGGCATGAGCCGAAGAGGGATGTGCAGGAATGCAGCGAACTTGACATGACTGTTGGGGACTATAAGAATCCAAGGCCATAGACGAAAAAACAAAGGAGTATTGGGCAGAAAACTGGAAGGATGAAATTGAGTTCCCTATTAATATGTGCAAACCTCAAATCATGGAAGCTACCTCCAGGGCTATGGCCTTGAAGATATTTGACCGGTTCGGAGTATTTCCCCCTACTCAAGATGATGACCCTGTTATCCTGGGGCAGATCGTGCATAAGGCAGGTCAATACCGAACCAAGATCGTATCATTTTTGATAGCGTGGCACCTTAATACTAATGTTCTGTAAAACTAAAACAAAAATGGCATCAGCATATAACGGAGGTTGGGACTTTGTAAAAATAGGCGCAATCTATCAGTATAAAGAAGGTAGTTTTATAGCTATGGTTAAAATCTTGGAGGATAATTCTAACGACAAATATTACAAATTTAAAGTAAGGGTGGAGCAAGCCAATTATAAGCCTCCAGGGAGTGGAGAATTTGAAATAATAAATATTAAAGAAAATAATGACTACTACTCTGGAATGCTGCAGCTTTACAAGTATCCGGCATACTTATGCAATTATTCGTGGGTTCGTATACATATTTAAATTATTAAAAATGGATGGGATTCCTATTCGATAATCAGCCTCCAGAATGTCGCCAGAAATTAGATATTTCTAAGGTTAGAGATTTTGATAAATTGCATGAGCAGATGCAAAAACTGGTCCTCTATGACCCTTCCGAAGTCTACGAACGTTTAGATAAGCTGAAGTCCATAAATCCTTTTAAGAGATTTAACTCTATAGGTATGTGTTTTATCTTCCCGCCAAAAGGTAATGGTATTTGCAGTTGTGGTTGTGGTAAGCAATTGACTGGGCGCCAAAGTGTATGGGGAGGAAGCATCTGTAGAAGATTTCCACTAAATATCCAGGCAGTCTTGTCTGGACATTCCTTATTACGTTCAATCTGCACCAACATATTCAGTTCTGACTGTGTGGATTGTGGCATAAGCGAGTGGGAAAGCAAGGCTGTACACGAACTAGACCACATCTGTCCTGTTAAGCTGGGAGGAGGATGTAGCTGGCTGAATAATTACGAATTCAGGTGCAAGACCTGTCATCGTAAAAAGACAAATAAAGATTTTGGATTTAAGGAATTTAAAAATAAATAAATGGAAGACTGGGAGATTGAATTAAGGCAAAAACTTGAAGATGAGTTACCGGAAGGGATGTATAATCTCAGGGTTATTTACTCTGGCAAAGCAGGATACATTGAACACGAAATAGCATTTAGAAGAGTGCTACGGGATCAACTTGCGAAAATGACAAAAAACGATGGCAAGCACTGAGGAATATCAACAATATAAATTCTGGAATAAATTAATGAAAGAAAATAATTCAATAAACGGGAACAATCAGCAGGTAGAAAAAGGAGCGATCTTATCTGCCTGCAGTCAGTATCGTTATCAACTGTGGCGTAAATGGGATCCAGCCAAGCCAAATGTAGTGTTTATTATGCTCAACCCTTCCACTGCAGATGCCGATAATGATGATCCCACTATTCGAAGGTGCATAGGTTTCGCCAAGGATTGGAGATATGGCAGTCTCACCGTAGTGAATCTATTTGCCTTCAGAGCCACCAGGCCAGAGGATTTGTTGAAGGCTGAAGATCCGATTGGCCAGGAGAACTTAGAATGGATCGCACGGGCAACAGAAAAAGCATCAACCATAGTATGTGCCTGGGGTAATGGAAAACTAATTAATAGGCTATTAAGAACCAGGTCTACATATCAACCCTTACGGCATATTAACTCACCTTTATGTTATTTGGAACTTTCCCAGGATGGAACTCCTAAGCATCCGCTTTACTTGATTAGAACCTTAAAGCCTAAACCTTATGAAATCAAAATACTTTTCTAAAATATGGAAATGGCTCAAGGAATTACCATATTCTAGGTGTCATAAATGCAACAGGAAAGGAGTAATCTTCGATAGAGAAGATCACTTCACTCCTGGTTCTCCTAACATTTATGTGTGTAAATACTGTAAGGAAGAATTTATATGAATGTAAAAATTTAATGATCGCTCATTTGAGCATTCCGGATCGCAATCACCGGATCCAGGTTTGATGAGCTGAGCCCTAATATCTTACCCAGGTGATTCCACAACTTTAAACTGTCTTCGTCTTGCCACCTGTAGGCGCCAATCCGCTTTTGATAACGGGCTTTTTCATTACCGGTAGTCATATACCAAAGATCATTAATTACATCCGAGCCGGAAGATAAAGTTGGGCCGAATACGACAGCCTTTATATCAAGCATGTCTTTGTAGTTGCCGAGTCCTAATCCGGGCCATGGCAAAAACTGATCATTCTCTGTCTTAAACGCGAGGAGTTGATAGAGCGCATGATTTGACACCCAGCCTCCAAAGGAGAACGGCCTGCCCTTATCGTCGATTGTTATACCCGGGATCTGAAGAGCATCTGACTTAGCTTTTAGCTTCTTGAAACGGTCCTTGTCCTCCGGGTCAAAACCAAAAAGGTATGGGATCAGTAATGAGTAGATAAGCATCAGCGTACCAAGTTCCGTCATGACACGCATAAATGCAGCTTTTTCTTCAGCCTTCATATACGGCAGATTCTTGCCTCCGTTGCGAATGCTATCCCACAGCAGGTTGGCAAATGTAATGTACCAGCCCTGTTTTGTATTGCTCAGCGAGTAATCATACCGGTTCACCGCGAACCTGTTCACCAGCATGCTGGTCAGAAAGCGGCGAAAAAAGCTGATATACCTAAAGGCTAAATAGCGGTCTGCCTCCGGCCTGAATTCCCGAGACATAGCACCGTTCAAGTTGTCAGATACCCTCTGAAACTCCAGGCGCTTCTCAATGAATTTCTTACCAACGACCTGGTTACCATCCTTATCATAGGTAATGCCCCATTCGGCAGGTACTGATGCTTTTGTCTGGATCTTACCATCCTTATTGATCTCCCAGGCATCCTTATACATGATGTTTGATCCATCGGACAAGAGAATACGTTGGGTGCGTAGCATACCGTATAATACCTGGATATTGGATTGCAGCTGCGTGGTGCGGCGGAAATCATTCATGCGACCCAGTATTCCCCAGGTATAATCTTTTTGCACCGTCCTGGTGAGAGATTCGCCGTAACTATGGGCAAAACGGTCCCGCTCAGGGTCGAATATTTCCACCATCTGGAAGCCTAGTGATTTAGGCTCTGACTTGTAGATCTCTGTCATTATCTCAAATGTCACCTGGGAGGCATCATACTCGGCAGCGATAAAGTCCTTCCAGCGCATATGCTTGCCTGCAGAGGATTCGATCATCCCCTGAAACTTGGCCGACACAGCATTCTTAATCGCAGACGGAATATTAAGATTCAAGAAAGCGCCGGAAGCTGATTTGAACAGCAAGTTAGAGAAGTTCTGAATAGCCGGATTATCCGAGCCCCAGCCCTTATTCTCCACACCCTCCAGCATCCGTTCCACCAGGTTGTTCACGGCCTTGGCCCTCATGTACTGGTCTTTCCTGCGGTTAGGATTAACGATCGTGTTATTCTTGAGCATGCGCTGGTAAAGCGGGGAATTGCGTTCATTGTTGAGTACCTGCTGGGTAGCACGGGCAACCGGGCTGATCTTGTGTAAAGTTCTGCTGCGCTCAGCTGAGTATGAATACCTAAGCATCGTATAGATCGCATCCGTTGACACCTCATCGACAGGTATATCACTCAAGCCGGATATAGGAATACCTGAAGTATCGTCATCAAACATATCGACCGTGATCAGCTGCTTTGTGTCCTCGAAATTAAATCCATGATCCCAGGAATCCCTAGCTTTCTGCCAGAAGGTCTTGGCCTTGTAGATCAGACGCTTCAGCAAGTTTCCTGATTGTAGCTTTTCGACCCCCCTTTTTTCGTACCGTGGCATATCCATCCAGAGCTTCTGACGGTCGGGTAAACCTACCTGATTTTCCACATGCAGCTGCTTCATTTTCTCAAGTAACTTAAAGGTGGACGGATCAGACTGCTTTAGCCTTTCGTAGTCCTTATTGATGTAGCGGTCATCCGGTGCGCCTTGGGCTGCGGTGCGAGGTAACCAACGGCCCCGGTTATCGGCATTAACCCCAACCTCCTGCTTTACCCGGTAGGAGTCCTTGAGTAGCTTCTTGTAGTAACGCATGGAAGGAACCGCCTTGATGGGTACCGCATTACCATTTAAGTCTTTTACCGAGGAGTGCTCATAATGCTTATCCTGCAGGGGACGGATCACACTCCAGGCAGCCGTCCGGCGCCAGGTAGTATAATCCTCCGCTGTTTCATAGGAGAAGCTGTTTTTAGATGTGTGATTGCGTATGAACCAATCCTCAAAATCAGGACTAGCTCTCATTAATTGCTGAATATCAATATCGTTAATAACCGTAAGATCCTCTGCTTCCAATTCGTATTTGTTGAATATACTGTAGACAACCGTAGGGTCCATAGCTGCCAGCAGATCGTTGAATGTATCCACATAGGCGTCAGTCGGCAGTTTATACTGGAGCTCGTCCAGCTCGTTGAATAGTGAGAATAGCTCCGCCCGTTCCACACTATCCAGCCCCATCGATCGCTGTTTATCAAATAACCTGGAAAGTCGTAGTTGTTCGTCGTTAGTTAGACCTGAACGGGCATTCTTAGCTAGTAACGTATGCATCTCATCGGATTCCTGTTTAGTGAGCCCTGAGAGGTTATTTAGCTGTTCCCGGGCTGCTGATAGCCGTTCCTCGGCATCGTGGATACGTTGCTGCTTTTCCGGAGTCATTTCGGTGCCCTGGGGTTGGCCTGATTCATCCCGGCTGGCCTTTAGTAGATCCTGGATCAACTTGGAATCTTCCTCTACCTTTTCTGTTAATTTGCCCTGGTTAGGAATACGTTTCATGAGCTCCGCGATATCCTCATAGATCTCTTTACGCTCCTGCCAGAACTCATCTGTTACCTTGATACGCGTGTTCTTATCCAGCCAGCGATCCATTAATTCCTGGAAGCGGGGGTCTCCTGCTTTTTTACCTTCGTCGAGCAGTTTCTGTTCATAAGCCGAATAGGCAGCCTGGAAAGCCCCAGGAATTTCCAGGGATTCATACATATCGCGGCTGGCCTCCTGGTATTGCTGGATGCGCTCCGCGATATCGAATTCACGGCCAATTTTTGGCTGGCCCACAGCGTCGTATAAAGAGGACAACTGTCTTAGTTCCCGCTGGATGGCCTCAGCTTGCTCTATTGCTTCCAACACATCTTCCGAAGATGCTGCAGCTATCTGACCGCTGACCTGGTTAAGCCGGTCGTATACGTCATTCATGGCCATACGGGCCTCTTTGCCTATCTCGTCCTTTTTGAAAAGATCCTGGGCTTTATAAAACTCTTCTGTGAATTCAGTGTGAAAGTATTTACGCCTATGCTGCTCCCATTCGGACTGGGTATCGGCCAGGGTTTGTTTATCCTGTAATGATCCTGTCTCGTGGTATTTTAGGGATGCCTGCCGGATCTTGCTTAAGTATTGAGCACGAGCCAGATCAGCCCCCTGGAATTGGTTTAGGAATCTCCAGACCTTTTTCTCAGTCAATTCGCCGGTATTCTCATCCACCACACCAACAGTCTCGATAAAACCTAGGCGTTCCCCGGATTCAGCTGGCTTATTCATATTGATATCAGCGTCGTCCAGCAAGGGCTTAAGCTGGATGGCCATTTCATTGTATCGTGCCTGGGCCTTTACTTCCATTTTGGAATACTCCTGCAACATATAAGTAGCCAATCCCCCCACTACAGGATCAGGGTTATAGGCATAGCTTTCCAGGAATGCACCAGCCATATTCACATCCTTTAGTTTACCCTGTAATGCCTGGGATAGTTTCTCAGGTGTAAGCTTTTCCTCAGCATATTCCTTCTCAGCCTCCGCTATGACTTTGGCTGAGGCCTTCTTGGCTTTCAGCTCATTGATCCGGGATTGCCATTTCTGATCGATATTTTCGGCAGTGCCTTTGATGGTGCTCCAGAGAGCCTTATGTGTAGCTTTCTCGTAAAATTTATCGAGCAAACTCTCGGTACGACGGATATTATCATTTATGGAGCTTATTGCCTTGATATTTTTTACACCATTGGCTTCCAGCGTCTCATAAGCCTGATTAACAAAACCTCCCCAATAATTCATTACCTTCTGGAAATATAAAGCCTTCTGCACATTATCAGGATCATTAATATCCTTCAATATGTTCTGCATTGCCTCGTGGATCTGTTGTGTCATATTATCAACAGTTCCCAGGCTATTAACAGCAGCCACTACACGTTGACGTGTCAGCTCCACTTCATCCTCTAAATCCTTAGTATGTTCAAGCAAAAGTGTCTGGTAGGAAGATAGGTTGGATTTTATTGTTTCCAAGGCCCCGGTTTTTAGGCGATTTTTGAGTATATCTGCCAGTTCTCCGAGGTCGGGCCGATGAGATACATTATAAAGGCCCTTGGCTGCTTTTTTATAGAAATCATTAACTAGGTCTTCTATTTCCTTCGCATTCGCGTTCTGGGCTACAAATCCTCTTAAAGAACGATCGTAATCTTCCTTGTATGTGACCATTTCCTTGTCGCTCATTATCTCTGGATCCAGTTGGAATACTCCCCCTTCTTTTAATATATCACTTAGCTGCTCTAAGGTAGTGGACGGATTTATAGTCTCAGCTTTGATACCTGAGCCAAATACTTTCCTTAATACTTTACGGATCGCATACAGCAGGTTATCGATAAATTTCCTAAAGGCGTCAGTAGATTCAAGGCCTTGATTGTTTAGATCCTGGATGGCCGTTAGGCCCCTTACAAGCGCTTCTTCCTTGAAGAGGTCAGAGCTTTCATCCAGGTTCGGGTAGAGTTGCCTCATGTCTTCCAGAATCTTAGCGCCTTCCTGGGTGGTAGTTAGTTTGGCGTACAGATTATCAAATAATTCACGGTTCTGTTTTGAGATAGCCCGTAGCAGGGGGTGTACAAATTCGTGTAGTACGTCATCAGGTGTTATGGCGCTGCCGACAAAATAGACCGAATCCTTGTAGAAGAAGGCGCTCTGTCCATTCCAGGGATTTGGACTGCCTTTAGTAATATCTGCAGCCTCTTCGGGCGTGATTGTCTGGTAGTCTACTCCCAGCTGTGTCTTTAAAGCATCCGCATATTTACGGATCATTTCCTGGGAGTAATTCTTCCTTGTATCTTCTGCAGATAGATAGGTATCTGATCTGCCCAGGTTTTTGAAAGCTATAAATTCTGTTGCGTGTTTGGGATCTATTAATACCTCATTCCAGTCGTTACCATGCTCATCTGTGGTTTTTGTGGGTTTGAAGCCTTGTTTTTTCAGGATATTGGTTATGGTTTCGTCGTAGAATTTATAAATAGGCCTTAAAGCAGCAAATCCTTCAGTTTCTGCTCTCTTTAATTCTAGTTTAATTTGGTTTATTTCATTAAGTACATTTTTTTTCTCTTGTTGTAAAACTAATTGAGCTTCTTCCTTTGTAGGTTTTATAGCTATAAGCTCATCTGTATAACCTAATCTATAAACTCTCCATTCTTTAATGAAATTTCCATTTTCATCTAGTGCGGGTTCATCTGCTAAGAATCCTTCTTTTGTACCTTCTTTTATATCAAATACTACATTATTTAAATTATTAAGTCGATCTTCTTTATGTCTTCTAAATTCTTCTAATGTGGTATGTCCTTCAATTTTACTAATAGTGTCTCCCAATGGAAATAGAACCTTCTCATAACCCTTCTTAGCAGAATCTTGCATAATAGATTTAATAAAGAATGATACCCAGTTATTGTCTTTGTTTAGAAGTTGAAGAAAATTATTTTTCTCATGATTAATTTCTGGACCTAATCCTTTCCTTTCATTTGTTAAAAAATCAATATTTCTACCTTTCTGAAATAGATCAGATTGTACTTCAAGTATTCTACGACTCTTAGAATTAGATATTAATTCATTTTTTCCTACAAATCTATTCTCATCAGGATAGTGAGCTTGTTCATCACTTCTAAACCATCCCATGCCCTCAGAAGTAGAAAATCCGGCATGCCCCTGAATACTCGGAGTAATTCCGGGAATCTTAATTTCATTCTCAGTGTAGTTAATTCCCCCAAGCACCGTCATGTTAGCATAGTTGTCACTATTCACCTCTATAGAGCTTATGTTGAATTCTTCTCTGGCCTGTGCTATTGCATCATCTAATTTCATACCCCCCTCTCCTAGCTCTTCCACTCGCTTTTGATAGCTAATCATTACTCCAAGTCCATGGGCCTCGGGACCTGGCAGGCTTTTTTTGACTGTATTTATCTCAATAGTATAACTATAGTCAGCTAGTAAGCTGGTAAGCAAGTTCTCCCTATTGTATGGATTTTCCACCTGCAGGCTTTTGAGGATTTCCACTTGTTCTTTGGGAATTTGCAGATCCTGATTAAGCTTGTTCCAGAACACATCATCCCGCCACTGGTTCTTGTCTGCTTTTTTGAACCAGTCTATTGCCTGCTGGGAGGCTAATATAAATGAAGCCTTCAGCCCGTATTTAATAGCTTTTTCGTTTTTATATGCAACAAACTCCGGACTTATACTGGTAGGCGAAGGTAGGCGATTAGCATCATAATTAGCTGCTTGTTGACGTTCCTGCTTGGCAGCTGTGTCCAGCCTACCTTTCTCCTGCCATACCTTCCAGGTAAAATTATCTGACTGGCCTACCTGCTTCCTTTCAAAGCGCAGCACCTTATTGATATCTTTCCTGGCGTACTCGTTGTTTTTTATCCCGATCTGCTTCATGATGATCTGCGCCTGGGCATCGGATATCTGGGATTTAGGGACAGCGCGGCCTAGTTCTTTGAAGAATTGTGCTTTAGTAATTGGTATAATCCTGGAAGCTAAATCAGAACTAGTAATAACCACAGGGCCTATCAGACCGTAAAATTCATCAGGCGTAGGAAAACGGTCAGTTATCCCCTTATGAGTTTGCCATACACCTATCTTGGCAGCTACAATGGCAGGATGCAAATCAAACTGATCTGCCAGTTTAATTACCTCGAAGTGGTTTATATTTATACAATTCATTTTAAAAATCTCAACTTGTACTCAACACCATAAATAAACTCAAGGATATTATCAATCAGTTGCTGAATATATCCTTCTGTTTGGGTGGATCTATATTCCTTTATAGCAATGCATTGTTTACGTAAATATCCCACCATGTCAATGCCTTCCTGTATCGGTATACTTTTATAGCCTTTGATTATGTCATACTGGCCTTGATATGCTTCACAAAAAGCATCTCGAAGTTCTGGCATACCTTTATATAGCTCATCGAGAGCTGCATGCTGAGCAAATGAAGTTGTTTGGAGGTGCGCAATATGCCCCATTACTTCTATTTCGAATAATGCGCTTACGAATTCACTGGTGCTTTTCATGTTATAAACAGTCTATTAGTTGTTTAGTTTCTTCCTCGGAAAGAGAGTCGAATTGTTCTTTGGTTAGGTCCGGATATTTTTGAAGAATGGCAGTGTGGTGCCTTTCCCATAAGTCAACCTCATTGTCGGCTGAATCTGAATATTCCAATTCGGGTAATTCCAACTGTTGATCTTCCGTGCCCAATTTTTCCCTATCTATCCTATCATTTATCATATAATCCTTGAACCGGTTACGGTCCGAAATATCTGAATTAACGACCAGGAACTTACCGGCAAATTCCGCCAGGTATTTAGCGTCAATAGTTTTACCCAACCTTTGCACATCCTCCCCTATCAACCTCTGGATCCTTTGTACCGGGATCACCCGGGCAAATGAGAAAGGATTACGGGTATTAGGCCCTGATTGCATATACAAGTATAGTGGTAATTTTTTAAAGAATGTGGCAATATAATCCGCATCTTTCTGATCAATGCCTGAAATTTTCAACAATTCATTAGAATTAGCCAACTGCTTGAGGTTCTGGTGGAATCTATCTACCTCGGCTGAAGATAACTTGGTTGTTGATAGCATTAAGTTAGTTAGTCCAGACGAAGTAGACTGCTTAATATTACCCAGTATAGAAAACTGGGTCTTCAACTGAGGGTATTTAAACAACAACGCTTCATATTTAGCAGCCACATTCCTTGGCGCTTTAAGTAATTGATAGGGACTGAATATATCAAACAAGGCCTGCTCATTCAGCCATTCCTTATAACTCTTCTCACGCATCCGGATATCAAAATCCACATCGGTTTCGTCAGATAACCTAATATTATCAGTGGCCTTATTCTGCGACAGGATATCCTGGTAATCGAAATTATCAATTATCGAATCCATCGGATACATGCCTTTGAGTTCATCCCGTTTATCAACAAAGTAAGCACGTTCATTATCGCTGGAGAATTCAACGCCCTCAGCATCCTCTACTGAAGCAATAGCCTTGTCATAACCTCGTAACTTTTGTTGGAAGATATAATAGATCAGGTCGCTCTTGAAAACCCGGGCGGTCTGCACCGGATCCCCACCAAATAGCCCTTTAGCTTCGCTATCCTGCATAAAGTTAAAGAGAAACTTATTCAGCTCTGGATTGTTAAGCAGTGTCATCAATCTTCCGAAGACATCCGTTACGAATTTGTGCACGTAGAATGGCCCTATTGCTGAGTTATTAAGGATTGATTTAACGTATTTGTCAGAAATTAACGTGTTTTGCTCGGCATCCTCTATTTCCTGGGTCTTAGCTGCGAATTCAAACACAGTCTGTGCTTTGTTAGTGTCTACATTAAAGGCCCGCTGCAATTTATCCAATCCTGCCACTATATTCTCAATTTCCAGGAAATGTAGGAATACAGCCAGGTCCGGATTACGGACAACAGCTTTCTTAATAGGCTTATCAAAGTCTTTAACTCCTTCAGGATCCTGCCTGTATTCGTCCAGTGCAGCATTCAGCGCCTGTGATAGCGGTAACTTACCTCCCTTATCCGGATGGGTAAGCAACGTGAACTTACGGTGCAGGAATTTAACCTCTTCGGGGGATCCGGCATTTTGGAATAATCCCAGAACCCGCCGTTTGAATTCCTCGGGATCAATGTCGTTTTTGATATCGTCCTGGAGCGCACGAGCACCTCCAAAGCTCCTAAGAGGCTCGGCAGCTTTAGTTTCACCAGAAGCAACCTGATTACCCATTAAGTCAGTAATATCGGTAATGCCTTCGGTGTAGATCAACGCCAGCTCTGCCAGATCACCCGGCTTTGGCTTAATGATTCCGAATCTGCGCAGTATATTACGCTGGGCTGGGCGTCGATAATTCCTGTAATTGCCCGCAGCTCCAAATATTCCACCTACAGGGCTTTTTTGCAGTCGTTGCTGTTTAACATATTCCTGGATGATCGGGTGCCTGAGAAAGGTTACGGCCTTTTTCAGGGGGACTCCGGATCTAACCAGAAACAGCAAAACCGGGGCTAGTTCCTTATTGCCCTGTATATAGCTGATCCAGTCATCCTTCTCCACATCAACCCAGCCATTGATCAGCTGGCTGACCACCTCCGATATGGAGTTGCCATCAGTGTCTTTAAGTCCGGAAAGCGATATACCTCCAGGTGTGGAATTGTGAGGCATAAGTATGGTAGCACGACCTGCATCAAAGCTTGGTGCCAATTCCAGGCCGATCGCTTGCGACACGGCATTGAATGTATTATTAATAGCACCAATCCCAAGGGCATCCTTACCCACAGAGTTAGCTTGCTGCACCTCGATACTACGCAAGGGCTCATACATTCGGGTGCCCTGGTTATTATGCTTCTGATCCCCGCGTATTCCCTCAGCGATGGGCTTGGCTATATCCACGTCATTAGGTCGTACCAGGTTTTCAAAATTGTCAGGCCTTTCCATCATGGCCCGCATGGTCTGGATAATGTTATTCTCCAGCACGGGACTGCCATTCAGTTCCGAATAATACTCATCAAAAGGCTTTTTGCCCTGATCGCGCAATATGTCACGGATCTCATCATCAGTATAATCCAGATCCCAGTTAGCCCCAAATATATCGCCTAATAACTTATCGGCGGCAGCATCTTTCTTCCACTGTAATTTACCCTGGCTATTGATTAATTCGTCCTTCTGGATAGCTGTTTTTATAATCTCATCATGCAGCTGCTTGGCTTTTTTCTTAGAAATAGCTGAGGCGTATGTAGGCTCACCATCTACCATACGGATATGAGGCATAAGCATCGGCAGTTTGTCATAATCAAAGTCACCTCCGGTCTTGGCTGTGATCTCTGGCGGGGCCAGCAGTATATTACCTACATATTCAGGCAAAAACTCATAAACCTCTACAAAATCGGTGGAGTTAGGTCCCTGGGTGGGGACACGGGCACCCACCATCGTTACCATCTGCCGGTGATTATTCTCATCCAGCCATGCCTCATCCTTGAGCAATATATTCAAGGCATCAAGCCGGGACATTTTCTGGCTTTTTGATTTCTCAATAACGGAAGGGAGTTGCATGAGTTGTTTAAAGTCTCCCTGGATCGCTATCTTGATCTTGGCTGCGGTTATCTTGCCGTTACGGATATGATAGGTAGGCAGATCGTTAGTGCCATACCTGGCTACCTGTTCGGCAGTGGGTTTATCGAACTTACGAGGCTCTGAATAAGCGAAGGCTTTATTTTCGAAAAGAGTGGAGGGAACAAGCACAAATTGTTCACCCTTAACCTTTGGCGTTACCAGGCGCTTATTGGCCAGTGCCACTATGGTCTTCTCAATTATCTCAGCAGAAGGTGACACATCCAACGGATTTTTTATGGTGTCCCGGCGGATGGTTTGGATATAGTTCCATTCATGCTCCCCCACATCGGAACGTTGCAGCTCATCAGATATCAAAGCCAATAACTTATCCAGCTTAATATCCTTGGTTGATCCCCCATCCTTAACTCCCAATTCGTAAAGCAATTCCTGCTTTTTATAAGCCACAAACTTATCCATGGCGCCTATATAGGCACGGTAATTTTTATAGTTGTCTGAAGCCTTAAGCTTCTGCTCTTCCGTCAGACTATTCCAATCCGATCCTTTATAATCCACTGGTATCCCCTGATCGAACATGCCAACAGATACCAATTTACGCAGCTGGGAGATCAGCGTTACCTTTCCCTTATATTTAGGTGAGGCTTTCACCTGGTACTTTAAAAAGTCAGTATGGATTAAATTAGGCACAAACGGCTTGTCTGATAAAGTACGGGTTTGCACATCGCTATATAACTGCTGGGGCCCTGGCCACTCGGATATAGTAGATATCTTGGAGCCGGATACATAGGTGAGGTAATCGATACCCTCCGACATCATCTTATGATGTAGCGCGTCCATATTTTCGGAAAGTCCAGGTATAATGGGCATCATGGCGAACTTGTGCAGTGCAGTCATCGGCACCGGCTGGCCCAGGAGCGGGCCAGCATACCCCATCTTGAATACCGGTGGGAACTGCCCCTTATAGGCAGGCTTATCTCCCCGGACAAAAGACTGGAAAAGCCCTTCCTGCTCATCGGACCATTCACCCAGGCCTTTTGCCAGGATCCTATAGGTATCAAAAGCCACTAAACAAGAAGCGTCCGTCTCATTGACCTTAGAGTACGCTTTAGCAGTAGAATCGGCACTAGTGGCTTTAGTATATTGATCAAGATAGGCCGATACCGACTTTACATCGTCCACGACGGCAGTCCTGAAGATGCTATTAAATGGCTCCGGTTTTAGACCTTGTGAAGTTGCCAGGGGTTTGCCAACCTTGTTATTTATGTAGTTCACGAAAGTTTGATCAGAGGGCATTACATCCCCTGGGGAAGCCATCGAGGCATTACGCTTGAAGAAATCACTGTACTGGGCAACATCCCCATAGATAACTATCATCTCCTCAAAGTGGTGGATCCAGTTATTGGCAACAAAGGAAGATATAACTGCGGCCCTGGCTTGTTCTGGCGTTATAGTTTTACCGTCGAGGGTTGCCAGTCCCTGCAGCTGATTGATCAGCGTGGGACTTATAAAGCTGCCACCAAGCTCTGCGCTGCGGTTATTAACCTGCTGTACCAGACCAGAGAAGTATTCCACAATTTCCCTGGTTATAATGTCTTCCAGTTTGGGATTTATTTTACCTTCCAGTAGTGCCTGTTTTGTTTGATCGCTTAGAACCCCTGCAAAGGAATGGAACTGTGTTGCCCTTTCCAGGTACTTAAAATCCGTCTGTTTTAATTCTCCGGAATCCAGAAGCTTCTTAACGTAATTGATCCGGTCCAGTTCACCTGACAGGTAGTTGCGCAGGATTTCCACGTATTTGAATACGCCCGACACATAACCGTTGGATTCTGGAATGAATGATTCGGTATCAATATAAAGCCGTGGATTCTTTGCACCAGTCTTATAATTACTCAGCGTTACAGAAAAAGATGCACTCTTGCCCGCATGTCGGGTAAGCTCGGGCGTAAATCCCATGACCTGCTGGTGAATATCAGAGATCAGGCGTGTCAGCTCGTCAGAGCCTGCCTGTGATAGGCCTTGTGTAAATCTGCCATTGATTGAAGGGATGGTCCCTGATAAGTTATCAACCTGCATGGTATTACCCGGATACCTCGGGCCATCAGGCCTGTTCCTATCATATAGAGCATTGATCCAAATTGATCTATCGGTGTAATAATTATAGGGTCGTCCCGGTTGATCCGGTGTGGGACTAAAGTGAGCTGTCTGCGGCTGGCTTAATAAGTTATTAAAGTTACCGGTACGATTAAATAGCGACACGATCTGTGTGATGGAACTTTGCTGATTATACTCGGATTGCTGCTCCCCTTCAGCATTCGCTACCATGAAATCCGAATACCTGCCGCTGTATTGACTCTCAAGCTGCAGTATCTTACCATAGTTTCCTTTAGGCCCTACCTGGCCGGTAACTCCCATCTCGGAGTTGTGTCGTGTAAATTGGCCTATACCCCGGATTATAAAGTTTCGCTCCTGTAGGTTACGGATATTATCGTAAATACCACTCAACCGGATGTTTCCGGATTTTACTTCTTTTTCCAGCTGACTTTTGATCACTGGCAGATTGCTCAACGACATTCCTATATCCTGAAGGAACTCAAAAGGGTTGGCGTTTACTTCCTGTATGGTTTGGTATTTATCCAATAATGACTTTGCATCCAGGTAATTCCCGTGGATATCGTTACGCATGAATGGGCCTCCTGATTTGAAAAACTCATTCTTCCAGGTACGGTCTATTTTCTTGATCTCGGATATCGCGTTACCTATCCGGATATCATAGTTCGACTCACCGGTATTGTCATCGCGCTGCTCAGCAATCTCTGTCTGACGGAGCAGGATCCGGTATTTATTGGCACTGTGGTAGAATTTAAGCCACAATCCAGACTCCTTATCGGTCTGACCCTCATACGATAGCGGTCCCAGCTTTCTCAACAGCTGGTCAATCGGCGGGTAGTTGATGCGTTCAGATTTGAGCCTTTGGTACATGTCCTCAAGACCTGTGCTGTTCTGAACGGTCTGCATGATATATGCCCAAGATTGCCTAAAATCCACCAGCGTGGGAAAGCCCAGCGCATTAGGCTGCACCTGCCGGTTAACATCTGGCTGATATAAGCTGCTGACAATGGCTTTGATCTCCTCGGATACCAGGTCGTAAATAATGGTATCATTAGACTTATTTTCAAAGAAATTTTTACCTGCCATCTCCCGGGCCTCATGCTCCACATCATCAGATACCTCTGACTGGAATTGTGAGACAGCGTCCTTAATACGACTACTGATCAACTGTGATCGCTGCAGATGATACCCAATAACGCCTTTATCTTTAAGGGAGAGTTCCGGGTGGGTCGCATCCCCAAAGTTATCGACAGCATATTGCAGCGTCTGCAGCGTCTTCTGTAAATCAGCACTTGGATTAACTTTAAACTGCTCCTGTACATCTGATAGCCTCTCTTCGAACTTTAGCTGGGCGTACCGATACAAACTGGCAACACCTTTCAGCTTAGACAATATCACCGCAGTGTAGGAAGATGTATATTGGGCCTGCAGGTTTTCCAACTCTTCTTTTTCTTCCGGTGTCAGATTTGGCTTCTGCTCAAGATCTCGTTTACGGTTACCTGCCTGTAGATTGGCCGCATTCATCTCATCCAAGGCTTCGGAGAACAACGCATCCACACTGTCTGATATTAAGTCGGAGGTTTCAAAGCTCAGCTCTATTCCGCCCTTTACCGGCTGCATGGCTTTATTGAGCGTATTGAATTCAGCATTTTCAGCTGAGAAGCTATAGGTGGCCAAATCCCCTACTCGCAATCTCTGGTAAAGTTCAGCAACTTTTTGGTTAACCCGCTCGTCTATCACGGATTCGCGAACCGTTGCCGATCCGAATAATTCTTTTAAAAAGTTCAGGATGCGGCGGAATAAAGTATTCCGTTTTGGTGCCTTATCCATCACTAACTTTCCACCGGATAACATATAAGCCCTGAAATCCTCTGCCAGATATTCCTCCAACTGCTTATTAGTAGCGTCGGAGAATTTAACGGTATTGCCCTGGAAGTCAATGAATGTTCCGGACTTAGTTCTCACCTCACGATATAAGCCCTCCCTATCTTCCCGAGGTAATAGTCCCTGAGTGAACCCGTGCCATGCCTCATGGTATAAATCTGACGCATCGGCGCCCTTGTATAATTTTACACAGTTAATGGCCCAATTGGCAATTACATTCGAATCTTCCGCGTTGACTTTTTCGAACATTGCCTGGAATGGAAAATGTTTTGAGAGTGGGCTTTGACTGTACCATTTCTCAGCCTCTTCGATCTGCGCCTCCATGGCCTTGATGCTCCCTTGGCCTGCGATCTTGTTCCATTTGTCCGGATTTTGTCCCTTAAGGGATGCCAGGTAATCCTTGGCAGACATTTTTGGTTTATCATATTCAGGCCTGATAAAACCGTTTTCATCAAACAGTGTGGGTTGTGACACCTCAACCTTAGGTTTATCAATAATATCCACATTAGCGGCTGGGCTGATGGTGAATTCCAGATTAGAACCAGCGCTCTGCAACCCTCCTTGGGAATCTACAGCATATGGTACAGTAAAATTATCTTGGATAAAACCAAAATACTTCCTGGTGGTTGTCGTTAAGGTGTTGCCGTTAATCTCGAAATCCTCATAAGAGTTACTATTAAACAGTGTCTTATTAATGCTTAACTTGATAGTATCTATCCTGTAATATTTTACACTTCCGTCAGGTTGAGGAAACTCATACACATCATCGAACTGAGCAGTTTCCAGGTTTGTCACTTTGTTGCTACGCCCCCCATACATCGCCTGGGCCTTAGCCGGTGTTAATTCCTCCGCAGGAATACGGCGGGTAAACATGGTACGCAATGCCTGACCCATCTCCTCCTTGCTGGCGTAACTCTGTGGTTGGCCCATCCGGTAGACCACAAGTTCACCACCAACAACCCGTATGTCAAGCGCTTTTGGATCAGTATATAAAAACTGACGGAGTAACTTAAGCTTATTCTCTGGTGTAACTGCAAACGTCTGGCCTCCCCTGGTGAATGTAAGGTCAGTAGTGATAAGAGATACTAGTTTATTCACCATCTCGGGGGTAAACTCTTTCCGGTTAACAGATACAGACATCTCAGTGCCTGGAAGATCGAAATAGTAGACGTTGGGCCTTTGGTTCCTGGCCGGGATGCCCCGGTAAAAATTAATAGGCGCTACGATCTTGAGGGCTGATACTGGTGAGGCTCCCTTCTTTATCGGAGGTACGTAGCGGATTTGGCCTCCTTTTATATCAACCTGCAGGGATTTCCCTGTCTGGTGGATATACTTGCGGGCGTCGGCCAATAGTTTTAATTTGCGGGTAGTGACGGCCAGTGCCTGCTCATACGTCATGCCTTGAGATTCCAGCTGTTTGAGCTGTCGCAGATCGGTTTCGAGCAAGGGCCTGCCTTCCACAGGATTGCGGAAGTTGTAGTGTATGAGCGATCCTTCGTCAGATTTTACCAAATCAGCTGTAAATCGGATAGGTTTTCCTTCCGGGTCCGTTACCAGCAGCACAATGCCTTTATTGGCATTTTCCAATTTGGTGGGATCAGCTTGTATTTCAGCCTGGGTATCCGGGTAAAAATCCTCCACTTTAAAGTCTTTGGTTAGCGACATGGTAAGCCTTACCGGTACACCGTTGATAATGCTTGAGCCGTCCGGCTGCACGTTTTTTATTATCTGTGTCTTAGCGTCAGCATAGATTTTCATGCCGGGCCGGATCTGGCCGGTATTGATATCAGTATCCATCACTAAGTCCGAGAGGATCAACGCGGGGTTAGCCTTAAACTCCGGGACTTTATCTACCGGGATTTCTTGCTGTGCTGGAGGATTGATTTGCGAATCCTTAATAATATTCTCCTTAACAACGTTGGCCTCTTGAGTCTGTGTATTGAAGCCGTTAACGTACTCTTGCACCTTATCGAAATTTTCAAAGGCAGCTTCCTTTCCGGAAACGACTGCGGCGGAAGAGGCAAGCTTGGAGAATACATCCCGGTTGATTCCCATCACGGCGCGGATGTTTGCAGGTAGCAGTCCAACATATGTCATTGCCAATACCGGATCACCGGTCTTGGTGCGGATCAAATCATGGAACTTTCTGGCATAATCGTCAAACTGAAAATCTTTGGCCTTGTTAAGGTCGATAGCTACTTTGCCGAAAAGCAGTCGCTGCTGTTGGGGAGTTAATGTACAATTCATACGCAACCTAGTGTTTCTTCGAACTCTTTCTCAAATTTCTCAGGATCAGCCAATGCCTCTTCCATTGTCTTCTCAAGCACCTGACGGCTACTATTAATGAAATTAGTCACCTGTTCACTACTCTGAGTTGCCAGTTCTTTTTCCTTATCTGTTGGCTGCGTATCCTGTGCTGCTTCGGATTGTATACCCAAAACAGTATCCTTTAAGTCTTTTTCTTCCACGGTTATCTTGAGGTTTTTATTAAGGAGATCAATGGTTAATTTTTTACCTGTATTTTGCGACACCATACCTTTGTCATGCTCTTTGTTAGTCAGCTGCACTACAGTACCTACTGGCAGATTAGACATACTGATAACATTGTGAAATTCCTGACGACGCGCTTCCAGGCCTTTGAGTATTTTATTAGCGGTTAAATTCATCCGCTTACGGGTCCTGCGGTCAAACAGCCTAAACATGGTCTCAAATTCAGCTTTAAGCGCGTCCAGTTCGTCCAGGTTCTTAACACCAGGAATGCGCTCCAATACATCCTCAGCCTGGACATCCTCCTTGGTTTTACCTTGTTCCTGTGCAACTTCTGGCTGCTCGACTTGTTCTTCAGTAACTACCTCTTCCTCCGGCTTGGTAACATTGAGATAATTATCTACAATGTCTTTAAATTTTTGATATCTCGGATCCCTGGCATCTATGGCTTGTTTGGCATTAATATCAAAAAAGCGCTCAGGCACAGCCTTGTCATTAATCAGCTTATCTACACTCTGCGGAGATAGTACAAATCCCCTATCATACAAAGTCTGTAAGATCGAATTGTCTTCAGTGGATTTCTGAGCTAATTCGATACCCTTCTTGATTATATCGCCTTTAGAATTATAAAGATCCGTAAATGCACTATTAAGTCTTTCATAATAATTTAAAAATCCTTGAGGATCAGCCAGCGTATTTACTGTTTCAGTTGTAATAACGTTCTCTATTCCCAACTCATGCAGATCCAGCAATTCATCAAATGATTTACGTAATTCCACATTAGACACGCTGGAAGATGGGTTGAGGGATTTAAGGTAGTTTGAGTATGATTTGAACAGTTTGTTTTGATCTGTCCGTTTCTGTTTGTCCAGAGATAGCGCCTTTTTTGCTTCCGGCGATAGTCCTTCCAGGTCCTGGTGCAGGTATAGACCTGTTAATGTGGTATTAAAATCCTCCAGGTGTTTTAAGGTATTTTTTTTGGCCTTAAGCTCCTCGCGGTTATTATTGTATTCCAGTACCTCGATCTCATCTTTTAGTAGACCTATTTCCTTTTGAAGCTGTATAGGGCTTGTCAGGGCATTAAAATAATTGGAAGGAATCTTATTGGTTCCGGCCTGGGCCAGCAGGCCGGAAGCGATGTTTTTGATCCTTGTTGCATTGTCCTCGACTTTGGCACTATCGAATATCGCCCTCGACTTGGCTTGTTCCCAGGCTGAATACCCTATGGCTTCCCGGGTATATTCCGGGGTATCCTTGTGGTACATTGTAGGACTGAAAGGGTTCTGTAGCCTGAGATTCCACTCCTCGTATTTTTGTTTGACAGTCTCGGCCCGGGAGATCAGCGAATCGACCTTTGAAAGAATCTCCTGCCCGTCCCGACCGAATGTTTCCTTTATGGCCTCTGGCGTCATGCTTCGGATATCGCGCAGTTTATCTAAGAACAGATCATAGGATCCGGTATCAAGAGCCAGTTTGGTATTGCTTGCCAAATTCTCAAATTCGTTATCCAACCACTTCTTCTTATCATTCTCATCAAGAGCTTCGTATTGGCCTTTTACCGCTTCAGCGCTGGTAGTGTAGTTGATATCGCGGGAGGAAAAGAATCTCAAAGGGTCTTTATAATACTCATTAAGAGTTGCAAGGGTCTTCTGTGTATAGTCATTCTTGGTCTTACGATAGCCTGCTATTTTTTCAATACCTGCACTTACTGGTGATACCAAGCCCCCCATGAAAAATCCGGAGGCAAACGTTTCAAATCCCTTGCCGCTGAGCTGATCCACGGTGTTCTTGGCTAAGGCATCCCACATGCTGTCATTTGTATATTCTCCCCTACCGTGGTCTAGTCCGCTCCTGGTCTTGGAGCCGTATAAATTGGCATAGTAATCCACAGCGGTACCTGCCGTGATGTCCTGCAACGACTCCTGCAACCCTTCCGAAAGGTTGCCCCTGAAGTATTTAACAGCGCCTATTCCCCAGTTTTTAGGCTTGAACGCTGCGCGGGTCCGATTCATAAAAGTGGCCTCAACAAGCTTGTCCCCCTGCCTCATGAACCGGGCTCCATTACGCAGCGTATATTCTGTTGGTTGGGCAAATGATTTCAGCAACGGATCAAACGTCAGCTTATTGGTGAGGAATATCACCGGAATGTTAGCAATCATGTTAGATGTGCCGGCATCCTTGGCATTCTCTTTTAACGTAGCATATTCCTGGTCATCCGGATAACGACCACCGTGCTCTTCACGGAACTTGGCCAGCATCCGCTCCTCGGCATCCCGCTGGGCTGCTGCTCCTTCCATACGGGCCTCCGATACGGTAAAATTGGCTGCCTGTATGTCTTGGTAAAGGGCGCCGGCTGTCTTATAGGAAGCCACGGCTGCATTCACACTGCCTGATTTGCTGGCCTGATATATATCCTTAGCGGCTTCAAACGTATTGGCCAGGGGCGTAATACTTTTAGCTGCATTCCAGAGCTTCTCTGCAGCTGAGTAATTATTGATTTCCTTCAGGGTGCCTAATGCCGCCTCGTATTTGCCCAGGTCTTTGGTGAACTTGCCTACTTGTAAAGCTCCCTGCGTACCCTTGAAGGCACTCCCTATTCCTGAGGTAAGATAATTTTCCAGCACCAGTTCACCTATCATACCTACAGTGTAGCCTGAATTACTCATAAGGTTAGAGGCAAAACCGCTCACACCTCCCCTGGTTGATGAACCTACGGCATTATAGTAATTCATCTCGTCGGCACTATCGTAATCCAGGCCCGTGAAATCTCCTGTAAGGGCTGCGCCGTAGGAACGGATCGGGGCTTTAAAGCCTGTAGCAGCCAGCTTACCTGCTGTCTTTATTGCCCGCCACATATCTCCCAGGCCTGAACTATTGTTGTTATACAACGATTCGTTATCTACCCATGGGTTGAACCCCAGTTTAGAAAAAGACGGATGAGAATAATAACGCTCAAAGTTCTTATTTTGGTCTGTGGTGCTACGGGGATCATAGCTGAAAGAGGCTGCACTTACATACGGACTGAATACCTGCTTAGATACCCGGTCAGGAATAGAAGAGACAGCAGCTTCCTGCTGCGCTATCAATTCATCGAGTTTTGGGTCCCGTGGCATTGTTCTGTTTTTTATAATTTGATACGTTCAGGTATTGCTGGTAAGCCTGGTTAAGGTTAGCTGTCGTTACCTTTACGTAATCTGAAAAACTGAGCTGATCATCCTGTCCAAGCTGACTGACATTGATCAACGGCTTGCTTTCTGTCCACCGCCATTGGGTGATCAGGTTACCGTTATCGTCTTGAACATAAGTAGGAGAATAGGTCTTCATGACAAATCCATTGCCTGCATTTTCTATTACTGCCTTTCCCTTGTAACCAAGATCAATGGTAGTGGAGGCGTTGGGCTGATTCATATACACAGAGGCCGGAGGACGTGTAAGCTTCTGCGCCAGGGGCACCACCGCCGGATTATCAGCGGACGTCACTACCCGCACAGTCCTATCTTCCAGTGTTACTTCATCGGATTTTTTCAAACCTTTGAACTTACGATAAGCATCCTCTGATATGGTAAAGTCAGTTGCAATTCTGGGCTCAACCATCTGGCCAGGCAATTGCACATTCTCACCATATACATTACGTTCTCCCGTCTGAATAGCGTAATCAATGCTGGAAGAAGAGGCTAAGGCGTCTGCATCAAACCATTGTGGTATGTTGTGTACCTGCATGTCTACCTTCACTCCCTTAGTGCCTATGTTGTCCCTGATCAGATCGAATAGTTCAGCCTTTTCTGGAGCCGTCTGGGGTGTAGCTGGTAGTTCCCGGTTGGTAGAGAATATAAATGCCAGGGTTTTGTTTTCCGGATTTTCCGAGAGGCTGTTCAGGGTTTTTTTGATCATCTGGTAATCCGGATGTAGGGGGGCAGATGCATCCCCAGACAGCGATACCGATGTTTTTGCGTTTTGAGCTCCGCCGGCTCCTGAAGCACCTACCGGATTGTTTATAGACGAAAGCTGGGTATTGATCTGCTTGCTAAAGCGGGCGTAATTCTCATCAAATGCTTTCGTGATTGCGGTTGTGTTAGGCGTATATCCTGTACTTATTTGCCTGGCTACTTCGCGGTCATAATAACGTTGGTAGGCTTCTGTGGGAGGCAATAACCTGCCGTTATCCACCATAGAGTACAATACGCCACCAGTCAGATCATTCGGCGATACACCTGCACGGACCCTGCGGAAAGCCTCATTTACCTGCTTGGTATTTATGTCTTGAAGTCCTTTTGCTGCCTGTATATCTAATTGCAGTTGGGCCATTGATGCATCATCCCATCCATCCTGGTAGATGCGAGATCCTGCATTGTTGTTACGAATATTCATGGCATTGCCTGCGGCATCTCCCACATTCGAGATATTATTAACCACATCCAGAGGCAATTCCCCATTCAGTAATTTATTATAATCAACCCCAGTACCCTTTAAGATAGCTACGGTGTCAAGGAGAATCTTAACTTTTTTAGCCTGCGCATCCTTACCATTCTCTACATCTGCCTGCCTGTAGGCCTTAACCATAGAGCCCAGCATATCTTTAAGAAAGGCATTGGCCCCCACTACAGACCTGTTAACAGCATCTGTTTCCAATTTTTTATTCTCAATGTAGGTATTCTCAAATGGATAGGAAGATGTATTGGGTGGTAGGGTTTGGGCAGCCTTGGCTTCTTCAGGAGAAAACAATCCTGCCTGTTTTAATTTCAGAATATCTTTCTTTTGTATGTTGTCAGGGTCCACACCTATTTTTACCAATTCCTGTGGGTCTATACCCTTTTGGGCTAAAAAATTACCGATTGATTGTGCATCATATCCTTTCGCTGTATTAGCCTGCATGTCTAGGTTATGCTTATACAATAGCGTCTCCAGTTCGTATTGGTGGTCCTGGGCTTTGAGCCTGGAGGCATTGGAGTAGGATAATTTGCTATTAAATGCGGCCAGAGAATAAGGATCAGCTTTTAGTTCCTGTTTTGCGGTCCCCATTGCGTACGTATAAGCAGCCCGGCCTAGATCCTCCTGCATAAACATACCAGCCATAATTTGTTGAGCTCTGGCCTTTAGTCCCTGAGCGTTGTCAATATTAGGAGCGGTGCGTATCAGATTCTGTTGCCGCTGGTGTACTGTCTCTGCATTCTTAGAGTGATCAATAAGGGCCATAAGCCGATCGTAATCATTTGTAGTTCCGTCACCTTCCGCTATCTTACCCTGCTTATCGGCCAGCTCAATAGCAGCTGTTTCAGTACTCAGCCTTTCCATCATCTGATCGTAAGCTGCCTTGGATCTGTTGGCAGAAATCACAGCCGGGGCAATAAAAGTATTCACATACTGGCTCTCAGCTGTATTCCGATCGACGCCGTGGGTTGCCATATACTGATCTATAAATTCATTCTGGTGTACATACGCCCGCGTCTGGTACATAGCCTGCACTGCAGAGTCGTTACCAAACATACCTAAAAGAAATTGAGGCAACACGCCTCCACCTTCTTTATCATACAGCAACGTACCGTTGGTATTGGTAACGATATAGCCGTCTTTAATGTAATCCATCGATACATTAAAACCAGCTTTTTTCATCGCCTCCATTGATTTCCCGAACACATCCTGGTCTGGCACATAGTCAGGTCCTCGCATACCCAGTGATTGCTCTGGGGAAGCTTCTTGGAATTCCCGGGCTCTGTAGCCCAGTGCCTTTAAACCGGCCTCTGAAAACTTACCCCCACACTTGTCCGGATCTGTGCAGTATCGGTATTGATCTGCATTCTTATAGGAATTTTGTAGCTTCTTGGTAAAGGCAATGTCATTGATAAGGTATTTATCCTTCAATATAGGTTCGAACAGCTTCTGGGCGGCAGATACATTCTGATCGATAGAAAGATCGGTGGTGGCTATTCGCTTCCGCTCTGAGTCGATAGTCTTAAAGTAGTCCTCTCGCCTTTGGATATTATCCTCCCGGGTAAGAGGGGAATTAAATGTGCTGGTGTATAGTGAGTTGATCCTCTGCAGTCCTTGGTTATATTGCTGTTGCTTTACACCCAAGATATTACTGTAATAATTAAAATCAGGCTGGAACGGTTGAAACTGTGTGACCGTATCGCCTATGCCGAGATAATCCGCCATTTTTGGAATTGTGTGAGTATTTTACAAAACTAATTAAATAGTATTTCAGTACCAATTCCTATACAACTTTACTTTTTTAGTAAAGTACTAAAGTTTTACACCCATATTGGCCAGATAAGCTTTCATAAGCATAGCTGCATGTTCCGGATTCTTCTGCAGGTTAGGGTTCTTCATCAGTTCGTTATAATAATCCTGGGCATTCTCATTAACATCAGGAACGGTGCCCATCTCTCCCGGCACTCCAGTGAAATGAACATAGCCTGTACGGGAATCCACGTTATACTGCTTGTTGATGGAGTTGAGCCCCTGGGTTTGACCTCTGTTAGTCCATGCTTGATTAAAAGCATCCCGAATGTTCCTGCGGGCCATTGCACGGGAATTGTCAAAAGTCTGGTTAGCCCTCACTGTGTTGTCGTACAGGTTAGTCGCCTGGGCAGCCCGAGTGCGGCTGGCCTCATTAAGAATAGCGCTGTTCTGCGCCTGGGTCTGGTTGGCTACCCCCACATTGAGATTGTTGTAGCGGCCCATGATATCAGCCGCATTGCTCAATGCCTGTCCAGACACCTGAGAAGCGCGGGAACTTAACGATTGGGGATCTGCAAAGGCTCCCAGAACCGACATAGTGGCATTAGACTGTTCATTATTACTTGCCAGCTCCCGGGTAGGGTCATAATAAGTAGGAGTATTGGTGAAGGTTTCAAATCCTGCCTGCCAGGGAAGATACTTATTAATGTGGGAATAATCACTGGCAGCACCGGCCAGGTTAACTATGTCCTGGGTCCAGAATGGGGTATCTGAAGGCGCAGTAGCCGGGGCTCCCCTTTGCGGGATCTGAATCACAGGAGCAGCTGCGGGGGATGTTTGGTTCTGCGGGGTTACTTCAACCTCATCCAGTTGCACCTCCATAGGATCTCTAAAACCCATAGCGTAGGCAGTATGCGCTCCCCACTGACTATCAATATCATTCACAGTCTTATTTTTGCCTTGTGGTACAAAATACGGTGTATATCCGCGCTTAATAGATTCATTACGATGCCAGGTCTGAAAGTCTTTAACATCTGCCGGATTATGGGGATCAAAGTCGGGATTCTGCTTAAGGTAGTCTTTGGCAAAGCGCTGCTTGAAGTCTTCAAGGACTTGCGGACTATCTAAATTCTCATAACCGAACACATTGGTTTTACCTCTGATTTGGCCTTGCTTGACAGGAACTTGTCCTTTGTCTGCACCATACGCTGTAGGGTAAGTATATTTGGTAGGGTCGAAAAATTCATCCCCTGTCTCAAAGCCAGGCCTTAAGTAGAATTTAGCACTGGCCGCATTGCTTGACTTTTTTTCTTTTCCCTTCTGGGCTTTAGGCAGGGCGGCAATCTTGATCTTCATCTTCACAGCTCCTCCTCTTTTCATTTCCGAAACTGAAGGTACAGCTGGCTGCTCAGGGTTAACACCGTCAACAATGCTCGACACATCAATACCCATATCAGTAAGGTAAGGAACAGCCACCATGGGAATACCGTCAGGGAACCCCTTCATGGATTCCTGGACAAGTGATAATTTACCCAGCTTATGGTTCATATTCTGCATCATGGTCTTAGCAGTCTTTTTCTGCAAAGCATCCGAGTTTTTGTCCTGGAAGATAGCCTTGAATTTGTTCAGGTCGTATTGTTTGGCAAGTTCGGCCATGGTGTACCCGGAGGCTTTAGCTTTTTTACCAAAACTGGTCTGCAGGTTTTCATCGGCTAACTTAAGTGTCTTGTCCTTTGAAAAAAAGAACGAGTTATCAGGGACGTTAAGCGGCGTTCCACCCTGACTATGGGGTTTGCCTCCAATGTTATATAGCTCAGGTATGCCGTCGAATGACATGGGCCCAAGCAGGATTTCCGAACGCTCGGCTTCAATGTTTGCAGCATGTTTGTCCTTACCCTTCAGCGGCTGAATTGTTTTTTTAGGCTTTGGGTTTTTGTCCTCTTCCGGTACAGTTATAATCTTGATCTTGCTCATGTGAACTGTATTTTGTATCCCTGTTTGATAAGTGAAAGTAATTCATCGTGGTCCACGTCGTAACTACCGCCTGCCTTATAGCAATTCTTAGTTCCTCCCATCCTGTAAACTTTGGAGGTCATTTGATCCGGCCTGAAAAATCCCTGATTAGGATCGTAGTCGCCCCGGCTTCCATACGATGTAGGGGCGGAATTTTCTATAGTCTGCTGCTGTTTTAGCTTCTGCTCTTGGCGGAACGAATCCGCCTGGCTTCCAGCCATGTTAATCAGGTTAAGTATAGCGCTGGGGATCTGAGAAGCTACATTTCCATCCATGCCGACAATTCCTTGCTGCATTGGTGGGGAGCTGGTTGAAGCTCCTGGTCTGAGTACATTTCCGAATGACATGCCGGCATTGCCTTGAACAGGCACAAACTGCTTCATAGCCGTTGAGTTTAATCCAGGAGACTGAGGCGGCGGCTGCTTAAGGCCCTGGTTGCCCCAGGCGCCGAATGGTCCGTTATAATAACCCGGCTGAGACGGAGACCCTAACGGATGCTGAGGCGCAGAGATCTGTTGGCCATCTCCTCCTCCCGACATGTCGGATGTATCAATACCCATACTCTGTAAAAAGAAAGGGTCATCTATAGCGAACTCCCCCCCATCCTGAAACATATTGATGTCATTTCGATACATATTAGTTTTCAAATTGCCGGACAGGTAATTAATGAAGTCTGCATTCAATTGTTTACGATAACCATCGCTGCTAACTCCTTGTAGGTTTTTACCTGTAGTATATGGTATTTTAAACTTTACATCTCCGCCAAACTGTTTGGCGAAGTTCCTGGCAAAATTTGCCTTCTTAACCATCTTTGGAGTAAACTTCTCCTTATTGGCTAGTACGTGGCTGGCAAATTCCTGAACCCCCATTTTATGTTTACTGGCCGCTGCGGTAAAGGTTCCTTTCTTGGCGGGATCCAGATGAATGCCTCCGTATTTCATAGGCTTTATTTCATTTCCCTGGGAGTCGTAAGTGATCACTCTGCCATCATCATATTGATAGGTAGTGGAATTCTCACTGAAGTTAATAGCCTTGCGGCCCGAATTTGGAATGACTAAGCCTTTTTTAGGGGCTTTGAATGTCTCTGGTGCCTTGTACTCTATGAAGGGGTTATAATTAGCGTCTCCGTATTTTAAACCTGGGTTCTTAAGATTTACATACCCGGTATCAGTAGGGGAATACTCGTTAGGATTATAAAAAGAAGGGTACTTACCAACCGAGAGCAATTCCTGCGTATTAGTACCTTCCCCGTACTGAGAAGCAGGCTTATACCCTGCCGCTACATTTTGATCATACCACTGTTGAGGTGTCAGCTTCTTAGGAGTTCCTCCCAATTGGAAAGTACGTCCTCCATATCTCGCATAGCCATTAGGGCTGTATTTCGAATTATCCATAGCAATGTTATTCATCATATAAATAAACTGTTGTTTCTTATCCTCATCACTACCCTTTAATGAATCAAAAATATCCTTAAAGTGCGAGTTGTTTTTGATCTTGTCAGACTTAAACATTTTATCGTAATGGGACTTATCGAAGGTTTGAGTTTTTGCATCATAGATCTTCTCTTGGTTCAAAAGGTAACGAATTGGCTGCAACCTGTTCACAAACTCTGTCGGGGAATTATAGTAGCCAAACTCCAGACCTCCCACAGTCCTATCCGGACGATTAGCAACAGTATTTGAATGTATATTTTTAACGGTAGTAGCTGGAATCCTTTTACCTCCCTCATCTAGCACATGGCCAAACTCATGCACAGGAATAGTCTCAAATCCTGGAAAACCAGAACCGTGCTGGTACTCATTCTCCAGGTAAACATTCCCGTTCACATGCTCTCCGGATATCACACCTGGCCTTTTGCCTATAGACTTTTTATAGATAACTTTCGCATTATCAAGATTCTTTAATCTAGCAACCTGTTCTTTTTTAGGGTCTGTGAACCCCTCTGACTGCAATCGCTCTAAATATTTAGGGGAATTAACGTAAGCTCGTAGCCATTCCCGCTGCTTATTAGTCTCTCCTCCATCCTGTTTCAAAGGATACTCATTCACATAATCACCACTGAATTCATAATCTTCTCCAGGAAACATCAACTTGACATTACCATTATTATCTACTCCCACAACGGGGTGATCAACCCCCCTCATAGTGATACTGGAAGATGGGATCCTGAGCGCAGGCTCATTTCTGTCTTTTGAATTTCGCTTATATCCCGTCTTACTGACTTTCATGGTATGAAGATACAGATTTTATCGGTTAGAATAAAGTGTCTTGTTAACTGCAAAAATCATGACAAAGCGTTTATCTCCACACACTTTACGGCGTAGGAAGACATATCCCAGGTAACCACGAAAAGCTTTTTGCTCTGTCTGATCCTTATTATAATTTATATTAGCATTATTCAGATCCATAATATACCCATTCGGTTCTGTGTTCCATATAGGCCTGTAGGCTGTAGATACCCTGTTAAGGGTTAAGTCGTAGAACATATTAATCCTGAACTTATTCTCCTTCATCTCATAAAGAACCTTGGTATGGTCGGAAGCTACTATCGGATACTGAAGATCGTCCCACGGGGAGTCCGGCGAACTTAAAACCAGTTTTAAAAGTCCTGAACACTGCTCGTTGTTATAAACCACTACCTCGTCAAATGTTTCATTTAAAAACATATATCGGTCATAGCAATTATCGGCATATTTATATACCTCCTGGTAGTACTCAAGGCTCTTGGTAATATTAACCACACCTTTATCATCATTCAGATATTCCAGCTCAAATGGATAATCTACACCATAATAATTACAAAATAAATCACACCTATTGTTATGTCGCCATATACCATTACCTTTTATGGTATTAAAGTTTTTAAGCGAAGGCATAACAAGATCCGGATGCCAGTCATTAGCACTTAACCATTTTTTCTCACGTATATCATAGCTTATTGTCCACGAAGCTGGTTGGAAGAATTGAGTATCCTCAAGGGTAAAAGTAAATAGCAGCGGGCCTTGCGGTTGGTCATCTCCTGTATCTTCAGCTGGGTAATAACCAAAAACATTACCGGAAATGTGATTTACGAATTTGAGCTCGACTACGTTTGTAAATTTATAATCTTTTTTGGTAAAATACACAACATGGTTCTCGCCGTCATATACTGCCTGGTAACCTATGCCTATCACGGGGTTATTCCGGTGTGGAAAATCAGGAAAATCTACCAGTAGATTATAGGGCATATAGATGGAAAACCACCACAGTCTTTCAGGCATTATAAGATCTATAAGTCCCCCGGTAATAGTAAATATTCTGAGCTGCTCAGGGCATACCCAATAAATGCCGGATGGAGTATTAACGACACTGAGACTCTCCTGAGTAGCTCCCACCTGATAGGATCGATCAGCGTTACTTAGAGACTGGGCCTCTCGACTTAAGAAAGATCCGCTGCCAATAGTAATAGAAGTGACTGACAACTCTAACTGTTCATTACCCTGGATCATTACCGGGTTATCCGATTTAAATATAACAATGGCACCAGTCGCCCCTATGGATTTAATAGTAGAAATATTAGATTTAAATTCCCGGTAATCATTGGCCTTAAATATCGTCCAGGCATTTACAACTGATCCATTCTGCTGAGGCAGTGAGTAAATTACCCTCCTTGGGTGGTAGACATAACAATTCTCAGCGACTATAGGATCATAATAAACAGGCTGACCATAAGACCATGAAACCATATTGACAAACGACCTGGAAGCACTTAAAGAATAGTCATACTTATAAAAATTATCCGACTTGATCACATCTGGATCAGCCTTAAACATAGCCACTGTATTAGTGTAGGTCTCCGAATCATAATGTCTTTTCTGTACAGGTTCATCCCAATCTCTATAACCCAGGTTAATCTCAGACTCAACGTAAAAATCACGCACACTGGAAACAAACAAATAAAAATAAGCATTCTTCACAATGAAATAAGATTGGGTCTTAGTAGCATCGTTTATGAAAGTGTCGGAAGTGGATGGTTTACGATCCAGGGCCCTAAAGCCTGTGGGGAGCCAGGGTGAGGCGCTATAGTTATTCAGTTGCGTGTTGCCTGCTTTGCCTCCACCAGTGGTTAATCCTACGATTGAGCCGCCCAGGTTGTTAGCAATACCCTTAGTCATATCCGATACATCGAATTTTTTAGTATTAGCCCAGTATGAAGGATATTGTAACATACGAGCTTTGAGATAGTCAAACTCAAATCCGTCAAATTGCTTATACAGCCAGTCATAGAAAAAATACATAGTGTTCTTTTCCGTATACCTGGTTATATATACATCCCCACAAAAGATTACAGGAGAGGTGAAAGCATCGTTTACGCTAGATATTTCTATGTAGTTTACACAGCCTGTGGGAACCTTCTTAGTGCTGCCGGGTTGTCCATATTGGTTTCGCAGCCTCTCCTTAAGGGAAGCATACAGGGAGCTGGCAGTAGTGACTACATTATATGTAGTAGGGGAGTAATGGATATCTGAAGCCCCTGAAAACCCAGCCTGAACAGTTCCTACAGTCTGCTTTGTATTATCTATGGCCAACGCACTCAGATCGGTAGGTATTGCCATGTCCACAGTCGTCTGAACTGCTACTGTTGAACTGCGATAAAAATTGTTTATCCTTTTATTGCCATCAAATTCCTGAAAGGTGGGGCCTAGGTAAACACTACGGTTAATTCGATACCTGAGTGGGTAGGCATTAAAATACTTGTTGTAAAAACAATGCGATATCTGCTGCAGGGCATATTGTTGATATTGCGACATGTGTAATATCGCATCCATCACATTATCTATGCCTTCGCCCCAGAATTGTACAAACATGGATAAGCCTCCCATGGCGGCGCCCCGCAAGAAACCGCCGATAGATTTGCCTAATCCTCCAACAAGCTGGCTGACTTTTCCCCCGCCTCCGAATATTCCGTCCAGTACATTGCCCGATGAAATATTGGCTCGTTCCTGTTGCTCTATGGGAGTAACTGTCATATCCCTGGCCTCCACAATGTCACCGCTATCTGCCTCCACATTCTCTATAGAGTCGTGGTCGTCTATTTTGCTGGAAAGAGCTCCAAGTATACCTGAAATGCCAATAGCTGTAGCTCCAGCAACCGTCAACGCACTAGAGCCCGGTATGATGCTATTAGCTACTGAACTGGATCTGGAGCCTACCAGTTTTGAAACCCCTATGCCTATGCCCACAATAGTGGCTATGAACCAGGCAGCATTAGTGGGTAATCTATGCATAGGATGTTCCTGAGGCTGATAAAATTTCAAAACTGCTTCCCCCTGGACAGCGCCATCAACTGCAATTTCCTGCATTGATAAAAATGTCCTCCTAAACATCGTATCCGGAGAATGGAAAGTCACCAGATCCTTATTATAACTGGTGTTAGGATTTAGATTCGCAGTAACACCAGTAATAGCTGTAGTAGTAGTCGGAGTTGTGGAAATATAGGGATCAGCCCCTAGGTCATTATAAGGAAAGTTAGGGTAAACACCTTGTTTTCCTGAACTATCCAACAGGTTATAATTGAATGTATTGTTTACAATTCCTTTAGCTATTACGGTTTTATTTCCCTCTCGACTGGCTACCAGTATTTCGTATCCTACAATATTTGGTATTAAGTTGCCGTCATTATCTACAGGAGGCTTAATATTTGAAAATTTTACTCCCAAAATGCGAATAACCGGAACGGTCAGTGGCGATATAGGTGTTTCAGAATAAATATCTGTATAATTTAAAGCAGTGGACCTTAATGGGAATTTATGGTGCCTTACTTTTTTACCGCATAAATTTCCCCACACTTCGGGCTTATTTGTTGGGTACCTTTCTTCCGTCTCATAATAACCCATTTCCCCTTCGGCTATCTGATATCCTCCATCCCCCAATGCTGTTATGGTTGTGTTAGTAATTGTAGCAGTATTCAAATTCTCAAAGAAGAAGGTGTCATCGAATATCCCGGTAGCCGCGTCATCCTCCCCAGAATAAGGAGCCCTACCAGGTATATCAAAATCAGGACTCCTGTCTGAATCAGCATATACAAGCCGGATAGACAAATTGTAATTTTCATCCCGCATAGCTGACAGGTTAGTACCTCCATTACGGTAATAATCGGCCGGGTACTCCACGATAGTAAAATGAGTAATGATCTGGTTAGCTAACGGCTGATAATTAAAATCAAATTTACTTTTAGGCCCAATGCGTAATAAACGATCTGATAATTCTACCATTGAGTTGGAACTTACCATGAGGGGATTGGTAATGGGAATAAATTCCAGGGGCACAACCACTAAGGTTTCAGGCAAAATATCCACCAGGATAGAAGTTTGAGTGATAGAGAATAATCCGTATCTTCTAGCAACAGGCTGTTGGTTTACAATAGCAATTACAACAAATTCATACTGATCATAAGACTGGTCCAAATCGGATAGCAGAAATTCCACTGATCCTGACAAATTCTCATGGGAAAATAATGATATAGGTTTAGTAGGCACTGAATAATTTGTCACCTTTTGACCATTCGCAGTGTACGCTGCAAGCCCATAATAAGTACCGTTTGGAAGGTTGCCTCCACTGCTTCCTTTATGTGCTGAGATGCATGGCAGTTTACTGGGAGGATGGAGCTTGATCTTATCTGTATCCAGGGTTAACGGATTGTCGGGAACGAATACCCGGCAGCCGTTCGTGTCAGTTGTGTAGGTTCCCTTATAGGGAATATTTGAAGGATTTATCTGCCTATCGGGGTTGCGGTGATTATCGGATATGTAAATGCTCCAGGAACAATCAAAATTCATCTTGGCCACTCCCGTGATCAAGTTTTGACGATTCCAGTTCAGACCCCGATCGTTCACTGCCTTGGTATAGGTCGCAGACATATCCCGAAAAAGTCCTAACTCTGAATCAATATCATCTGTTGAACAGATAGCCCATAGATCTTCGTACATATAGACCATCCCGATTATCTGATATGGCGCCTCTATAAGCTTGTAATTTGCAGGCTCGTTTAGTCGAGCCCCTCCGTCCCCACTGCTCCAACCAGTAGTTGCGTTTCGGGCATGGGTGTATTCCCCCGAGACAGTAAAGCCCGTAGCGCCGTTGTCAGTTAAGCCCCCGGAAAAGGTATTAATATCCCCAGGATTGCCAGCCATAGAAATAACGTTTAACAAACATATCCACGTACCGGGCATTAAATGCCTTCCGGTTAAGCGCCCAGGTATCCTGAATCTCTTTGAAGTTAGGCATACGGACAATACTGATCGCTTCGACCCTGGCCCTGCGGAGTTCCTCTTTTATATATCCCAACTTCTGACCTACATCTTCTCCGTTCAAATACAGGTTCTCCAGGATCCGGTGCTTGACCTTATATTCGTAATACTCAGTAATCTTGGGCCTGTCCACAACCAACAGATTACCCTCAGAGTCTTCGAGTATTCCTTCATAGTTAATATAAAGCTGGCCGCAGTTGAGATTAGAATATAGGAAGTCATCCTTGATCCATATCTTATCAGAACAATGTACATGTCTGTTTGGGCATGTTCCCGGTATGTTAAGCGACTCCACCAATCTGACTGGTATTAGTCGGTGCCATTTATGTATCTGTGTCTGCAGTATCTGAACCAACTCAAAAGCTTCCCCTTTACAGTTCATAAACACCCTGGGCTTAACACACGGATCTCCCATGAGGTGCAAAGGATTAAAACCTGGGACCGGCGTAAGGGTAGGAGTACACTCACCGCAATTACCACAGCCTCCACAACTCGATACGGACTGCGGACAGCTGGAACTATTGCAATTTTCCGTTACTGGCGGTGCGTCGCTATACTGCGGATACGGCACGACGTCTGTACGTATACCTTGCGGCGGAATGATGGTCCTGGAACCCTGATCGATTAAAAGTCCAAAGTTAAAAGCATAGTAGTCTCTGGGAAGCCGGCAATGGCCATTATTAATTTCAAGTATCTCCTCCTTTGTTTGGAATATCCTCAAGCCCAGGTCTTGGGTAACCCACCGGACTACCCGTATAAGCTCCTGTGGATCTATCAGGCTGGCCTGGGCGTAACTCCTGAAATCCACCATGACGTCAGCCATCAAGGAATCGAATGTCTTATACTTTAAATTATTCACGACCTGAGTATGCTTTGGTTATCTACGTTATTATCTTTGGGGATCTGTATCATACCCAAAAGATCGTTCTTTAAAACTCCTTCTATTTGAGCAAATAAATCATCCGGCACATTAGTGGGCTCAGTCAAACGATCCACACAACAATCTTCCGCATCACAAAAAAACTCCGAAATATCATCTTCCCACATAGCATCTACATCTGCAGAATCCCAAGGGATATCTGGAAGATAGGTATATCCGTTCATGTACCAGTAATATTTTGTTTTATTGTATTTAAAAGTCGAGCTGCGGGTCATATATGACCAGGTTTTAGGGTCAGTTCTTTTTACCTCGGTAGACCCATCTACAGACGTTACACTTCTAATAATGGGCCCAAAGGCGCCTTCCAGTATTTTGGGCAGCCTATCCTTGCTTCTTTTCATTGTACAACAGACATTGATATCCACGCAGCCTGCTTCTATCGGGCTCACCTCTATTAAAGGAACAGCCGGGAATTTTTGAAACATAGAACTATACCTGGTCATTTTGTTTCCATCATCTTTCTGTTTTATGTACAGTCTGGCGTATTTCATTACCTGGGAATACAAAAACCTATCGGTAAGAAATGCATCCAGCTTATCTCCTTTAACTAACCTTCTTACACGGGATATTGTATCTGATTTGGTAGTCATATCATTTCAAATTCATCGTAGTTTTTTAAAAATTCTTCCAGTCTTCCCCGCTCCATATCATCTATCTTACTGAGTATTAAGCGATACTCTGCCTCCTTGCGGTCCTGGTGGAATATGTATTTATTAAAGTCCTCCGCATAGGCTTTAGATACAATCTTAGACATATTCTTGGAAGACTTCAATTCCCAAACATACCTGTCCTTTAAGTGGTATCTTTTAGAATGGTTACTATACATTATTCTGCATTTAAGTCCATCTGTATGCAGGTTAAGGTGCGGCATCTTTTGACCTAGCTTGAGCTTGTGAAAGTTATAATATACTTTTTTAGGCCTGTAGCTGGCCACGTATAAATGCCCCAATCGCAGGGGAAGTTCTGCTCCGTACCTGTTCAGTGCTATTTCCTCAGCCATTACATCATGAAATGCTTTGAAAATATTACTATGGCCGCCCAGAGAGTCGGTAGAGAATTTGCGCCAGTGCGGGTACTTGTTGAAAAACACCGTGGCGTTATTCTGGTTCTTAAAAAGAGATTTAGTGTTTATCTTCATTTTTCTGTTATCTAGTAAAAAACCCCCGCCATTAGCGGACGGGGGCCTGTTGTCGCCACTTAACCAACAACCAGAAAGTGGACGCTAACTTCACTTATTATCATCCACATGACGGCCCATATTCAGCGTCTATAGTAGTTCCGGGAGTAATGGGCAGGTACGCTAAACTTCCAGGAACAATACATGCTACCACACTCGATGGGGAGCCTCCTACGGTTAATATACCGGTCTGGGGCTCTCCGCCACAGCTTGTATAATAATACCTTGCCTGGTCCTCTACATCTCCTGAAACACTGAAACTGGCGGTAGTACAATCACATATACAATTGCCGCTCTGCACGACAGTGTATGCTGTATCAATAGTTGGCGCTTCCGGGGCACAGATTACCATGGAATCTCCCAAACTCAAAGTGCCTGCTGATATATCCTCATCAGCGCCGATACAACCCGGCGAGTTAAATGTAGGACAATCCTCAAGAACGGCTACTGCAGTTGCTGGTGTTGTGCCCGGGGCAATTGCAATATCTGGAAGACTTTCGAATTGAGTCGAGCTGATTACAGACACGGACGTTACTTTACCATAATTAGTAGTAAAATTAAAAACTGCGTCTACAAGCGGACTTCCCATGCCACTCGGATTGATTCCAAGCCCAGTGCCGCTTGTGAATCCTGAACCTGCGGCAGTAATGGTTATGCTGGTCACCTGACCTCCGGAAACAACTACTGTGGCATAAGCTCCAACGCCGCTGCCGCCCGTAATGGGCACGGTCGTATAAGTGCCACTATTATAGCCTGCGCCAGGATTAGTAATAGTTCCTCCTGACAGGCCGCCAGAGCCTACAATAGCCTGAAGAACGGCGCTGCCTCCTCCGCCTATAGCATTTACATTAGGAGGAGATCCGGGATTATAACCACTGCCTCCATCAGTAACAGTTACGGAAGCCAACTCCAAGTGTGTACATGTCACAGTGTAGGACTTACATGTGGGGTTGGGTGTAAATGTCGCAGTGAACGCCACACGATCCTGTGTCGAATCTTCTGCTATGCAGGCTGCCTGTACATACCCAGTGTAAGTGACGTCATCGCATGTTTCATCATCTACAAATATCGGACAAGATGCAATGCAGGCTCCGAGAGTATTACAAGTGGTCTCTACACAAGTATAAGGGCCGCTAGACCCCAACCGATAGCATACTCTATGTATACCTATGTAATTAGCGGTAAATGTTACCTGTATGTTTGCTGGGGATTGGCTCATTGTATTTTAGTCTTTATTTTTAACGTTACTGAAAAACATGGATCTAAATCGGGACATATACTCGCGATTTTTATCTCATAATATGTGTCAGGTTCTAACCCGGCAGCAGTATCCGTGTTAACTGTGGAAGATACGGCTGTGTTTAAACTGAAATTAACTGTTCCTGTCTTACGATAGTAAATCTGAAAATTTCCCGAAAATCCGGAAGGTATTCCCCACTTAACCCTGATGGTAGTTGGAGTAATATAGTCTGAATTGAAGATAACGGCTGAGCATGGTGAATTCGGGCTGTTGCATCCCGGATTGGTAATCATGCCTACCAGTTTCTGAATTATTTCATTGAATCTGGCGCCTTGCGGTACGGCAATATTAACTATCTCATCGCCGGTATAGATCAGGCATTTTCCGTCCTGGGTCTCAAAGCACTGTTCCACCTCAGAGCATGAAGGATATCCAGAACAAGCGCTTCCCTGTGAGATAACGTTATCTCCGCATTGACAAGGTTTATTACAGCCGCATTTCTTTTTCATATCATTCTATAATTATTTCGGCACTTACGCCATTAGGGGCTGGACAAACCGCTGGTAATGTGTCCACCATAGCAAAGGGACAACTCCGGGTGATCTCAGGAGTAATCATTTGTACCCTTATCTTGTAGGTGGTGCCTGGAGTTAAACCGGTAAACTGACCAGTTACAGTAATAGGCCCACTAACACCAGTATTAAATGCCTGCAATTGAACATTATTGACAGAGTATAGCTGTGTTGAGTATGTAAGAGTACCTACAGTATGATTGAAAGAGTAGGAAAGACTGGTATACCCTGCACTAATAGTGACTGTCGGACAGGCTGAGTTGTTAACTATATCTAATTCCAGGAATTTCTGACAAGTGGTTCCACTTAATGGATTAGTGAGACTGTTAACTCCTGATATAGAAAGATCGTCAGCAAAATTAAGGTTAGCTCCCGTCAGATCCAGTGATATTCCTGCGGTATTATTTAAGTTGCCTTTTATATCAACTCTGGAATTCAAAAAGCCGCCAGATTGATCTTCTATACGAAATAACACCCCTCCGGATTCGGTATTTACAAGTTCTGATGGAATAGTACCGGTAAAGAATAAAGTGAGTATACGATTGCTGAATGTACCGGACATAGCAATCTCTACGCTGTTACATAGATTGGAGCCAAAATTCAACTGCAGGTTAGTGACAGCACTCCGGAGATCTTTTACCATTACCAGTAAATTAGTTATACCCTGTGGCATTTTAGCTACCTGTGAAATCCAGGAAGGAAGAGCACTCAGGTTACCTCCACTGGTACCAACACTGGGCAGTGAATTCAAGGCAGTAAAAGCAGCCAGCGAATCAGAAATGTCATTAACATTACCTGTAGCTAACCTTAGCTCACCAAATTGTTTTTCCAGAAGAGCTGTAAAATCATTCAATACCAGAGCAGTGGTGGGACTTGCAATATATTTAGGGTAAAGGGACGGTAACGTGTAAGGCTGCAGGTTATTAAACTGGGCCTCTAAGCTAGTCACCCTTCCTGCTAATTGAGTAGTAGCTTGTTGGTATGTACTAACAGTAGTAACCAAACTACAAACTCTCTTACCTATCAACGATACGTAATTATTAATAGGCAGTGTAGTGACTTGATCTCCCGTAGAAGGATCTGAGTATTGAAAACATTGGGCTAATAAAATCAAGTCAGCCATTATTCACAGGTTTTAGTTATAAGGGCATTAATAAGATCCTTAAAGTCACTGATTTCTCCGACAGAAGTGAGACACCCCAAGTCATAATTATCCAACTTCACAATATCTTCCAGGGCTAATACCTTAGTGGCTAATTTGTACATTGCCGGTGAGATCTCCTGTCCCCTGCATAAACCAACATCCTCTATGTCAGGACCATCCCAAATGACACAATTTACACTGATAGCAGTGCAGTTGCCGGTCTTATAATTCGTAGGTTTGCCCATTGTGTGTTATACAAAAATAGTTAATTTGTTTGATAAGTTAAAACCGCAGTTACCTCTGTTGGCTTGTCGCAGGGGGTAATGACCTGCACAATAACAGCACTGACATTCCTGGCCTTTTCACAGCTGATCGACCCGAAAACCTGCAACACCGCAGTCACGCCACATGGCGCACAACAGGATACCGGCACGGTAAGACATACTGAAGGATCATAAATCAGTTCCAGATCCATCAAATTCTTTTTTATCAACCACTTATTAAAATTCGGCTCAATACAACTCCTTACTCCCCATTTAGCTTCCAGGAACTTGCTATATACCTGATCGGCAAAATTGGTAAATACCTGGTAAAGACGCTCCTTAGAGATCCGGCCAGTGTCGTAAAGCGGCTGTATGTGCTTTTTTCTTATGTACGGCATTGTTCGCAAGTTTCATAATCACTAGTAACCACCACGTCCCGTACCACTTCTACCCTGCTCCACCTGGTAACCTGCCAGCATACATTATAACCGGTAATTCTCACCGACCTATTTTCATAACTAGAAAGGTCTGTGGTAGTATAAATAGGAGTTGCGGTGCCGATACAATCTGTAAGCTTCCAATATACAGTGGCGCATTCAGCACAGCTGTCAAATTGCTCGTCTACTACAACACTTATGGGGGAAGGACACGGCGAAGTGCTGTTAAGCTGGACCACATAACATCCTGTATGCCCCACAAGGGTAAGGATTTTATTTTCCACCCCGGTCAGATTTGTATTCGTCACAATATTGGGACCTCCTGAACAATTCACAAGCGTGAAACAACATGTGCCAGGAGATACCCTTAAAACAGTCTTGCAAAATAATTCGCCATCCATACAAAATTCATGATAATCTGAACAATCGTAATAACCGTTCACCCCGGTATCCGTAGGGTTAGCCCTGGAAATGAGAGTGGTTGTGTATTGGCCTTGGGCATTGCAGCAAGCTGTGGCGTATAGATTGTTGAGGTTTGCCTGATCCTGGGTATCGCTGAGTATCTGAGGCGTCACGTTCTTGTAAATTTCAGCCACGAAAACGCCCAGGTTAGGACAGGTTGGAGATGGAAAAAGGGCATAACTGCTATTGCAATTCACTGTCCCTCCCCATTCATCTATGCAACCTTCACTTCCACAAAGGGTGCCTGATCTGGCCTCTATCAGTATGTTGTATTTACCCTCTTCAAGGTCCAGGGGAAACACTTGTAAGTACTGGCTCGGCAGATTCGGCGGAATTGGTGAAGACTCAATAGCCAATACGCCATTAATCTTAATCCGGAATGCAAATGTAGCCGTTACTGCCACACTATATATGTCGCCGTTAGTTACAGTAACGCAGTAATTATAACCCTGCCAGTCGTTTAAGGGAGGCGAAAGACCTATTCCTCCCTGATTGAGACGTCCCCTTGATGTTGAGTTATGACTGATCCATAAATCTCCGCTCACCAGTATAGCGATCGGCTGCAATATAGCACCCAAAACATCCCTATAAGCTAACGTATAACCATCCAGGTATGATAACGGGTATTGTACAGGTGAGATAGAATCAAAGCATGCTGTGCCGCCAGACATATAACTTCCATCCGGCACAATGGCAGGGGGCCGGGCTGACAATCTCTTGGGCACAAGAGGTGTAAACTCGGTATGCTCACACAGACCAGTGTCGGGGTTTAGTAAATAATCTGGAGGGCATCCGCAGCTCATGTTTTTCCTGTATAGACCGCGTTAACGTTAGTGGGGGCCTGGGGAGATGACGGGATACTGGAAGCCGGCTTTATTGTCTTATGTACACATTGTGTGCAGCCGGTTACTCCGTTTTTTATTCTGGCTGCACAGCTACAACCATGTACGGCTTGACATTGTGGGCATGTCCATTTACTCATTGTTGTTGGTTTTTAATTGGTTTAACAAAGTCTGCAGGTTATTTTGCTGAGCAATTCCCAGGCATAATTATACAGGGCTAATCCCGCCTTCACATCCCTTCCGGGATCTACTTTAGCCTGGGCAGCCTTTAATAGATTCTGTATCCACACCAGCTGGTCCAACCTTGACTGCTGGGAGGAGGAAGGCTCGCAGGTACCCAGATCCAGCTCACAGTACAGGTTGCGGATCTTGTTAAGGGCCTTGGTAATCCGCAGGTAGTTGTATTCCACGTAGACCTGATCATTCGGTGATACACTATAGGTTATGACGTATACTTTATCCGGCAGTTCATTGAATTCCGTTCCGCAATTCACAGTCTGTACCTTCAGGTTGCAGGCGCTCAGGTTAAGTGCAAACCCGGGCTCTATGTCATCCACAAAAAAAGAATTGGTAAATCCCGGAACTGTGATCTGAAGCCTGGCGCATTTTGTTGGTATCAAATCGTCATATATGGACATATCCACCACACGCAATACACATGTGTTCAGGGTATCCGGTATCTCTAAGCCTAATTTGTGTGATCCCATTTCTCAGAAAACAAAAAAGGGAGAGAAGGCGTAAGCCTACCTCCCCTTCTCGCGTGTTTAGTTGTGTGTTGTGTCTATTAAGGTGTCATGGGGGTGCAGGCGCCGCAGGAGAATGTCTCCAGCGAGACCCCACTACCCGCGTTGCTCAGCCAGGTGGAAATAAAAGTCTCCAAGGTTGAGTTAGCTGCTGTCGATATGATGTTCAGCGAGAACTGGTCATTCGAATAGGAATTCGTATTGTTATCCAGCCTGGGAACATTGTGTGTCAATGAATACCGATAGTACTGAGTGGTACGACTGATTGCAGCCAGCACATCATCGCCTCCGATGATCTCACGAACACGCGGATCATTTACATAAGGCTGCTGACGGTAAAGCTCTGTTAAGATCTCCTCACGAAGAATAGTTTCGCCAAAACCGGTGCCTTCGCGGCCTTCACACTCTGTTTTCACACAGATGCCTGTAAAGGCACACTGATCACCAGTAAAGTCTATCATACCCACCAGAATATCTACAGGTACAATGTTGTAGTAATCGGTAGGCTCAAAAGAACAGTTGCCAAAAACAGTCTCAACGTAAGCACCCTGAATGCGCATACCGGCTGAAGCACCGATCGTGTGGCCGGGAGATACGTAATTATCCCAGGTATTTACGCTGGCCGTACCAGGAGGATATAAAGGCAGGCCTGCCTCACTGTATACGATAATACTAACAAATGGATTAAGTTCCACATCGTCAGTAATCTGCTGAGCCCAGTCAATAAACGCCAGTGTACTGTCGATAGGCTGGCCCGGTGCATTATCCGCACAGCAGGGGGCTTTGAACGTATATAAGGCATAGGCGTCGCGGTTTAGATACCTACGAACAGGATCGTTACGCACTTCAAGGCGCATTGTGTAGGCCTCACCACAAGCGAACTCGAAGTTACATGCAGTATCGTAAGGGCTGGCTGCATGAGTATAATTAGTCTTACCGAAGTGTACGGTTTTATTACGTGCAGTACAAGGGACATACTTCTGCCAGGAACTGACCAGTCTAGCATTGATCTCCTTGGATTTGTTAGTCTCCTTCAGACCACCGTAAAAGGGATTCAGTTGGTCTTTAAGCCTGAGAGAAGCAGCTGCAAGCACCAGATTTGGTGCACTAGAGCTGATGCTGGCGGTTGTTACTGATTTAAAGGTTTTGGCATCAAAGAAGCCATAGCTTCCAACTCCGTAAGTGGTTGATGCGGTGCCAGTGTTAATGTTAAGCACATCAGTGCCTAAACCTGCGGTTACCAAAAAACCCTGGACCTGGTTAGTGTTGGCCGTGGTCGCTTTGGTTCCGATGAAGGTGCGTGGATACGCGTCCCTGAAAAATGTTCCCATGTTGTGTGTGTTGTGTGTTTATAAAATAAATAATTATAACAAATTTACTAAAAAAGTAAAGCTTTTTGACTGCCGTTAGTTATTTTTTTCAACATCAGTGCCCAATCTATTAACTTGTTGCCAATTCTCATCATCCCCTGCCAATACTTTGGCAGCTCCTGCGCAAAATAATTCAGCCAGGTCTTCCTTGAATTCACACTCCACTTCCTCTCCGATAACCGGCGTGGTACCATCATACACATCCTGGATGCCCACACTACGAACACGGCGAGGTTGACGATAATAGATCAAGCTACATGAATCCACCAGGAACTCATCATGATAAATCTTCACGGTATTGCCAAAAATAACACCAAAGGTTTCCCCCCAGGCATAGTCTGGTCTGATATGATCATCCCGCCTGTAGATATCAACATTAGATGCCTCGCCCAGGTAAACGATCATGGGCTTAGGGGTTTTGCAACACTCCTTTGTAACGTAAAGCTCAACACGCTTGTGTCGCAAATAATTGACAGGCCAATCAGTAACCAAACTCTCAAAATAAGGCCCTTTATCCACCATATTCAAGGATTGAGGGGTCAACAATATCTGCAAATCGTCAATACGGGAAGTGGAGGCTTCATCTCCTTCCCGGTATGCATTTCCGCCGTGGGAATTCTCCCGGCACCAGTCATACTGGTACTTGTTGAATGCCTCCAGGATCTGCCAGGGCTTGATGTTCTGGAAATCCTGGGAGTCTATCTTGTTGAGCCTCTCCTTGACCTTGATAAGTATAGTGTTGTTTTTCATGGCTATTAAAAAACCGCAGGGCTTTGATTGCGCTGCGGTCTATGGTTTGTTGTGAGCATTGTTATGGTGTCAGTTTTTCCAGGTTGACTCTACCTCCTTGCTTATCGCATCGCAAACATCGGCATTTGTGGGATTGCCTAGGTATGCCCAGACATCCTCTATGGTTCGACCCAGCTTAGCATTGGTCTTGGAGTGATAGATGCAGCCATCGGCCTTTGTCACGATAAACTGCTGCAGGGCGGCGTCTGCCGTGATAGCCCGGATACGTAGGTCTGCATGTTTCTGCGCGGCCAGGGAATTGAAATTAATAGAAGCCCGCTTGGCAGTTTCCGCCCCCAGGCCTTCGATATAATCGTCCAGGTACGCATAGATTACTTCCTGCGAGGTATTCTTGGTGTATTTTACAGAGCTCTTATCCACACACTTAACGATGCAGAACAATTTGCCAGGATCTTTTTCTGAGAGCTCCTGCAATGATGCCTTGGCTTTGTTTTTAATGCGCTTAAGTTCATTGTGGCTCACGGTTGTGTCCTCGCCCAGATCCAGGTAGAATTTAGGTGGTTTTGCGGAAGCCATAGCTGTGTCATAAGAGGGAGATACACTGCTAAACCCCCCGGCACGGATCGCGCACAGGAGCAGTAACTTCTCAGGATCCGTTGGGTCCAGGAAAACAGGCTCATTAGATACCACCAGTTCCTTAGTAGACCAGAATTCATCATTTTCCGGACGGCATATCTTCACCTTAGCCCAAAAATCCTTATCGTCAGGATCGATCACGTTCGCCACAAGTGACTGCTCCAGGAATGCGACATTCCTGCGAATCTCCGCAATAGCGGCATTCTTCTCCTTTTCAGGCAGGTTCTGCACGTCCGATGAGAATTCGTTAAGTCCTGTCACCCACCGCCTGATGCCATTTTTCTCCAGGCAGGCCAGGCGCTCGGTGTGCTCAGCCCCCTCGTGTATGGCGAAGCCATATTTGGCCAGGCCGTTGTTAACCTTGGGATCCCTGTTAGGCACAAAGGGCAGTATCCTGGGGATGACTTTCCTGTTTGTTTTTGTTGCTGTTGTCATTGTTTTTAGTTGTTGGTTTTTTTAATATTTCCTGGTACTTATCGTATTTTCTGTCAAGGTATGTGGCAGCTCCCTCGTAAAGTATTCTCAAGCTTGAGACTGCCTTATGTGAGTGTATTTCACAATACCACAGGTGTTTAGATTTTTTACTTCTCAGTGCTGTGGTTTTCGTATCTACGCCGCATTTTCGGATAAATTCCAAAAATGATTTTACTGTGTTCTCGTGGCCACATATTCCCACACCGTTTACTTTTTCTTGACAAATTACCCATCCGTCTCCATCAATTACTCCTCGCCAAAAGTCTCTTGAATTGATTAGAAGTTCGTGTGGTGTAATGTCGTAAGTTTTCCGGCTAGTAAACCCAAGTGACTTTAATACACTCCAAATTTTTGAAGAACTAAAAGTCACCCTGTAAGACGGATTGCCCATATAACCATCCTGCGTTTTTTGAGGCTTGATATAAGTAGCATCAACAGTATTAAAGAACTTAGAGTACTTGGATAAATGAGCCTTATCTATTTCACTTAATGTTAAGGACATTCTGGGTCGATCTTTAGACACACTACCATCTGCATATAAAAAACCAATCCAGTATAAAGCGTCAGGTGTTAAAACATCTAGCGCATCATCGTTTAAAAACACTCCGCCAGATTTACCTTTCCTGATAGATTCAGATAGCGGTCTGAATATACCATGAACCTTAAATAGATTAGCAATTGTTTCCGGATCCATCCGCAGAAGCTTGCAGAATTTTGGGATCGACATACCAGACTTGTAAAGAACGATAGCTCTTTTCACTCGGAAGTCTGTGATTAGCAGTTTTTTCTTTTTCATACTGCTAAACTACAAACTTTGAATTTTAAGAACCAAAAAATGGGCAAAAATAAATCGCCCATTTTTCGTAAGTGCTTCAGAGTGAATTACCTGTGACAGGATTACGCATAACCACCTTGAGTAATTTTGTAGCGTCGCGAACCCACAACATTGGGTACATCTGCTCCATAAAGCATGTCCAGCCGTTGGTACGGTCGCCCTGGAACCCGGAACGTTTACCGGTATAATCCATGCTGCCGTTCTTATACCACCACCTGAAGCCTGGATCCCACTTGAATTTCTTCAGGCGGATATTCTCCTTAGAGGTATCGATATCCTGGATGATGTAGCTGTATGAACTCAACGGATAACCATCCACGATCGGGTTCTCAATGGTGTTCATTTCCACCGGATCGAATGCGGGGTTAATACGGAACCGTAGCACAGCGTAGTGTGGTATAATGATCTCCCGGAAGTAGTAACCAAAGCCCAGGTCCATGCCGGTACCTGACACAGTGTTAGTGCCGGACTTGTCAGCGTTGACGATCCAGCCCAGACCAGCCAATTCTTTAGAGATCAGGCTGTTCACCTGTTGTGAACCTGCAACACCTGTCCATACCTCCAGGATCCTGGTAGGCATAGCGGGCTGTGTTGCTTCCTTGTTGGTGAAATATTTGTAGATCGCGGTGCGCAGCAGATCCAGGCTAAAATAACCACGGTTATAGATAAACTTGTAAGAGCTATCCAGCTGCTTCCACATACCTGTAGCCATGCGGGCATCGTCAGGGCCACTGCCTCTTACGGTACCGCCCTTACCCCATATACAATAGTTCTCAATGTCGAGAGCGATCTTGTTCATGTGAGCTGCCTCCATCTTGGTGAGAAATGTCATATTCAGAGTGCCATTCTCGCGGGCTTTCTTTACATAATCAGCACCCATGATAGTGGCCATGTCCTCAATACTTTTCACTGAAGGATCCACATTCTCCATATCGTTATGGCGCCAGATCTGTGTAATATTGATGCGGCCATCGCTGGTGATGCCATTGCGGGCAATCAAATCAGCCCGTGAACTTACACTGAACTCCACGTTAGCTGTTGCGGTAGGCAGTAAGTTGAAGAACTCGCGATATCCTGCCTGGATGGTAAGCTTTGAGAAATTCTGCTCGTATTCACCCTTGGCTGAACCGACACGGAAGTACTTGGTACCACCTGCCAGGTAGCGGTTGTCCAGGTATTGAACATCGTCGTTGTTGACCAACTGCACCCAATAAATGGCATTGTCGCCATTATTGATGATGTCGCGATCCGGCAGAATATAGAGCTCAAGGCCGGAATACTTGTCGTACGTAATGATATCGGTCTTGCCAAACTCAAGACGTGACAATTTGATCTGGAAGGGTTGACCATCAATGCCCTTAGTGGTGTTTGACGGATCAATGTCCTCCACAATAAATGGAAGATCGTACTGGGCTGGGATTTGCCAGGTGAATCTGCCGTCCAGGTTTTCTACATAATCTGCATCGGTCATGTTGGCGCTGGCCATGGAGTACAGAGGGATATTTGCCTTCTGTTTCATCGCCCAGAGCTCTATCATGCCTATGTTGTCTGGCTGCTGGTCACCCAGCATGTGCCGGATGTGGTAAGAATCAATGTCGGACGTGGCCTTTACGCTTACGTCGCGCATGAATATGCCATTATTTAAAACGGGTGTGCTCATGTTGTGTGTGTTGTGTGTTTTAGGTTAATTGTGTGTGATTTTATGTCTTTGAAAATATATTAAATGGCTTTTTTGGTATCTTGGGCGCCTTAGTCCGACTGGCGACGTGTGTAGTCTCAGTCGTTACACTCTGCGTATTGCGGGCCTGTCCCTCACCTGTTTTCAAGGTACGGTGCACTACTTCTGTCTGAGCATTTTTGCCCAGCTCAATTTGCTTTTCTAGGAAAGTTTTGGGATCCCTTAAGTGCCACATTACCTGGGCCAGATGTTCCAGATTGGTTTTGATGCCTAGCTGGCTGACGATTTGACCTAGCTGCTCTATTGAGAGCATCAGGCCGTTGAATATAAGCCCCTGGGCGTTAGCGTCGATCTTGACGCCTCCCAGTTCTTTCTTGGCTACAGTGTTATATACCTGCTCCTGGACTTTAGCCATCTGTGCCTCTTTTAGTTTGGCTTTCCGGGTCTGCTCCTCCAAAGCAGCATTCTTGGCAGCCTCCCGGCTCGCTTGTATTTTGGGAAGATAAAATGTGGCCTTATCTGCCAATTTGTTCATATCCTTGATGTCCTGGATCTCACTATCTATTTCCTCAGACGTCATCTTTTGCACTTCAGACATGTACGCACGAACAACATTTTCCCGATCTTTATCAGTTTCAGTGCTGAATTTAGCCACCGCTTCTACTTTTGCCAGAAGCCCAAAAAAATTATCTGTTTCCTGTCCGCCGGTGGATACATACTGAACGGCATCCTGTAAAACCTGTGGGAGTGTCTCAACAAAAGAAGCTACAGCAACACCGTCCCGCTTCTCCATGTTAGCCACGATTAATTCAGCTAATTCCTTCTCGCTGTATTCGGGAAGCTTCTTATCCCCTTCAAACTCAAATAAAGTTCCATCATTTACCAGCAATTGAATCGCCTTAACAGAATTACGCTCAGATTTTGTCGCAGTGGCGCTTCCGGCAGGAGGAGCATGATCTTCGTCCTCATCTTCTACACCAAATTCGGGAATGTCTAAAATATCCGATACCTCTTCTTTTGTCGAGGCAGGTATGGCGGATGCCGGTGTGGCCGCCTGTCCTTCTTTTTTTGTTACATTTTCTGTAGAACTTTTAGCTGGTGTGGTGGTAGCTGGTGTAGTCTGACCAGTCGCAGCTGTTTCTTGAACTTCCTCAGCGCCTCCTAGACTTAGTAAGGCATCCAGGGCCTCCTGTGTCATCTGTTTTACCTCTGCTTGCTCTGTGCTCATGTGTGGTTTTTGGTTGTTGGTTAATGCAAAATTAAACTAAAAAAGTTTTTTTGTATAAAAAATTATTAACAATTTACTCCTTTTTCTTCTTTTTCTCCTTCTCGATCGCTTTTTTCTTAGCTTCCAGTTCAGAAGCGGTGGTGTTCTCCCTGGCTATATTTACATCCATTTCTTTCATTTGCAGTTTGGCAGCTATTTCCTCCCGACGCAGATTGGCCTGATCACGTGCCTGCTGTAATCGATTAGTCTCTTTCTGCCTATCTAAGCCCATAGCTTGGTTAAATTCGGTCTGGTCCTGGATGACCTTAAGGTTGTCTAGGTAATCGTTCTGGGCATTATCATTAAGGTCTACTGCGCCGCTATAACCAGCAGCCCGGATCTCTGCTACTATAATATCTTTACGATTCTGACTCTCGATCCACCGGGTCTTCGCATCAAACTCTAACTGCTTCTCTTTTATCGCTGCCTCATTATTAGCCTTTTCAATCTCTAATTGTCTCTGATGTTGGGCTTCTACCTGTTCCTGCATGCGCTGTTTTATGCCATTCATCACATTAGATAATTCCCCTATTGAAGTTGCAGACTCTACATCCACCAAATCAAATATCTCAAAATTAGAAGTGTTATCTGAGCGTATTCTCTGCAATACAGCGTCAACTACACCTCTGGAATATGAACTTGATTTAGGATAAACGTTGATTTGCCTGAGTTTTAATTCTGATCCATTTATCTGGAAATTTACTTTTTGTCCGTGGGTGGTTGTGTATTGCAGGCGAACTGAGGGCTTGCTGGAATTATAATGCATTGCCAGGTCCGTCCGCATACCATGTACTCTAGGCATGAGCCAGTCCGAATGCTGTACAAATATCATTTCAGTCTGGTTATATGAAGCGTTAAGGTTTTCCTCTACGCCTGTAGCTGTCTGGCGGCCTGTTTGCTGCCCCAATCGCTGAGGATTTAATCCTACCGTAGAAAAAGCCGAAGATAAAAAAAACGCAGCCAATTCCATGCGAGACTTTAGCCTTCCGGTTTGGGAAAGATCTACTGACTGAAGCTGCGAGTTTGAGGATGCTGCATCTTGTGTATGTTGAAGACGTTTATCAAGAGGCAACATCTGGTAATTACGCATGGTCGCGTAGGCTTTCGAATAATTATGCTTTCCCCAGTCATCACCCAAAGATTCAGTAGGCAACAGGTTTGGGTCAAACGCTACTACAGTCCCCAACTCATCCATAAGAATATCGGAAATCTGGTTGTTGACAACATTGAAATTTATCTGGTAGGGCTCCATCAACTGTACCGGAGGTACAATCCGACCGTTGTAGTCGGAAAAAGTAGCTCCTTCAATAGGAAGACGAGCGCCGTATAAGGTACTGTCCTGATTAAATTGGTACCTGACAGGGCCAATCTTATTTTGATTAACCCCCAGATATATCGGATTGAAGCCAGTAACACCTGCTGGATTAACTGAAGACATGTTATTCCATGTAGGGATATTAGGTCCTATCTTGATAAATCCATATACCTGCGGAATCCAAGTCCAGTCAATATGTTCACCGAATATCAATGTATCGGGATTCTCAACTGATATAAAAGTTTTGTTATACACTGGCTTATTGGTTATCACGTAACTCTCATCAACAATATCTATTACCTGCTCCCCATTTTCCAAGATAGCTGTAAGCTTCCCTACCTTGCGCTGACTTTTCCAATACCCGGTAGTTACTCGGGCCATATAATTGGCTGGATCCTGAGTAGTATTGACCTGGTTTAATACTTTGTTGACAATACCGCCATCCATAATGTCCACCCCGGCAATACTTCGCTTCATATCCATGGAATAACGATCATTTTCCTGTATGGTTTTAGATGTGTCGTACAGGGCGTCTTTGTCATAACCAGTTAAAGCATATCGGGTATTAGTGGTAGGATATATGGTCTCCATGCTCTTCTGCTGGTCTTCGTTCATCAACCACCCGAAATTATCTATAACATCAGGTACAGTTAAGAGAGAAACATTGATAGCTGCATACCCCTCGGAGTAATAATGCTTATCAGGAGACTTAAATATAGCAGTAAGTACAGGATTCCAGGATTCTACCACATAGTCATCTTCCAACATCCGAAAATGCCAGCACTCTTTATCGAGCTCAACAGAATATCTAAAATTACGGATCTCCTGCTCCTCCATATTAAAACGATCGATATCTACCTGTGTCTGGTGATCAGCCCACTGTTCAATATTGGAACGGTAACTTGATTTGAACCAGGTTTGGATCTCGGGCAAAGATTTAGCCTGCTGCATTTGCTCCTGGTAGGCTTGCTGCCCTTCCGGGGAATCTATTGATATACCCATATCGGCCAGCTGGGCGTTAACCTTGGCTTCTGCCTCTGAGAGCAACACCTGGAGAACCTCATCACTCTTCATTTGCAGCAATTCATCATTGCTCCGCTCATCAGTTCCCTGGAACATGAATTCACTACGGCGCTGGGCAAACTCTGCCACAATAGAATTAACAAAAATGGGTGTGATCGGAAAAAACCTTAAAGAATCGTATCTTAAATCTTCGTCCGGCTGCATTAATATTTCCAATACATCCTGGTTTTGTGGATTGGTCGTAGGCATATAATCTGCCTTATCGATAACTCCTTTGGAAAGATTTATATTCTTTAATGCTCTCGGGGCAGTGATAAATATCTGCCTAAGTCCTTGCCATTCCCAATAATCAGCATTATTCTTAGCCCAATCGTCATCTTTTTCCTCACGGGGCAGAAATTGGAGGGGGGCTATAAAACTGCCTGTCTGGGTCCTGCCCCCTTTTAATTTTTTGCCCTGGGCTATCTCCGTGGAGGAGATTACAAGATTACCATCCATTGTGTTGTGTGTTATACAAAAATAAGTAATTATTTCAGATTCCGGAAGGGTTGTCTCTGTATAGCTCCATCCTCATGGCTTCTCTGCTTAAAAAACTGCTTGGTAACTACAGGTGGGGGGGCCTTCGTTTTAGGGTTAGTATATATTTTCCTTTTGTTGTAACCATAATTAGCCAGGTAAATCTTCACATAAGCTACCAAAGCACAATAAGCTATAAGTCGGTCACAGTTGATACCTGGCACATAAGCTTCCGCCTCCTTCATGATCATTATGGATGGTATCCGGTTTATTCCCCTAAGTACCACCACGTCCACACCTCCCTTATTAACAGTGTGTAGTTCTTCCTTCATGAAGCTGGTGCCATAGTTAATAAGGTGATTATCAAACATGCGGTTGGAATTATACCAACCGTAGTCCTGATAAGCATTAGAATTCGCCCCGATCTCAGCCAGAAATAGGATCTGCTTCTTAGGTATAAGGTATTGCTGGCGGCGTTTACCAATCATATAAGTAATAAACTCTCCAACGTTATTTTCTACAACTGCTTTGGCCCCATACATCTCAAGTATCAACGACGCCTGCTCAAAAGTCTCGTTAGGATCATCAAATCGGCCCGTCCACTCCAATGCTAGTTTACCAGGATGCACACTGCACTCGGCTGCCTCATCCCCCAGTTTCCAGACCTCCTCATCCATCCTGTAAACAAGAATACAGAATAATGATTCAGAATGTACGGTCTTGCCTGTCTTTACCGGGTCAATAGAAGCCACATAGGTTTTTCCGAACTCAAATCCCTCAACTGGCCTTTCATATACTTCCAGGCATCCTTCCTTATCCGGTGCTGTTTTTGATATCGGGTAATCCCTTATAGGCTTTTTAGCTGCTGTTTCAAACCTGGGCTTACCATCCTCCCCTCTTACAATTTTTAAATACTCAACAGGGAACTCACCATCCTCTATGCGTTGCTTCTGTTTTGCAATTAACTTCAACGGCCATAAGGATTCCTGGCGATAAGCGAAAGCTTCCCGGATAGAGAGTGGTCGCTGGGAGATATACATCTGGTAATTCTCCGGATCCCGAAGCTCGGCCAGTTTTCGCCATTTATAAATCTCAGCAAGGGCTTTCTCTTTATTTGAATTACCCCACTCATCATAACACTTAAGTGCTTCTCCCAGTGTATTGCCTTGTTCATCCTCCTCTACGGAGGTATAATTCCACCATTCCGGAACGAAAAATCCAACCTCAGCGCCAAACTCTGCGTCATCCGGTATATTATTCTCACAGGGTAGAAACCCGTAAACCGTTGGCTTGGTTACGAACTTCTTGAGTGGGGCAGCTGCAGTCAATTCCCCTACTGCCCCAGATACCATAACCAAACCTGTAATCAATCCTCCCATGGCAACGTTGGAAGATATGAACTCCATCGATTTATCTAAGGTGTCATTGGCGCCGGCCTCTTCCGCGTAGATAATAGATGCATTTCCTCCAATGCCGTTTGTTGGGTCCCTGTGAGTGGTGAATCCTGCGATTATAGAATCATTGCCTTTATATGTGCCGTCGAGCTGTTTTAACCTTTGTTGCCAGTATATACCTTCTCCGGGATCAAAAGGTCTCCTAAACGCGCAGTGGTTATTAATGTGATTCCTATAACCTTCCATGAATACCCACGCATCTGTGACTTTAGATAAATCCTTAGCGAATATTTTACAAACTGCATTGTCTGAAAACCACGCGCGGCACAGAATTATGGCAATGTTTTTAAGCGTATACCCAGATTGCCGCTTTTTAATCACTGCACTGTACTTACGCTCTATGATGCAGCGGTATATGTATAAAAAATAATGCAGATCTCCGTCCCATATATCTGCAAAATCTGGTCTGTTTTTTACCTTGTCGGGTATTGGGCAGTAATTGAGGTAAAAATAATAAACACCGGGAACGGCATATTCCAAACCCTCAGACGGCTTTTTATAAATTATAAATCCAGAAAAATTACATTTTTCCTTTTCGAAATCCCAGTGTTTTCTGTAGTCCTTAGAGACCGTGCTATATACCGGGTAGGCTTTGGTATTTCTATAAATATTAGCTTGCTCATTCCATACTCCTTCTGTATGTTTGAGGTTGTATTCCCCTGGGTATTTATATTTAGTCTTAATGAAGACAAACACATCTTTTCGAGTCTCGAAATCCGTGTATGACCACTCATTAGTATCTAGATCCAGTGTGGGGGCTCTTAGAAACATTTAGTGTGTTGTGTGTCTAAATTTTATTGGTCGTAGCCTGGCTGAAAACTTCCCCTATTTTTATTAGCCTTCATTTCTTCCAGTTCCTTCTCCACTTCCTTCTCTAATTTTCTAAACTCGGCTATCGTGGTGCCTGCTGATTTTATCTGAGCCTGGAGAGCTGACAAGTTCCCATCCCTTCCGTCAGTGATAGCCGCAGTGCCCGCATAATTTCCCACTTTCTCCAATAGCTTCTTGGTGGCCTTATAGTATCTCTGAACCGGCGTGATCTTCTCCTCGAACCACTCGCAGGCGTTTACCATAGCGGTATCCTCTAAAGTGTATTCCCCGGGAAAATCTTTAAGCACCCTATTCTGGATCTCATCCTCCGGATAATCGGCATACGGCCCCTGTATATCGTAGTAATATCTCAGGTACTGCAGGGCAGGTATCGGGTCCGTGTAAGCTTCCTTGACAGCCCGGAGTACCGGTATGCTTAATACGTGCACATTGATGGCAACTTTGCCATCAACTACTTCAAATAGCTCTCGAAAGTCGAACATGGTTATTTTCTTTAATGTAGCTAATTCCTATTTCTACTTCTCTTTTCATGTAAGGCACATGGACATCTTCTATGTCCTTGATAATTGGCTCTCCGTTTTCGTCATATCTTACCAATGGGTAACCGTATTTATCCAAGCCCTCTAATTCAAAGGTAACATATTCTATTGTTAATTCCTCTACTGTGATCTGGGGATTGTGCCTGGAGATCATGTAGGCGCCTAAACTCAGCTGTAAGGCATAATCGGTAAGGTGAGTATCGTCCAAGTGCCTTAGCGGAGGATTCAGTTTTTTGGTCTCACCCTTCCAGTTCACATAAGCTGGCTCTTTTAAATTCTTGTTGGTTTTATAGTCCCGCATGTACAGCTTGGAATCTTTTATAATGGGCTTATCGAATTGTCCGCAAGTACCGGCGGAGGCAATATATGTCAAATGCTCTGGGTAGACACCATCCTGTAATTTCTGATTAGGGGCGATCTTTACACCATTATCCCAAATAGGAGAAATCACAGGCAATTCTACACCCTTAAATGTGTACGTTGGGGAAGATAGCAGTAGCCTTTCCTGTTTGTCGTGATACCAGTTGCCTAGTTTTATGGATCTTGCATTCTCTTCCTTCCATATACGTTGTATTTCTTCAGGTGGAATTCCGTACCATTTGGATTTTTTAGATTTAGTAGAACTTAGCGATGTTTCTACCGGGTCAAATTTATCTTTGAATAGGCTACAGAATTTAGAAGCTGATAACCATTGAATGGTGGAGGCTGTATCGATATTCTCGTAATAATGCTTGTCTGGATAAAACCTTATCATGTGTCGCGGTAATTGGCTTTTTGTTTTAGTTTTTGTTCCTGCTCATAATCCATAATTTCATCCCATAAGAAGTGACGTCCTTCTTCTTTCTTAAGAGAGCAGCTGCATGATAAGCAATGCGTCATGTATTTTATATTACAACCGCAGAAGCCACACGCAGGCTTTCCTTTTAACTCTACAATATCCGCTGATCCGAATTTGTCGTAAAACCCGCAAACGTTACCCTCGCATATCTTGCGGCGCTCTGCTGCTATTCTTTTTATGTGCTGTTTGGGGAAAGTGCTATTCCACCACCCCTCCAGTATTTTCCACTTGCTTCTCCAGATTAGTCTGTAATTTATCGCCATACATTTTAATATTTCTATCTTCAAAATATTTCTTTACTTCGGGTTCAAACCCCTTCATAATCTCCGCCCGTCTTTCCAATTCTAATCGTATCATCAGACTTCGTTCGTCAGTAAATTGACTGAATTTAGCTATCAGCTTATTGATTACTTTTTGCCTGGTGAAAAATTTAATAGGCCTAAGTCTGATTATGCCAAGCCCGTGCACTCTAAACTGTATTGCCTGATAATTCACCATGTCAGCCTTCAATTTACCATAATAATACTCAATTACATCCTGGATGTATTCCTCAGGCAAGTTCAGCTTGTCGGCTGTTTTTCTGAACAGCTCTTTCGGGTCCGTTGGATTCAATGTGCATCAATGTTATGTTAACTACTATATTCCCCTTGGTCAAAATGTTGGCTCCTGGATCCAGGTATATAATCTTCTTACCTATTCCCTCCTTCTTAAGTATGGGAACTCTTTGGAGTTTATTGAGGGCAGTCTGTACCGATTGGGGAGAACTCAGTATACCCCGCTTAGCTGCCTCCTCACAGAAAAATGTAACACGGCACTCCCCAAGCTCTCCTAGTAGGGATAAAAGCATCAACTCCGTATAATTCAGTATGATATTTTTTATAAAGCAATATTGCATAATCTGATAACGTATGATTTCAGATCTGCTGCATTTGACACGCTTATTGACGGAGGTGGCGCCTCCCACCACCTGGCTATGCTGTTCCACTCTTAGTTTCCTCCTTTCCTTCCTTCGTGCTTTGTTCCTTCTGGGCATTCTCTAAAGCATCCTTCTGCATCTGCAGTAACTGCAAATACCTGATATTGTAATGCTCCCGGTTGTATCGGTGCTCCATTATTTTAGCCTTAGCCTCCCAGTATTTCTCCTCCAGTTGTAGACTGGGCAGTTCTTTTTCCAAGCCTGATAGGTATTTCTCCCGGGCCTTAGGATCTGGTTGTTGATTTTCCATAAGGCAAATATAATACCACTTTATTACTTATGCAAATAAAAGTTTTACTTTTTTAGTAAAATAGTATAAATGTAATATTGCTAATCAATAAAAACCCCAGGCACTTAATGACTGGGGCTTTTCGCGGGGTCTCAACTGTTAGTGTCTCCATAATTTCCAGGCTCCCAGGCCCAGGAGCACCAAGATAGCCAGTCTACCTGCATATAGCTGGAAAATCTCAAAATCAGTAATATGCCGCCTATCACACCTGGCTGGAACCTCCACCTCCCTGTAATGCTCGGGCACGGTTGTCGTAACTACCGCTTTGGTTTTAAGACTGTCCACTGGGGTTGCTATGGACAGGGATCCACCCTGTACAGAAATAGTAGCTGTCGAGCCTACAGATGTCTTAACTTCTTTCCTAAACTCCTGCCTAAGATGCCCAAACTCATCACAGAGTTCAGCGCAGGGATTAGGAATAAACTCCCGGATTTTAATCGTGTCCTTGATCATTACCGGAATTTCCTGCTCCACAGTCCTAATAACAATACTATCTTTTGTCCTGACGGGGCACTTCAAGCATGGATCAATGGTCCTGCATGCACTAATTAATAGGATCAGAAGGCTTATCAAGCCTATTTGAATTTGTCTCATTTTGTTTGACTTTATCATTGTGTACCTGGCTGCTTCCAAAGTAAAATCCAACAATCAACATGGTAATGTTAGTCACACTATTAACTATGGTGATAGTGGTACTTTCGGTAGAGGCTGCCTGTTTAAAAAGCACCCAATAGAATATACGAAAGGTAAAAAGGATAAACATCAGAGCTATTAAAGCTGTAATGTTCTCATTTAGCCATCCTTTTTTGGATTTTAATTTGTCTAAATTCATAAAGTTAAGACACCTTCAAGTTTTTCAATAATATGGGGCCGTATAAATATAGCACGCCTATATCTCCTATCAGCCCGCAACATAAACTCCCCTCCGTTACTGTTATTCTTAAAAGAGGTATTACCCTCATAACAACAAAATAACTCAGTATTTATAGCTCCAGCAAATATTCCAGTGTGGTCAAATTTACCATCTCCCTCCCAATCAAAAATTGCAATGTCTCCCGGGAGGGGGTCGGTCACCTGACGTCCCCACGTTGGTAAATGAGAAACAGCATAAGGACAGTTCGCATAACCTCTGGTGTATCCTATATTACCCAAAGGAGCTCCTGCTTGTGCCATTATCCAAGATACAGCTGTAGCACACCACGGATATGTAGACCCCTGCTTATCGCCGTCAAATACCTCACGACCATAAAACCAAGTATTGAACTTTACATTATTACTACCTGGCGGGTTCTCAAAAATACCCACCTGCTGTTTAGCCACTTCCAAGATCTTCCTGCGTATGGGACTTAAAGTGCTTACATCCAACCTGGCCTCCATAATCTATTTATTTTTATTCTTCAGATAATTCAAAATGTACTCAAGTAAATCATCCACCCTTAAAGTATATACCAGCCAATTTCCTACCTTTTCTCCCACTATGGTAATAGCTCCTATCACAATTGGGGAAACAGCATCGTCGAAAGATCGGAGCACCCACTTTCCTGACAAGAAAGCTGATCCCACTCCAATAACGAAAGAAAGTATAATGTTAAGCATAGATACTTTTTCTTTCTTCATTTGGATTGCTATCTTAACGCTCATAGCCACGCAGGCCACCAGTACCACCTTTACTAGGAAGTTCAGCCATTCGTTGGGAATATTCTTAAGTTTTTCTAACATCTAGTACTCTGAGATTATATAAAAAAGTAATAAAAACAATTCCAATAACGACCCAATCATTCCATGTGAATACAGTAATGTCAAACCATACCCTATCCACAAAATCTCCTACAGCAAACTCAATAGCTACATTCAGAAAAAGCGAAGAATAAACACTCACTTCCACTGGAATCTCTCGTAAAAAATTAATCTTTCTTATACCTAACATTAATGTAAGTAAAAATAGAATAGAATTTATCCGAGTTCTGGTCTTCCACCAAACTTCAAGGGCCTGAGCCCTGTCATTGTTTTCAGATTCTACCCACTTGAATAATCCCTTTACTCCGATATTTTTATGACTATCGGAGTATTCGATAAATTCAGACCCAAGGACATTAGTTCCGTTTGGCAAATAAATAAGCGTACAAACATGCGAATGAGTAGTAAAAATCAAAGGCACGAGTACGCTTATAAATAGGTGGATCCTCTTAACCACGGGTTTTAGGATAGGGCTGGTCTGGGTTTACTGTATAGCTGACTGCGTATACGTCCTCTCCGAAAGATTCCTGGTCGGATATTTGGCTACAGTCCCAATAAAGATCATTAAGGTGATCTAGGGCTTCCTCTTTTTCTCCCTGTGTAGACTGGTCATCTGAAAGTACAGCTATTGCAGATTCTCCTGTACCTTTTTCGGGTCCAGAAGTCCAGCCTGATATTTCAGAGCTTAAATTTGATAATGCTTCTTCGTAAGTCATGTTTTATTTTTGTTTTAGGTTAATTGTAAATCTATTTTATCCCATTCTAGTTGTCCCTCGTTCCAGACATAATAACTTCCATCCGAAGGGTAATCTAATGGAGGTTTCCATATCGCCAAATGCTCGTCAAACAACCACGAATTATATGGCTGAACTGGCGCGAATGCCTGTAGGCTCTCAATCCACCATCCCCCACTAGCTGCATAGTTCTTTCTAAACCCTTTGCTTCTTGCGTTTTTAGAAGTCTGGCGATATATGAAACGGTTGTTAGGAAAGTTTTTAGCTCCCCATGATTGCAAAAAAGCAATTCCCCTTGCCTCCAGCTCTTCTCCTCCCTCGCAAAGCCTGGAATCTGACACTCTAATCACATGAACCACATACATTCCTGTATGCTGTCCGCAAGGCATGGTCTGCTGTGTATCTATAATTGCAAAATGTGCCATAGGCTATAATACATAGTCAATTTAGGATGGATTAAAATATCTAATGACGTTCTTACCAGAGCCGCCGTCGCCTCCTTTCACACCAACTCCGCCATCTCCTCCACAGCCACCACCTCCGCCGCCAGTATTAGGCAAACCATCATTTCCTGAAAAAAGAACATTCGAACCATCTCCTCCTCCGCCTAATCCACCCGAACCTGGGGTGCCTATACGTACCGCCCCGCCTCCTCCGCCTCCATAATTACGGATAGTTCCTGTAATTCCGCTACTTATACCATCCCCTCCATTAGAATTGGAAAAGCCACTTGACCCCGGCGTATCCGAACCACCTCCACCTCCGGCATGCCATGTCCCATTATCAGTACCGTCTCCTCCCTTATTCCCCTGCCCGGCAACGCCGTTACCTGCAATCGCTGGAAGGCCTCCGGAAATAGAACCGCCTCCACCTCCACTACCGCCATCTGATCCGTTCGCATTAGTATTTGACTGACTAAAGGGTGCTCCTCCGGCACCCCCACCTTTAGCTACGATTGCTCCAAAAAAGCTATCTCCTCCATTGCTTGCAGGCGCAGCTCCTAAGCTTCCCTCAGCTGCTCCGATTCCTCCAGAACCGCCTGCTCCTACCATAACCGGGTAAGTTTGGGCTGTAACAACCAAGGTACCGGGCAAACTACCTCCACCGCCGCCCCCGCCTCCGGCAACTGATAGCCAACCAGGGCCGCCTCCACCGCCGCCTGCCTGTACTAAGTACTCAACCTCGTTATATGGTGCTATTCCTGGATAAATAACTTCAAAATCATCCGAATCGTTATATTCATGAACTGTATAATCTCCATCCTGTGTGCGGGTTCCTCCTGTAGCTACAATGTATAATCCGAAATCTACCTCTCCAAATACTTGAATAACAAAAGGACTTGCTACACCTCCAGATAAAGTAAGAGTCTCACTAAAGTAATCTCCTCTAGGCAAACCAGCCTTAAGCCGTACCGCATATATTAATCCAGTAGTTAAGGATCCACCAGTATAGACAATACTAAAAGAAGTCGAGCGCCAGATAGTTCCATCAAATACCTCAATATTGGAGGATGGGGTTACTGTTATGTTGCCTGCGGCCGGAGTAAGACCGTCGCCTAATATTTGGAAATTTTGAGAAGCTGCTGATGGTCCTAATCCCTGCTGATAGTCGAGACCTATTATAAGCCGGAGTACACTATTGTCGAAAGCAATTAAATAAGGGGGGGCCGGGAGGGAAGAATCCGCCCCTCCCTGAGCAAAAAAGGGAGATATAGCTATTACCCGAGATCTCATTTTATTTTATAAAAATTGATGCTGCCACTCATTAGTTGAATATTGGTAGCTAACATATCCATGGGGATTACATAGAGTATCCGGGCCTTCAGTACGTGCCCAGTTAATCCCATTATGCCTAATAGGTCAGTAGTTGTGTCTTGTGGAATTCCTCCGGATAAAACAGATATCACCGAGTCTGCCTCAGGCACAAAGGCATAATAATTCTTCCCTATGTGTAGTGTTGTGTCGGATATTACCTCCGATCCTCCCCTTGCTGTAAGTCTCTCCAGCTGAATACGCATGAGGTCTACCATGGCTTTCTGGTAGGGGGTGTTGGTCGTGCCTTGGCCGCTGTATGGGGTATTACCGATTGACATGAGAATATATTTTTAAGAGTGTTTGATTACCTGGTTACTTCCTGCCCTCCTACATAAGAAACCGTAGCTGTCCCGGTTGTTGCATATCTTATTCGCACATTAGCTCCGGCAGGTATCCAAGATACTATCTGTCCCGTTTGTCCCACCGTAAGTTGCAGTGTCACTGTTACGCCGACACCACTTGATGATCCAAAAGGCTGCAGACTGGCCCAACTGGAACCCCCATTAGTGGAATATTCCAAAAATACAGTGGCAGCAGAAGTTCCGACTAACAACGGGTTAGTAGTACTGCAGGTCACAAAGTAGGATACAAATGCAGGCTTCGTAGATATTGTAAATCCTGTAGAGGATGTGCTGGTGGTTACAGACCTGGCTGGATTATTAGTAATACTCGGCGCAGCTAATGATATTGTATAATTCGGATAACTTCCTGTTATCACAATGCCGTCTCCTGCTGTTAAGCTTATGGCCGGGGCCGGAATAATTACAGAATTCCCACCACTAATCGCCAAAGTATTACCGTTAGTGGCTGAATTTGTAGTTAAGGATAAAGTCTGCAACTCGTTAGTTATACTACCATCTACTTCCGCCTGGAGGGGTATATAGCCTATGGCTGTTGTAACCTGAGCGGTTGTAGGCGTATAAGTGATCGGCTTGTAATTAGCATCACTCTGTGCTTTAGTATAATAATTACTCAAATCTGTAGTAGGCAGCGTCACTGTGCCGCCTCCCAGGCTTAGCTGCAATGATCCTGAATTCAAGGATAAAGACTGCAATTCATTCGAAATATTACCATCTACCTCGACCTGTAAAGGTACATAATTCAAAGCCGTAGTCACTTGCTGAGAAGTGAGTGCGGCTGTCTGTGTTGGTATAACGAAAGAACCTCCGCCAACACTCAAGGATACAGTCTGCCCGGTTATAGAAATAGCTTGTATCTCATTTGTTGGATTCCCATCAACCTCCGCAGTTAAAAATCCGCTCGGGTTACCACTCAGCGGGTAGCCATCAGTTATACCATATCCTGCCAGTGTAGTTGGCTTTCCCGTCAAAGAACTGAATGCTTGGGCTGGAATAGCTACCGAATTGCCTCCGGCTGCATATATAGAATTACCTGCTACTCCTAGTGTCGGGGAGTATGCAGAAATGAAATTAAGGGGATTTGAATAAGGATAGGGCGTATAGGTTAAGGCGCCATTAATATCAGCAGCAGTGACACCCGTAATGTATCCTGCATTGTTAGTCCACTGTGTAATGTTGCCTGATTTATTAGTGAACGTCATGACATTGTTGCTTGTGGCATACCCTGCAAGCGCGTGGTTTCCCCAACCAAAAGCTGAGTCCCAGTTACCTATACGTACTGCTGTAACGCTGCTGGCTGCAGATGCAGTAAATACAGGGTCAACTTCAGAGGATATGTAACCTGCGGGATTGGCCGCCGAGTAAGGAGTATAACTCAGTGCGGAGATTATGGCGGCTGCTGTAAGAGAGACGCCTGGGGATCCTACTAGAAGCTTGCCTCGGCTATCAACACCTAGTACTCTACTAATAGTACCGTCACTTCGAGTAGAATCATAAGACAAAAAATGGACTCGATTAGCTTTCCACTTAGCAAAAGTAGAATCCAAAGCGCTCATGGTCCAGTTATCGCTATCCAGCATATACCACTGGTAGGTTGCGTCTGGAAGGTTGATACGGGCATACATATATTGGGCCCTGGCCGCCAGGGGAATACCCAATACAAGCAAAATAATGACTATTTTTAAAATCAGCATACCATTTAAATCTAAAGAAATTAAAGGATCTGAGGCATCAGCTTGATAGTATAGCTGGCAGAAGGCAGATTAACAGAGGAAGCTGAATAATTATTCAATCTCACTGTTATCACTCCGTCAACTGCCACATAGCCATCAAAGAAAATATTAGCTGTTTTAACAGCTGGAATAATCTCTACTAAATCTTTAGTTGTAGCCGAGGGTTCCGATACGGTCAACACAGAACTGGTCTGTGGCAGTGTATTGGCAAAATTCAAAGCGGCAGAAACGGTCTTCACTGCAACAAACGGGGATAACGTGTCTCCGCCCTTGGCGTGAATTAGTCCCTTCCAGTTTGATGATAGAGGTGTGGTGACTTGGGGAGCATAAATCATGTTGTGTGTTTTTTTTGTGTGTAGTACAAAAATAACACAATTTGCTCCCATAAAGTAAAAAAGGCTAATAAATTTGTTAAAAAGGTATCACAAACGAGACAATCCACTCCGTATGATCAGCTCATATAGTTCAGAGGCCCAATTCGAAGCCGAAAACTTGTCCCAGGCCAACTTAAATCCATTCTCAGCTATACTATTGCGTACGTCTGGATTTCTATACAAAAAGTCAAGGGCTTGGGTCAATTCGTATTTGTTCCTGTAGTAAACACAATGATACATGTCCATGAAATACTTTTCGATACCTGGAAATACCCGCATAAGGGCACAACTGCCGGCAGCCATGGCTCCCAGGTTACGAGGAGTAAAATAATCCTCTACATCCCAATAATTATTCTCACAAATTACCGCATACGATTCATTATATAATTTGGGGGTTTCACGAACGGGTAATACACCATTAACAAATCCTGATCCATAAAAAACAACCTGAGTCGGGTAATTAGCCTTCACCAACTCATAAATTTCCTTACGACTCTCACCTCCAGGAAGATGGCTGTAGAGGTTGCCTGCGTATGCTATTTTACCCTCTTGCAGCTGTTGATTGGGTAAAAACCTCCAACTCTGGATAGGCTCCCATATAAATTCGCATGGCTTGTTCAGGATTCTTCGATATACCTGGCGTTGTTCCCCGCTGAAGGGCACCAGGTAGAGATCCACTATCGGTTGGAATTCAATAAAGCTTTGGGATGGGAAAGGGGAATAATCGCCGGTCCACATAACAAAAGAGGCGCCGGTTTGTTCCTTTAGGATACGACAGTGCTCCATGTACATAGATGCCTGGTATAGTATCGTATGGGGCTTAAAATCAATTGCCTTCTGTAGGTCACCATCAAACAGGAACACATTATACTTTTCCGATAAGGCCCGGCTCAAATCCCCAAAATATCCATCATCCGAAATATGCAACTGGTAGTCCATGGGGATCCATAAAAGATTCTGCCGTACTTCCTGTTCCGGAATCGCCGTGTAATTAAAGCGCGGGTGATCCTTAAGGTAATCAGGCATCTGTAATTTATCATAAACCATAGGCTCTCCCCATAAGTCAGGATATACCGGATGCAGATCCGTATCTTCATTTCCGGGAGTCCAGGCCAGATATTTAGACATATAATTCTTACGTATCTCGGAACTATGAGAGAAAGTGCTCAACTTGTATCGGATAGTCTTCAGGCTTTGTGCCCAGCCAAAATGAAGCACTGTACCACTCAACAACTCTGTGTCGTCTGCCATAGCTACTACACGTTCCAATCTTACCGGGTGCTGATCATCCGCGTAGTAATGCTCCCAATCTCTAAAAAAATGCATGAACCCGGCCACTTTATAATACCGAGCCTGCTTAGATTCCAATTGCTCCAGCAGTTTTTTGGGTTCCAAATATATCTCATCGGCATCGATACGGAATATCACATCGAAGTCGGCAGAATGTTTATACCTCTCACTTATATGCTCTGCTTCCGAACCAAACCGATCGTGGGCCTCCCAAATCAGCTTATGGCCTAGAACTTCTGAAGCGATCTTAAATATTTGAGCTTCCGTATCAGGACAAGTGAGGTTAGCCGAAAACCCAAAGGATGGCTGACGACTATAAGCAATGTGGAATTTATCAACCACACCGTAAACGCTGATTAATGCCTCTCTTAAAAGTTCAGCTCCGTAATGAATGGCACAAAACCCAAGTACTTTCATTCTTTTTTGCCTTGTGATTTATAAAATGTATCTGCGGTGTATAAGGCGCGAGTGATCAACTCGTCAGCTATGGAAATATTTTTAGAGGTGGCTGTCTCAGAAATAGAAGCGTAAGCCATTCCGTTTCCATATACTCCGTTCAACATAGCTATCAATACCTTAATAGCCAGTTCTTCCTTTTTTTCTGATAATTCACTCATTGTTTTAGTTTTTCTATTTTAGCTTGCATCATATCACGGACTGTCGGCCATTCTTCTTTATCTTGCTCAATAACCCAATCTATTCCCTTTATAGAATAAATAGTACTCGATCCCTCATGGAAAGATTTAAGTTTGTCATACATCACTGTGGGGAAGCCAAGTTCTCGACATATCGAATATATCCAGTTATCTCCGAACCAGACCTTGATGTTTTTAGGTATGGGGTATACGCAGTGGGCATGCTGCCTGTTTAAAAATATAGCTATTCCTGGAAATCCTTCTGGGATCCACCTGTGCATATCAGATAAAAGATAATCTATATCGTGGAAAATTTCTTCCTTATTAACCTCTGTGGGAATAGGTACATAATTGGGGTATACCATCCAGAATTTTTGTAAAGCTCCTACAAAATCACGATGCAATATAATGTCAGAATTCAATATTCCCAAGTGCGTGTACTGCTCATTATTAATAAATTCCTCCAAGAAGAAATTCCAGGCAGGATTCACATAAATATTCTCAGGCCTATCTACAATCTTGACATTGGGTAGATCCCTGTAATTATCAAATAATATCTGTATTTCTTGGTTGTAACCATTAGCAAATAACATCACATCCACCGGGTGGTGAACAACCGACTCTATGCATTGTCGTGTAACATGCGGATTATTAACTATAGGGATGCACAATAGAAGTTTCATATCTTATTTACGCACTCCTTAAACTCATCTACCGTAATTACAGTCATCACTGGTGTATTTTTTCGATTAGCCTCATACCAGGCCCAATCAAATTTTGACATGTCCAGATTCGAACCCACAGGCTCGTGTCTGGGGAAAATCAATCCACATCCTTGATCGGTATCGATAATGAACATGACATCTTTACTTATCTCCTTTAATGCTGCCCATGCCTTCCAGCCATCTCCGTTGAGATAGGGATTCTGATGCTCTTCTGTTGGCGGTAAAAGATCATGAACCATAACTATGCCTCCAGGACACACCTTGTAAGCGTTTAATATATCTTTAGCTACCTGATCCGATCCGTGCCAGCCATCTATAAAACAAATGTGAAATTGCTCCTGGTTATGAGCAAAGAATTGATCGGACGTCATCTTATGCGTAGCTGCGCTACCAATATCGGGGTCTACGCCTACTTTGTAATCGCAGCTTATCTGGCTGAAGCACTCTCCCCACTGTACTCCTATTTCAAGGTACTTTTTAGCTCCCAGCTTGTCAATAAATAACTGTAGTATTTCCCAACGTTTCATCGTATTATCTCCTTATTATAGTTAGGGTGCAGTTTCAAAAAATCTGGAAGAGTGGTCTTATCGAAGGGTGTTGTGGTTTGCCAGATTTGACGTGACACAGGGTGTAGCCATTCTGCTTTCTCGTTGAGCCAATTGTCGTAAATGACTTTCCATTCGGGACGTAATTCCGAACGATGGCCTGATAGGCGCCATTTATACTCGGCTATCTGGTCACTTTGTGCGTATGAAAAATGATAGACTGTTAGGTTGACTTCTCCCTGTCCGGAATTTCTTCGCAGATTAAAGAAGCGAATGGGCCTGAAGCCATCTGTGCAAACCTCATTAAATGAGCGCCAAAAATTGAGATAACCTGCCACGCCATAGGCTCTATAAGGACCTTCATATACTTCATCTAGTACTCTGGATAAGGCCCCAGGATGGAAGACCTCATCTGAATCTACAGCAACTAACACGTCAAATCCGGCAGCGTGAGCAAATGCAGCATCCCGGTGTTGACCTTCAGACCTGTAAACCGCATGATCCCACACCAACTTAGAACCCAAAACCCTGTAGGCAATATCATAGAGCTCACCCTCTGTGTCTGGACAAGGAATATCTGTACTGTATCCCTGCGAACCTACAGGTGTGTAGAGTACTACAAACTTGTCTACTACAGCTTCTACACTTTTGAGGGAGGCCTCTAAATACTCTTTGCCGTAGAGGATCGGCATATATCCGATTACTTTCATTTATATTGATTCATTACTTGTTTAACTTGTTCTGGTGTTAACCATTTATCTATCGCGTGGTAGGTCAAAGTCCCCAGGCTAAATACAGACTCTATTCCCCATCTAAGGCAAACATCTCTGGGCGCTAAATTGCCCAGGTTATGGTAGTACATTGTATTGCAAAAATACACATCCTCATTTATATTCTTCCAGGGGTGGTTATTAATTACCTGCAGCATGACATTAGGATCTCTTAAGCTGAGGCCTCCGTTACCTCCCCGAGCCTGGAACCCCCAAGGGGCACCAACATAGGAGTATTCAAAAAAATCCTGTATACCAAATCTCAGGAACCCGCTATCGCTTTGAAAAATCAATACCCGATCATAATTTATATACTTTTCCCAAAAGGCAACAGAGGTTAACAATCGGTTGTATCCGCCTAACTCAGAAATCTCGCACTCAAAAAAAGTAGCTTCAGGAAACAAGTTAGACCATTCCCGTATCTTCGAACCTGTAGTCCATATCACCAGATCGTGATTGTAATCAATATAGTCCCTGTGACGATTAATCACAGGAACTATATCTACATTGCGTGTTTCTACGATTGTTAAACAGAGCTTCATTGTTACATCAAATTAGCTGCAGAGGTATATATTGCGGTACCGACAGTGGGTTCTACATAATCTGAAAACCCTTTAGTTCCGATGCCTCCTCCGTATTCAAATTTCATTCCGCCTCCACAGGCACCTGTAATTCCGCTACTTGCGACCCTTCCGTGGGAAGTGAATTCATCAGAAATCACTTGGAATTTATTTAAAAGTGGAGAACTCTTGTATTTATCATCGTTATCCCTTAAACCTGCAGATAACGATGTTGCTAAAAAGGGCGAACGGCCACCTCCACCTGATCCAGCTGCTCTTTATAATTGACAGGGATATTCATGGCAGCGGCCATTGATGCGCTGTGTTGACTAACAGAAAGTATTGTACTTAATTCTACAATTACCTTCGATTTAAGTCCTTCTTCTTTTTCCTGCTTGTCAGTAGGATGCCACAGGATCACATACTGAAATAGTTGTTGTTTTGTCATGTTATTGCCGGTTAAACCTGTACGCCGGAAGGTTCTATGATTTAACTTCTTATTACCTGGTAAAACTTAGGACGTCTAAACCGGTAATTAGCCCCGTCCTGATAAACAATTGTAAAGCTGAAATAGTCATTATTCTCAGTAATACAAACAACACAATTTCTTCCAGCAAGATCTATACAGGAAGCAATTGAGCCTGAATCCACATTGATATACTTCCGAATAGTAAACGTCTGATCTAAATCATTGGCCGTGTCCTGTAGTCTAATAACAGAATACATCAATTCTACAACAACATGGGAAGATGGGTTTGGAAGTTTGACCTGGGTGTATGCGGCGCCGTTCCAATGCTCCACCTGATTATATCTGGATATTTCTACCTGGCCGCGAAGGGTCCAACTTATAAGTATTAATAGGATTATTCGCATTCTTCTATTTGATTTATTTTCATTTCTAATTTTAAAAGCTTAAGCATCCTGGCAACCTCATGTATATAGAATTTGCCGCTTTCTAATTTCCGGTAATACGTTACCTGGTGGAAGCCTGCATATCTGGATATTCGCGGAATAGACACATTAAGTTCTTTACGCCTTGACTCTATTGTTTTTAATATGTCCGTGTCCATAATTTACTCTGTAGATACTTTTCAAGGAAAATATTGTATACTCTATAGGCGTGTACCCTTTTATGGAAGTAAAAATTATAATCTGATGCGTCGCTAATATATACCAGCACTTTCCAGATGCCTTCCATATCTGCCTTCCATAAATCCACGGATCTTATATGTGTATAACTAGACGAACATATAAAAAAGTTAATACCTTCTTTAGCGGGCAAAATTGAATCTTCCTCCAGGTCTAAAGAATCAAAATCCCCATGAAATTCGAAGTGATCATAGTGGAGATGGATCTCTAACTTTCGGCAGTTCGTAACCTCCTGCCTTTTTAATTTGACTGGTTGCAAGGTTATGATGGTAGCTACTTTAGGATCACTAGACTCCTTTATTGAGAATTCATGTATGATTTTTTGGTTGTCTTCCACAGTGTGTTGGTTTAAAAAACATTAACACCAATGCCGAATCGGGCAAGAATATCCTTGCAGTAGTTCAGTTCATGAGTTCTTTCTTTTTGTGTGGTGGGGGATTTCATTAGGGCTTAAGTATCAATTCGTAAAAGTCTTCATCGAATATATTCCTCTTGATATTCGGGTATTTTTCTCCAACGTATTTGAGAATTAATTCCATACATTTAAATGTATTCCTTGCGTTGGTCTTGAACCCGTCAGTAATTTTGACATGAAATGTGCTTTCAAACTCATTACATATTTCCACTTTTCCGTAAGCAGATAGCAAGTGTTTTAGTGTAGATATATTTATATCAGCTTTTTCCATATTTGACTTGTCTTCACATTGGTTCTTGTAAAACTGTTCCTCCTTGTCCCCAGTTACTTCCCCATAGAGTCTTATCCTCCAGTAAGCGATAAGCCTAATAACCTCTTTGTGTTCTTCTACATAAACAACCTCGCACCCACACTGCATTTCCCCTTCAATTAAATAAAGGATAGCTAGTAAGCACTCAATATGCGCGAGTACTTTTGTGTTGGTGTATTTGCTTTCGGGCGTTGAACTCATTTTTTCTTTTCAAGATTTTACTAACGCGTATTCCATGGCCTCATTAAAAGAACAGCCACCATTGTAATATGTAAGCACGTAATCAATTGAGCCATCATCTTGTCTAAAAGCCTGGAAAACATCTCCGCCTTCGCCATACCGCTTATTTTCCGTTCGGTATAATACATCATTGTAAAGAATGTATTCCCGGTAGCCATCCTGTAACAGGCATTCCAGGAAATTGTTGTTGTATTCGTTCTTTACACCTTTGAGTATCCTCTTGGCATAGTCCTCATTTGTTTCACCTTCAAGAAGCTGAACTGGAATTAATTTCCCAATATTGGTTTCTGTTTCTGACATAGTTTTTAAGTTATTGAATAAAAAACACTAGCAGCTTCCCTACTTAGATATTTCAGTTCAGAAATTAGCCAAATTCCTGCTGTAAACTCACCTAGGTTATTACAGCTATTTGGTTACCGCCCAGTGTAAAGGTCAAGGTCTTTGGCAGAGTTTGATACCTGCATGACAACCCGATATTTATTTCGCCATAGGCCTCCTCCGAAAAGGTGTGTTCAGGTCGGGAATTTCATAACTAAGCAGTCATTCGGTGTTCCATATTAAGGCCACATTACCTAATGCTTAATCAATTATTGTCTTATTAAATTAGCGTCTATTCTTCCGCCACAAAGACATTTGACCAATATTTCAAAAGAACGTAAGCAGCGGTGACCATTCACCGGGGGCGCCAAACGAGATCGGCTTATCCCCTACGTCCTGTATTCGCCCAGGACTGCTGCCATTTCAATTTTAATTCATCCGCTGATTAACAACAGTCTCGTCGGATGCCTCCGGTCCCCAGGCGGTTTCCACCAGATAATACTTCTCGCCATTATAACACACCGGATGCAGAACAATAGGATCGTCGTCAATAATCTGGTGGCCTTTCACTGCCTTACGTTCCATATTAAAATACTTAACAGGGGCAACAATTTCTCTGGAGACTTTAATTACTTTTTCTACCCAACGCACACCATACCCCCCATGCCCTCGGTATTGTTTTTCGCAGGAGATAAAGTCCTTATATGTAATTAGTTTAGAATCAATAATAGTCCTTCCCATACTTGTTTTCATTTCTAATGCATAACATTCATCCTCCGGATTGATCTTAAACGCTTCCATTTCCTTGAGGTTCTTTTCCGGGATCTCACCGATAAAATCACTTACCGTTCCCAGTACCAATCCATATTTATCACATATATCCTTAACGGCATCCGCTGTAATAAATTTATATTGCGGATAAGTTCTGGAAAAGAATTCCAATGCGGTTCTTTGTTTTTCATAGAATGATAACTTTCGGTTCAACTGGAAAGCCCGTGTAACCTCCTTTGAACTTGTAAACCCTAAGGCTTCTAATCGTTTAGATTTTTCCGTGATTTCGGCGTGGCTACATTTCAAATCTGATATAGTGGATGTAGCGGCCTGGAGGACCAGACTACCTGCGCTGTTGAATTCACGATGTACCTCCTCCACCAGCTCCTGCTGGCTTTTGCCTTGGGACGCTGAGTACCTCGACTCTGTATCCGCTTTTTTGTTCCAGTTAAATAACCTCATGACACAAATATAAGCACAGAATTGCAAATATGCAAATTTATTTTGTGGTAATTTTTTTATTATATTTGATCAAACCAAAACACAAAAATAAATGGCAAAACATCCTGGCTTCAAAGCCGTACAAAACAAGATCGCCAGCAAGGAAGGTATCAGCAAGAAAGCAGCTGGTGCGATCCTGGCAACATCCACCCGCAAGGCTAGTCCGGCGGCAAAGAAAAAGAATCCTAACCTGAAAAAGGTTAAGTGATCAATCACTAAAAAAAGAAAGGCCCAGCGATAAACTGGGCCTTAATTATTTAAGAATACCTATGCTACTCTAGGTGGCAATCACTAATGCTGTAGTCTGCATTTCCCGGATCATTCCGGGACTCACACTTGGTCTTCGCATCGGACTTGGTGGACTCCGAAATAATGGAGCCTGATGAGTTTGCCCTGCCATAGGTAGTTACGGTACAGCGGCAAGTGTAATCCTTCTTGCAGCCAAATGCGATCACTATGAGCGCAAACATTAAAACTGATTTCTTCATGGTTATTGTTTTTTTATAGTTCCATGTTGCAAATATGCAAAAAGAGATCCAGATAAACAAATAAAAAACCCGGCACTGGTTTGTGCCGGGCGCCCGCCTAACAGAAGGAGATGCTGACGGGAGGTTATCTTAACAAGAGATGCCTCAAATATATAAACAATAATCCAGGTATACAAACACCGGCAATTAATTCTCCGAAGTTATGTCGGAAGATGGTTTAGTATTTACGCATGGGCGCACTGTCCTCCTGGAGGACCTTGAATAGCCGGCTCATGATATCGTCCATGTCTGATACTGATGGCATGGGATACCGGGACTGCAGCTTCAGGAGCCTCTCTGGCTCCTCACCTGACAGGTGATTATTGACTTTGATTGCTATGAAGAACCGGTTCAGCTCGTCCATGAGAGCCTGGTTCTTATAAATCCGTAATTCTTTTCGTGATCTTCTTTCCATACCTGTTATTATGCAAACAGGTTACACTGATCCGGGATAACCTCCAGATGGTTTAAAGGGAGATTTCCTATCCTCAAAAGGGAAGGAGGACTGTAAAATCCCTCCTTTAAAAACCATGACAAAGTATGTCGTAAAGAACGGACAGTGCTATAAGCTACTGTTCAGGAAAACCGTTCGCCACTACCTGACCAAGAGGTTAATAACCTCAAGGAAAGGGAAGGTGATGGTCGTACCTGTCCAGGTAGACTGTTCCTTCTGTGGTTGCTGTTAATAACAGCTTCCATCTGGATTAGGATGAGGTGGAGCTTACACCCCACCTACTTTTCTTTCCGGTGGTCGCGCACGTATATAGTTACCCTCAAGGACGGTCTCATTAGCTGACAAATCTCCAGTTAGCGCTGGGTGTCTGAGATGTGAGGTAGAAGCTCACAACCGCTCTTCTTGTTAAAGTGATTGTTACCAAGGTGGGGTTTAAGTAGTCATTCCCTTAATGTGTCCACTGAGGTTCAATCCGCCCCAATCAGGTCATATGTTAACTGGTCGGGAATTAAAGCCGCACATGGCGGCTTCAAAAATATTGTTCTTTCGTTGCGCTCTGACGGCATCATTATAGTCCGGGAGCGGCCGACCAGCGTTAGAACATAAAGGGCTCGTTAGGAAACTCGACCGGTATTTCCAACCGGATGGTGGGAACCTAGCTGGGCTCTTTTTCATTTACGAATGTACGGACAAATTCTCATCCAACCAAAAATATATGGTGCCGTGGTGTTTAGATGCCGTGTCACGCGCGGTGCCGCTCATGGGTCCCCCAATCTACCCCGCCACCCAATCTCTCCGCTGGGCCCCACCCGGGGGGGTTCCAATCTCTCAAATTCCATCTATTAGGGCGATTTTCTAAAACCGGATTTTTTATGACAAAGATCAGCCCACCAGCTCGTCTCCAGGAACAACAACGGCCAACCAGAGCTGACCTGGCGGCTGGCAGACGATGCCAGGCCGTCTCGAATACCTGGGGAGACAAGGAATGCTAAAACAGCTAAAAGCCACGATAGCACCCCTTAGCCCCCTTATCGCACACCCGGCGCCGCTCAATCTCTCGCATCCATTGTCTTAGCAATCAATCATATACAATATTTAACTTCTTAAAACCACAACAAATGAATCACTTTAAAAGAGAAACAGTCACCGGTCTTACCGGCTGCCGCATCCGCCAGCAGTACAAGCTACTCTGGATTAAGATGCTGCATAACAAAAGGCGCACATGTAGCGTCTATCCGCTCACCCGGGATAACAGGGTGCCCGAGGAAATACTGGAAGAGAGCCGGTTCGTCCCAGGGTTATTCAAGAACAAGGCAACAAAGGAGAGGTTTAAGCTGGTGCAGGGCAAAGACAAATACACCAACCTGATACCATGTACAGCGTGATCGCCTTCATCCTGGGGCTGGGAAGAGTTATAATAAGGCCGGCGTCGAAAGACCACGGCTTTTATTATAGCCCCTCCCACAGCTCCCGCATCAAGGCCAAGCGACTGGCATTGCGTTAACCGCGCCCCCTTATCCCTCCCTATTCTGCCTATTCTCTCTCATTCATTATCCTAATCAATTAACAATTAAAAACAAAAGAACATGAGCACATTAAAACTCACATCAGATGGCTCCTACTACAAGCGTAGCTCAGGAGTAGACGGCCTGACCACTGCCAAGCAGGTATTCCGTTACAACGTTACCGGGGACGAAAAAGACATCGTTGAATACATTGCCGAGCGCGTGAAGGGCGGCGCCAAGGAAACATCGATAAAGACAGAGACCGGCGTTAAGTACTATACCGATCGCTTTGTTCCAAACGGCACCAGCCTGGACAAAACCCAGGATGGCCGGTTCTTTCCCAACACTGCCAAATGGGATCAGATCCTGAGCCTGCAGAAACAGGGCCACTCCTACGAGGCTGCCGTGGCAATGGTGTCGGCATAAGAATTGCACTGTATTTAAAAAAGCTAGGCCGGGAGACTTGTGCTCCCGGCATTTCACATCAAAAAAGCTCAGTTGTGTGGAGCAAAGTGGCCTGTCCTTTGTGTGGAGGCTGGCCGGCCCCTGGGAGTTGTGTCCCGGGGGCTTTTCTATTTCACTGGGGAGTAGGGGTCAACCGGATCGTATACCGGGCGCTGTTCGAGTCAGCGACTCTCCACTAAACGAGGCGACAAGCCCACAACATAACCACGGGACGGATCAGCTCCAGATAAGCAGCTGGTGGACACGTCTCCTTAACAATAAAATGGAGAGCTGGATGCATGTTGGGCTGTCCGCATGGTGGCTTTGGGTTGCCACTCTTTTCTCCGGGTTCGATTCCCGGGCTCTCCACCAGCAACACATTGCGCCTCGACAAGCACCGACGGGTGTTTCGTTGGTCAGACGTGGTAGCCTTCAATAAGCTACTGATGTCCGTAAAATGGGAAAAAGCACCACATGGATACAGGGGTCCCAACGATAGAGGATGTAATTTACCAGCACCGAACGCTAATACCAAAACGGGCGTCGAGTACTATCGGAAGATAGTCGCTGGCTTATTTTGCCAATAACTTTTATTAATTTTAAAAATTGACAGACATGGAACCCAGAGAAATAACACTTACCGGCACGATCCATATCGCACACTTCAGGTTCTATGATGGCCTGCATTATGTAAAGGACAAGCCTTTGAAACAAACCACCCAGTGGGAGGAACTGGACGGCGGCACAGGATATATGGTGGCCTGTGGCGATGTGATGGTGCGGGTGCCTGAAGACTATTGCCCGCACATCAAAAGAAGAATAATAACCATTTAAAAACCAAAAAAACATGACAACACACGAGATTATTGATGACACGGTTGCCTTTTACGGCGCCGATCCGGTGGGCCGGAGATCCCTGAAACTGACAGAGACAGAAGAGCACGATTTAGTTCAAAATGCTTGTTTATACATAGGACCTGGTGGGAAAAAATGTGCATTCGCAAGGTTTGTAAAGGAAGAAGATTTATACGAATTACGACAACGAGAGGGAACGTGTGCAGGATTTGTACTAGAATCAGTTACGCTGGAAGACAAGGTATCAAAAATCAAAAACAAAATGTTCTGGAATAGTGTACAGGCCATTCACGACCAGAGTTCTCATTGGGATGAAAATGGCATAACAGACCAGGGCATCGAGTTTGTCCAAGAGCTAAAGGATAAATATCCCAACGTGGAAGAACTTGCTGATAGGCGAGAAGAAGCCGGCTAAAAACCGGCTTTTTTTAACAAATAGGACGAAACACCGTATCCATTGAGTGAAGCTATAAGATTACCCGCATTTTACCATACTTTTTAGGCGTTTGGCTGAGTAAAGCGTCGTATGAATTGCCACAATTCAGATCTTTTCCGCCTTTATACCTGGTACCAGGCAACCTTTTAGCCTCCAGATCGGCACGTTTTCCGCCTTAAAGCCTGTCTGTTCAGGCATCAAGCCTCCAGATAAAACTTTTTTCGGCTCTGTTCCGCGTCCCTCTAAGGCTACAGGCTCATTTTTGGCCTTTTTTAGGGGCAAATAGAGCGCATATTTGGCTTCCAGCTGTGCTGTGGGCCGGTTTATTTAATTCTGGCGCCATTAGCTGGCTTTTCGGTGTAAGTTATTGAGAATTAAGGAGATGAGTTGGGGTTTGGTCTTGAATTTTGCGGCCCGCCCCCACTTCATTTCAACTGCGGCCTACCGGGCGGCTCTTATAGCGGCCCATCCGTAAATACTTTCTACTGTTCTTGGAGGTGGGATCAGGTATAATATCAAATAATAGTATTCTTCCATAGTTGAGAGTGTAACCTGACAATATCAATATACGTATAAGCAGCATTAGGAAGATGATCCTGGGGCTTTGTGGGATGCTATGGCCTGTAAACCGGCCAATTCCCGCTGTTTCACCAGCATTCGCCATACCTAACCACCAGCCACCTGTTAAATTTTTTGCGAGTATATCAAGCCGTACTATATTTGCACGGGGATTGCCTTTATCTTAAAAGACTAAATATGAAAAAAATATCCACACTTACCGCCATAGCGGCCATGATGGAGGCTGCTGTCTTTTAACAAAGGAAGATAATGAAGACATTAGCTTTATCAAAAATGCCAAGCTGCTAGCAGAAGGCTGAGTAGATCTAAGGGCGCGGCCTTTTTGCGAATCCAGCGGCATAACCTCCAATCTGCAGCTCATAACTCATGAAGTAAAAGATTGCACTAAATTTCAACCTAAAGAATAAAAAGCATATTCAGATTTTACTACCCTCCAATAAAAAAATTAAATATGACACCAAGAATCCAAAAAGCAATTGACATTTTCCTCGACGCTATAAATGAGAGAACATTAACCAAAGGCAACTGCGCAGCATGTGCAGTTGGTAATTTAGTGGCGACTGGAATGAACATAAAATTAAGACCCTATACGCTCTGCGAAAATTCAAACAGCGATTGGGGCAATCTATTTTATACTGACGAGACAGGCTGCCAGGTATACCGCAAAGATCTATTAAGCCCCACAGCATTAAAAAAGGCCATGGATAATATAGAGGCAACCGATTTCACAGAAACAGAGTTAATGCGCATTGAACATGCATTTGAGACCAATACCAAAATTAGACATGAAAGCTACTATCGTTATCAAAAAGAACAAATACGCCAAGATCAAATAAAGGGCCTTGCAGCGGTAGTAGAAGTAATGCTCGAAATGGACAATTGCACAGAAAACACAAAAGAAGTATTTACCAAAAAAGCAGAGCTTATACCTATTTAATCATGGAAAATAACTTAAAAAAACTAATCGAGACCTATCAATGCCCTGGATGCATGATGGGAAATAGGATAGAATGCTTTAAGCCTGCGGAATATGGAAAGCAATGCGCTGCACATCGTCCGGGCACATTTATATCTTCGATAGGTAAAATACTTCTTGGAATGCCAAAAGGCTTTGACCGGACAAATGATAGCCTGGGCGAATCCAAATACGATCTGAAGATCCTGGAAGCGCCAGAGTACGATAAGTTCAATGTTGCTGTTTGGAAGCATCTCGACGGGCATGGCAATACACTAGTAAGGGGCCTAATGCCTCGGCTAAATCAACCTTTTGTACATATCTACGAAGGAGACCAACGGGATAAAATAAGCTGCCTGGAGATCACACAGGAAGACATTAACGAGATGGACTAAAGATACCGCATGGCCCCTATAAGCCGCGCGATTAAATGGACTGGTGGCGTTTTGATCTGTCTGCCGCCAGTAGCTTGCAGGACAGATTCGGACGGGGCCAATAGGTGAGAGAAGGGGAAGGTTAATAGCCTTCCCTTTATAAAGTTCTTTGAAGATAAACGGCTAAACATTGATCCATTGTAAATCGCTGCAAATAGGCGTTTAGATTGTACTTATTGGAGGTAAACCAATTAAAAATACCCCATATAGGACAGTAGTTTACATAAAGATACTAATCCTGAATTGACAGGATGATGAACCGGAGGATTTACCATACACTATATATCTTAACAGACTAGAGTGTTCTTAAGTGGAGTAGATCGCCGTAGTAGTTGCTGTAAAGCTAGATGTGTTGTTCCCTTGAGAAAGGAATCGATGACCAAAGCTATTAGAGCAGTGAATAAGAGAGTAAGGGACAAAGGTAGCTCTACAACACAAATGAGACTCAGCAAGTAGTTAGTTACATTCCTAGTCTTAATTGATAGAGTGTGTAATACGATGGCTTAACATTAGCTTCTAACTATGTGACCCTACTCTTTCAGCAGACAAGAGGGTGCTAAACAAACTAATAACAAAACTTAACATGAGAATGAGAAAAGAAAAAATCCTTGAAGACCTTGCTATCGAAGAGGCAAAGAACTTAAAAAACCTTGCAAAACCTGAAGAGATTAACAATTTAAATCCAGCATCATTTGATCCTACTGACCCTGCGAGGTGCATATACGGACAGATGACCGGGAGTTGTTGGTCGGATCGTGCAAATGAACTGATCATCAAATGCTGCACCAAAGTAACACATTGGATAGATGTAGATGTTTTTAGCTATGAAATAAACGGCAAAGCGACAAACAAAAGGCACGGCCCCAAAGAAGCAGATGAAACTTCCGAGTATTATTCTCCCATCGAAACTTTGATATTCGAGGAAGACGTATATGATTTCGAGGATACATTCTACTCCAAGCGGATCATGGCTTTTCTAAAAGACGAAACAAAGGAATTATCATTCGACTGATACTGATATAGTATGCCGCTGGCCGGGATGCGCCCGGTTAAAAAAAATAAAACATGAAAAACATTAAGATCCTGGGATTCTTTTTAATAGGAATAGCACTTAACCTATTAGCTGTATCAATTATATATGTGGACATAATACAACCTATGATAGCCGGTTTCTGTATTTTTGAAGCTTATATCTGTATTATTCATCCAGAAAAAATAACCAAAGAATGAACACTTTATCTTTTAGCATAAATCTAATAACAGTATGCATGTATACAACATCGCTTGTATTGTGCATTTTTACATTAATTAAAAACTGGAAATAAATGGGAGCAAGAGCACAAGTACACATGGAAGAAAGTGGTGTATATCTTTATACGCATTGGGGATCTGGAACATTGAAAAAGGATGTAGCAAGGGCCTTAAAAAAGAAATGGCGCTGGGACGACGTGGAATACCTCACACGAATAATATTCGACGAAATGGTGGGAAAGGAGCAGGGCGAAGAAACTGGCTACGGTATCGGGACAAATGTAGCAGGAGATGCTGAATACATTATACACATCTCCAATAATCTTATTACAGTAACCGGGTATAGCCTCTGGACAGGAACCTTTGATGAATTTATAAAACAATTCAGCTGATGGAAGCAGAGATCACTAAAATACTAGACTTGGATGCCAGCGATATATCAAAAGACTTATATAAATCCCTGGCCAAGATAAGCACAGATTACCGGGATTTAACGCTAGGGGAACATCTGTACTCCGAAGAGAACATCAACACAGTAATCCATGGCGTATCAAAAAAAACAGGAGAAGAAATCCAGGCCATAAAAAACCTAATGCGAAAGCACGACTGTGCATACTTTAGAATTAAAATCATTTAAATCAACAAACATGCAAACAAAACGTAAATCATCATTACAGGAACTCGTTACCGAACTACAGTCAGAAAATCTCCAGAAACGCGATATGGTCATACCCGCTAAATGCCTAACTATGGAGAATGGCAAATTAAAAGTATTCAATTGCGGAAATAGCCAGGAACTGGAAAAAATATTAAGCGAAACAGGAATACACAGCACAGAATCAGCCGATACCAGTATAGCCCTGGAGTGTATGGAAACAGCTGATCAACACATCGCCGAAAAACTAGGCATACCGAACAAATACTACCAGCGTATGAGGGAAGATAGTATTGAGCTTCTGGATAATAACGTGGCGCATTGGCTGGACAGGTCTAAAAACAATTACCTGCTTCGCACGTTTGTGGATAAAGAGCAAAAACAGGGATTCGCCAGGGCTCTTTTGTCGGACCGGTTTAAAACCATCGATAATTATGACATATTACTAACCGTGCTGGAAGCTGTTCGCGAATCAGGACTCAATATTCAAATCGATGCTGATTCCTGTGACCTGAGCGAGAAGCGCATGTACGTCCGCTTCATATGTCCTGAGGTAGAGATCCAGGCTCCTGAAATTCTCAAAAACTACCGTCCTGATGGAAAACCTAACGAAGCTGGCACAGGCATCATCTCAGGATTTGTAATATCCAACTCAGAGGTTGGCCACGGCTCATTCTCTATCAGCCCAAGGGCTGTTGTACTGGCCTGCAGGAATGGTATGGTAAGGCCATCTGACAAGTTTGCCCAGCGCCACCTGGGAGCCAAAATGGACGAATACGAAAGCATCAACTGGAGCCAGGAAACAAAACAGAAAAACCTGGAGCTAATCTTAAACCAGGTAAAGGACTACATCAAGCGCTTCACTTCTGAAGAATACCTGGGGCTGATGGTACGTGATACCATTGAGAAGGGCTCCAAGGAACTGCAAAACCCGATGGATTGCATCAAGGCTGTTACACAGTCATTGGAGATCTCAGAAGACAAACAGAACTCTATCCTTAACTTCTTCATCAAATCAGGCGACCTTACAGGCTTTGGCGTACAACAGGCTATTACGCTATATGCCGGCAAAACCGAAAACCCTGACGAGCAGTACGAATTGGAAGAAGTGGCAGCAAATATCCTGGATAACATTACAGTCTACGACAGACCTTTGGCTAAAAAATCCACAAAATCACAGGCAAAACTTAATTAATAACCAATCCCCGGGGCCTAACAAGGTCCTGGGGATTTATACACACAGCATGCAACATTTAAACAATATCCCTCCATTTTATATCGGTCAAAAAGTAATTTACATAGGTACCGAAATTACTAAATTGGATAAATCCAAAATTCATATGGTAACAGAATTGTATCATAATGAGTATGGTTGTTGGGAAGTGACTGTAGATGGTATACCGTTCAAAATGCAAGAACTTGAAGATCCGTATAGTACGCATTGGTACTGCCAGTCCTGTAAAAAAGATTACCCTATAACTTCAAATAACACGAAATTGCCTTACGCCTGGGACTCCAGAGATTTCAAAGCTATTCAAAAGTTCCCACTCATTAAACTTTCAAAGATTCAGGAAAAGGAGCCTACATTTTGTGCATCATGAAATATTATGACTTCAAAAAAATTAAAGGCTACGGAGAGTTTATAAAGCACTATCATTCAAAAGTAAGGCAATTTACTCATCCGCTTCTTGTAAACGAAATAGGTATAACGCTAGAATGCCTTTCAGATGTGAACTGTCCAGGATCTACAGAAATACTGGAAGCCATTATTAAACACCGTGGTAAACAAAAATAAAAATCAGAGAACATTTGATAATGAAGCACAATCTGATAGAAAATATAGAGTTTGATTTGGATAAAGCAAGCGAAATGTACCAAGCCTTGAAATCAGACTACGGCATTAAGGATTTCCTGAAAGTAAATCAAATTATTAAAGACTCTGCGAAATACGCCATTCAAAAATTCAAGAAAAACATCCCAATTTGGAATGAAATCAAAATAGTTTTCGTCCTTCGTATAGGGAGCGGCATGCTTGGCAGATTCAGGACTGGAACATCATCTGGAATTCCAATCATAATCATGTCCGAGAGTGCTATATTAAAGGCGGCCGAAAAATACAACGTCCCATTATCATTGGCTGTTGAGACAACTATTTATCATGAGCTTGGCCATGCATTATGTGAAGTTGATTTTGAGCAATATGAAAACGCTCATTTGAAGGTTGATGATGAGGAGGAGTGGGTAGAGGAATTTTCCCGGAATTTCTACGAATGGGATGAGGTTCCTGAGGATTTAGAACGATTAGTTACGTCGGAATACAAATAACGCTTACCTATTCAAATCATAAAAAAAAACAAACATGACATATAAATTCAAAGCAACAATGACAGATGTATACATAACTACTATCACAGTGGAAGCTACATCTCTAAGAGAAGCTCTCAAACTGGCAGAAGAGGACATAGAGGCCTGCCCTATTGATACCCGCAGCAACACGCTGGATAGTAGTGATACAAGACTGGAACAAATCTAATAACCCACAAAAAAATGGAGACAACAAAAATAAAAGTAACAGTGGAGATGGTTACTCCCACAATTGCGAAAATGTGGCTACAAATGATGCCTACAAATCGCAGTGAAAACCAATACAACTTTGAAGCTATTAAATCCGCTATGAATAGGGATAAATTCGTTCAGACTGGCGAATCTATTAAATTCAATATCGACAACGAGCTGATCGATGGCCAACATCGTCTTCGCGGAATTGTAACCACTAACAAAGCCCAGGAACTTGTCATCGTGCGTGGATTAAGCAGGGAAGCATTTAAATACATAGACACAGGCAAAACCCGCACTGCCTCAGACGTACTCTCAATTGAAGGGATTGAATATTCCTCACGAATTGCTGCTATGGCCAAATTCATTATCAATTTCAAATCAGGGAGGTTCTTCGTAGCCGCATCTCAAAACTATAAAAAAACGCGCATCAACAATAGTGACATAAGCGCCTTTGTGTCGAATAACCTGGAAAAGTTAAGGGAATCCATGGAATATGGATACAATAAACACAATAAAGTAATAAGTAGTTCCATACTCTCAGCGATGCATTTCATCCTGGAAGAGAAAAATTCGGAAGCAGCTGATGACTTTTGCTATAAGATAGCTAAGGGCCATGATCTGGCGGATACGAGTCCTATCTTCCAGCTTCGTCAGCGACTGATCTCTGATCAGCGCCATAAATACAAAATACGCTCGTTAGAAAAACTTGCGCTGCTGTGTAAGGCGTGGAACCTGTATCGATCTGGTAAACGGGTAAAGAATTTAACCTGGCAGTCTACTGAACCATTCCCTAAACCTATTTAAAAACTAAATCCTAAACAATTATGGAAAAAGCAACAAAATATGCCATAAGATTCTTGTCCAGAAGACAGCCAGAATTCGGCCCCTATTGTTTCGAAAAATGCCCTACAGTCCTATGGTATAAAATCCTGGATGATTTTATCCTAGCCAAAGGAGAAGAAGCTTTACAAGCCTTAGCTGGATTTTATATATATGCGATCGATCACATAAAGGAAGAGAATAAAGTCACAAACGCAATTGCTGAAACATTCTCGCATGACCTGGGCGGAATGAACGACGAGTGGTGTCTGCCCCGAAGTAACTCCTATTTGGAATTCTGGAAAAAAGAAATGGATAAACATGAATGGAATTAACCCACATAAAATATATCACCAGTTCAAAAAGTGGCTAGAAAATTCATTCGGTAAGGATTTGATTTATTATTCAACAGTAACAATTGCTGGCAAGGATTTTAAAACAAGGAACATTAAAGAGCCGGAATTCTCTTCCCGTCTGTGTGGTTTCCGAGTGATAGAAAGGATAGAAAAATATGCCACACGCCATCCTGAAATTAAAATATGTAGATGTGACGACAGCATATTCGCAGGTTCAATCATTGTACTTGTGCCTCACCCAATGATGGGAATAAGTGTATTTTTTATTCCACAATGCACCTCAACTCAAAATGAATTATTCTTATACCAAGATCACTTGGTGTCTTTGATCAAATATCTGGATGATATGGGAGCAGCAGTCTATCCTAAAAATGGAACTCTGGAGAATAAATATACTAAACTACTTAAAAAGAAAAGACAATGAGTGAATTAAAGCATACGCCTGGGCCATGGATATATACCAGAGAAGATCAGCAAGTACATCTGCCTAATGATCACTCAAAATTAATTGCTGACATTCGTGGCTGGGGCTGGATTCAAAAGTTGCCAAATGCAGAAGAAATTCAAGATGCGAATGGTGAACTTATCGCCGAAGCCGGAACTGTTGCCTCAGAGTGCGGCCTAACCCCCAGGCAATTGCTGGAGCAAAGAGACGATCTAAACAACAAACTATATAAATTGCATACGGACATGGTAAATCAAAAAAATGAGTTATTAGAAGCTGTAAAATATGCCAGGAGATTCCTTAATCCTGATTATTGTGATGTATATTATATCGACGATTTAATTAAAAAATACCCCCATAACCTATGAAAGAACAATTCGTAACCTTCTACACAGCCCAAAAGCTAAAAGAACTGGGGTTCAAAGAGCCAAGCAATCATTTTTATACGCTGGAAGGTAAACTAATGGCGAGAAATTTAACCTCGGGTGACGAGCCTATGGATTTTGAACCAGAAGATTTTTACGAAAACTTTAACAGCGGTGTAATGTACAATGTGGGTAGCAAAGGTCAGTATGTAATTACCGCCCCTACCTGGTACCAGGTAATCTGGTGGCTGAGGGAAAACCATAAAATAAAGGTGATAGAAAATGTTGATTTTGGTTGGGATGTTTATAAATGGCACGCCAAAGATAATTGCTATTATTTGTGTGAAAACGGCCAAGTAGCAACCCTTGAAACCGCAATAAATAAATCTTTAAGAGAAATAACATGGAAAAATTCAAATTAGGGCCATTACAGGAAAAATGGCTCACGATTCTGGAAACACACCCGGAAAGGCAGATGAAAGGTAGCCTGGGAAGTGGTACATTAGAAAACTACAAGGCCTGCTGCCTGGGCGTCGCTGCTATTGTATGTGGCACTGGAAGGTTTAACGATATTAATGTTTTAATGGACGAATACAATATTCGAAGCGACGCATACCTTCTAAATTTTGAAATAATGGGACTTAGGGATAAAGCAGGTCGTTCGCTCAAAACATTTAATGGTGGATATAGGACATTAACAGATGCAAATGATAATGGCGTAACCTGGACAAAAATAGCAGAAGAAATACGGAAAGACCCAACAAACTTTTTTACAAAATCAGCATGAGACATCCAACCAAAAAACAAGTGCAAAAGGTGATTGATAATTTCAGAAAAGTATTGCCGCAAGCCCAACGCCTTCAAAGGAAAGAAGGCTGTTCGGTCAATATGTCAGAAATAAACATAGACGCAGCCTGCGGCACTCCCATGTGCCATGGGGGATGGTATGCCGTCAGCACATGTAAAAATGCAATAAACTTCTCCGGGGGCAAAACATTAATGGCTGAACATTTAGGATTTGATGCGTCGTATGAATTAAAGAGTTGGGCCATGAATAACCCAGAAATTTGGGGGAACTATTATGGGGAAGAAATGTTCAATTTTAATAGGGCATTCAACCACCATGGTAAATTAACACTCCCAAAGATCATCAGGCACTGGATAAACGTACAAAAAAGGTTACCTAAATAAAATGAGCAATTACAGAGGAAGCATAAAAATACCAAAACTCTTTGCACAAGGCAAAGCAGGCGCGTCAGGCGTCAATCAATCCACAGGCCAGGAATTATATTACCAAGGCAACCTGATCGCCCAGTGGCGTAAGAATGGCCTGTGGATCTCCAATGGCGGATTTGTCCCGGAAAATGGCGCCACGGGCAGCCAGACTACAAAAACTAAACTCAATGCCCTTCCAAAAGTTGATATCCAGCAACGTAACTACAAGTGGTATCTAAACGGGGCTGAATGGGATGGATCCTGGAAGCGTATAAAAGGCACTAAAAAACCTAAGAGCATCAACAGGGGAAGATCGGGTGGTTATTATGTGATGGGTTCGAGGTGGCGATCATCAGATGCCTGGATAGGCCAGGATGAGCCTGTGTATGCAGTGGTGGGAGCGAATGACACTGGCACTTGGTCAGATTCACCATGTCGTACAGAGGTCTGCGACAAGGAATTGGAAGATATCCGCCAGATGCTTTTAAAGCACGGCATCCCAACAAAGGAAAAGGCCTGCCAAACCTCCAACTTGTTCTGTATATCGCGATACCTAATCCCACAGCTAAAGAACGTGGAGAAGGCTAGGAAAATCGTAGCTGACTACTTATTAACGAACGAAACACGGCTGCTCTATATTGTTGAACTTCCAAAATAATTAAAACAATCATACTATGACTTTCAAGGAAATCAACTCCCACGAGGACGCCTGCAGGGTATTGGGGAAAGACCCGGCGCAATCTATAACCACTGACCAGAAGATAACAGACATCTGCAATAGTTTCAATAAGCTGAGCGGCTTTAAGGCTGATTTTAATAACCCTAAACAGAAAAAGTGGCGCCCCTTTTTCATAATGGATGAGGCGGGCTTCCGCTTCGATGACTCGTGCTACGGTGATTCGTACTCTAGTGTGGATGTCGGCTCTCGCCTTTGCCATTATGTAGGATCCCAGGAGGAAGCTGATCATCTGGGACAGCAGTTTGAGGCGCTACATGGCGCTCACTATATGGGACAGTAACATGACAAATAAGACAAATAAATGGCAAAAACATCAAAAAAATATCCCGAACACAAAAAGCTACAAAAAGTCCATAAAGAATCCCAGGCCATCGGCGCATTCTTGGAATGGCTAAGTAGCGAAGGCATTTACCTTGCAGAAAAGAGCTCTGAGGGCACCAGTTTAAGAAAATTATACAGTGATCCAAATATGATCTTAGCGGTATATTACGGAATAAACCTGACTACCCTGGAAAAAGAGAAAAGGGCTATGTTAGAGGAACTAAAATAATCATCAATATTAAAAACAAAAAAAAATGGGATGTGATATACACATGTTTTGCGAGATCCGCTTTCACAAAGAGGGAAAATGGCAGGAAGTCGGAAAGATTTTCAAAAACAAATACCACAAGCCGGGCAAAGAAAATGTGGTTGATGAGGATGGCTATGAGTGGAATCCTGAATTTGTAAGAACTCCCTATGATATCCGGAATTACGATTTATTTGCTATACTCGCTGATGTAAGGAATGGCCGTGGGTTTGCTAGCATAAAGACCGGCGAAGGGTTCGTACCAATCTGTGAGCCAAAGGGTCTGCCAAAAGATGTATCGGAATTTATCCGGGAACAATCCGACAGATGGGATGGAGACGGACATTCTCATAGTTTTTTAACAGTTCAAGAACTAAAAGATTATGATTGGGATCAAACCACAGTACTCAGAGGCAGTATACCGTTTGAGGACTGGAAAAAGCTTCATGTCGCTAAAAAGTGTCCAGAAGCTTATTGTGGGGCCATTTCGGGCCCAGGAATTGTAACGATAGACGAAACAACAGCCTCACTGATTCTGGACGGCAAAATCCCTAAAGATCTGGAGGGGAAAAGGATCTACGTGGATTATTATTGGTCGGAAACCTATCGCAGCTGCTGTGATTTCTTCGTTGAAGAAACAATTCCGGAACTTGAAAAGCTAGGAGATCCAAAAGATGTGAGAATAGTGTTTTGGTTTGATAATTAGATAAAAATTAACAAATAGCGGCATAGTAATCCTTTCTAACTTCCTAAACGTCAATACTAAAAACAACAAGCTTAAGCTGGATGCGTCAAGAAGGGGCTAAAACGTAAACAAAGAACGTCAAAAAAAGAGATCAGAAGGACCAGGAATTCGGCAGCATCCTCATCACCCGCCCATAACGGTCCTGGTAGTGGTGCTTAAGGCAGGCAGATTCGGCAAATTGCAGAGCGCGGGAATTCCCGGTCAGTATGACCAGGGGTGCGTTCTTGATTTTCCGGGCTTTGCCTGCTTTGAGTAGCTTTTTCATGAAGTAGACCGCCGAGGTCTTCTTGGTCCCCAGGTGGGCCCCAATCCGCTTATAGGAGGCATAATACGTCGTTACACCAGGTAGCAGGGTAAACCTGCCGTGCTTTCTCTCCCGTCTCCGGGCGGATGCGTCATATCGGTCCGACTGTTGCCTCAAATGATCGAATTGTGCCTTTTTGCACTTTAGGATCTCGTACTTTAAAATATCAATAACCTCCCGCAGGGTTTTCACATTCCGGGGTATTATAAACCCGATGCGGGATCTGCTCACGGTAATATCATCAGCCAGGTCGTGCAGCTTGCGGAAGCAATAGTTGCCATTATGGTGTCTGACAAGGCCTGCCTTCTCTGCCCGCGCCAGGTATTTACGTACGCTGGCAGCTGAGATGCCCAGGGACTTGCCCATCTTACGCAGGGAGCCTGCATACAGGCAGGAATTGACAAACCTGAGCTTAAGGAACACGCATAGACCTAAAGCCTTCAGACCACCGCCTGAGGCAAAGTGTTCTATAAGGCGATAGGTTATACGCATAGGTGTATCCTGGAGAGGGTTAAAGTGTTGCGCAGTTTAACGACTCGTAAGAAAAAACAAAAACGGATACACCCGGACTGTTAATGTGTTTCATATTTTTGTTTTTTCATATTACATTCGTAACTGCGCAGTGTGAAGATAAGTAACCTTTAGGATCAAAATAGCTCTACACAAAAATAATTTCGTACTAATAACCAATAAATTACGTAAAAAAGAATAAAAATGGCTAAAAAAGACAAGAGAGAGCCTATTATAGGCTACAAGGTATTTAATTCAGACTTAACGTGTCGTGGATTTCAATTTGAGATAGGTAAGAGTTACAAACACACAGGCGAGTTAAAGATATGTAACAGTGGATTCCACTTCTGCCTTAATGCATCACATTGTTTCTCATATTATAGCTTCGACCTTAAAAATGCAGTTTGCGAGGTAGAGGCCCTGGGGGACATTCAAACACACAGTGAGGATTCAAAAGTTGTGACTAATCACATTAAGATCATCCGTCAGCTGACCTGGGATGAGGTATTAAAAGTTTCCAATGAAGGAACTGGCAATACTGGACACGGCAACGCCGGTAATGACAACGCCGGTAATCGCAACGCCGGTAATCGCAACGCCGGTAATCGCAACGCCGGTAATTACAACGCCGGTAATCGCAACGCCGGTTATGGCAACGCCGGTAATGACAACGCCGGTAATTACAACGCCGGTAATCGCAACGCCGGTTATGGCAACGCCGGTAATGACAACGCCGGAGCGTTTAACACTACCGAATCATTCAGAATGTTTAACAAGCAATCTAAATGGACATTTGAAGATTTCAGGAAATCGAAAGCATTTGAACTACTACACACAATCGACACGACCATGTGGATAGCCTCCTACCAAATGTCAGAACAAGAAAAGAAGGATCATCCACACCATGTAACAACTGGTGGATATATTAAGAACATTCCATTTAAGGAAGCTTTCGTTAATAAATGGAATAATTGGAGTGAATCAAGTCAGGAGGCTTTTAAAAATCTGCCAGGTTTTGATTCTAAAGTATTTGAGGAAGCCACAGGCGTTAAAGTAAAAAAATAAATGAAAACAGTCACAAATCAAATCGAAGATTTACTCGAAAAAGCTAATTCGTTGGCTGAATACGAGGTAAATCGCCTCGCTCGGGAAGTACTGAAGAATAATCCGGAACTGGCGAGCTTCGTCATGGGAATGGGTAGTTATTTTTTCAGGGCTAATAAAGCTGCGTGCAGCTTATTTACCTTCGACGTAGGTAATATAATCCATACGTCTATGGGTGAAAATTTATCAATCTTGCGGAATATGACTGGCTATAAAGAACTGGAAGACTTTATAGCCAGGTGGGACTACGAATTAAAGTTAACAGGATCTCCTATGATTCTTACAAGTAAAGAGATAGAAACAAATAGATAAATATGAAAAAATTTGTAATCAAAAGTGTCGAGATAAGGATAGTGGAAGCCAATTATGAGAGTGGACAAATGCCGGAAACCGAGACTTCTCAATTCCCAACGTCGTTCAGAGGTGAAATGTTTAACACCGTCGAAGAATTAATATTAATTCTCGGTGAACCCACAATTAATAAGGAATGTTTTGTGGCTTTTGAGGATAGAATAATAGTCAGCTATATGTGCGACGACCGCCAATTACCACTGTCTGCTCTTGAAGAGGAAGAGTGGAAAGCTGGCAGATTTGTAGCCTACCAAAAAACTATTGATGTTCAAGTGAGTGTTATCGAGGAATATAACGCTACTCAGAAAGAAATAGCAGAATTACTATTAATACAAAATTATTAAATCAAAAATGAAACCATGCAAAAAGAGATATTAACAGTAGAATTTCGTTACCAGGATGTGCCTAAAGATGAATATCTTGTCGATTATGTGACTAAGAGGATAACGATAGGCATATACGACACTTTGGAGGAGGCTGTTAGCGTAGGCAATCAGGTGATACAAATCCTGGCTGAAAAATTTAAGGTAAGGCCTGAGGATGATAATTTCAAACTTGTGTTCTTGTTCGGAAATCCTAAAAGATTAGTATCTAATTGTTTTTATCCTACAAGGGGTATACAATTCTTTGCGAATATAACGCCACTAAAATTCGACAATCTGTCGGATACCATAGAAGAAGCTTTTAAAGCAGCCGACAGGTATGAAAAGTACAAGAAAGAAATAAATGAATAACAATGGATGCAAGAACAATTTATTATTACTGGCGTATCTATCGCCACTACCTTAGTCGCCACGGATTATTTGACGACAGCGATACTATTGGAAAAAGAAAAACTTCTTATTTTTTGCCTGGAGGCATATTAACTAAAAACTTAAAAGACAATGATAAATAAAACACTAAAAGACCTCGTAATAAAAGAGGCAAAGAACCTCCGGAAGGCCGCAAGCCAGGAAGAATTACGTAAACTTAATTTTAGATCGCTACATCCCCAGTCCTCTAGTTTATGCATATACGGACAGATGACCGGGAGTTGTTGGTCGGGTAGGGCATTAGAGCTGATTCTATCGTGTGCAGAGGGGGTATATAAAGTGACACCTCGCATGGGTGATTACTTAGGAAATTCTGAACTCAGTGGTAAACCATATAAGCTACCCTCGGGTTTTACCAGGAATGACAAATATTGCTCACCCATAGAAAAATTCATAGCATTAGCCAAAAGGACAGAGAGAGATATCTGGAATGAAGAACTGATTAAATACCTGCGGGGCGAGATAAAAATCTTAAAATTCAAATAAAATGCAAATAGTGATAGTAATTAAGGACGGCAATATTGAGAAGATTCTGGCTGATTCCAAACGGGTTGAAGTATCGGTAATAGATGCAGATTTTGCTAATCCTCTAGCCTTTACTTATACTCCAGACGAAATCCTAACACCTGAGGCATTAAAGCATTTCATTGATGGATATGAATAAGCATATTGAACTATTCAGTTCAGGGCTCTCGCTTCAGCGGGATCCCGATCTTGACTTTGGTCACCATTTCAAAGGGTACGGTATACACGATTCCTGGGTAAATATAAAAATGTGGGCCCATGGCCAGCAAGCTATTATACTGATCACCAACGGCGAAGGCACAAGCGTTACCAATGCAGCTGAGCAGATCTTAACGGAAGTATATAACAAGTCCATAAAGTACCAAAATTTCCACCATCTTAACTGCGTATGGATAGAGACCTACAATCCGCAGAAGGGAATAGACTTTATTATTCCCAAATGGGCATATAAAGGTCTGGAACCCATGGTGGAATCTGTAACGTGGAAACATTTAGGAAAACTATTATGACAGAGGAGGAGTATAATGCGCTGCCAGACTGCGAATACCAGTGTGAGCATGGCTGGCTGCCAGGTAAGTTTGTCCGACGAGCCTGGGCCTCGGTCAATGTAGCTATAAAGACCAAAACCTATGGTATCGTAATTACCAGGTATCTGGCCAGCAGAGTGCGTATAGGAGGGACTGTTCTGAGCAGGATCTCAGAATTTGATTTTACAAATCCATTTAAACCATTCTAAAAAAATGAAAGCTAAAAAAATCCATATAGCAACCAACAGTAGAAAATACCGCGTGTTGCGCGCATCTGCATTAGATTATTACGTATGGGTTGAATTCCTGGATGATCCAGGCAAAGAATACTTAGTCATGCACTACCAGTCTCAATAAGGGTGCGTTAAGCCCTTTTAACCTTAAAACACAGCAAAATGAAAAAACCTTCGGTAAAACTAATTGGGGAAAATGGCAACACAATGAACTTACTGTCCATCTGCACTAGGGCACTTAAACGCGACGGACAGGCCGAAAAGGCACGGGAATTAACCCAAAAAATATTCAACGCTGCGAGTTACAAGGATGCCTTAAAAATATTAGGCGAATACGTTAATATTAAATAATGCTCCCCCTAACGCGGTGAATAACATAAAAAACAATGAATGTAAGTAAAAGCTATACTCTATTTAAAATTAAATATCGGGTTGAAATTAAATCCGACTCTATCATTCAAACAAAATGGTGCTTGCAAAATGATAGCGGAATTGGAAGTCCTGAATACACTATCTGCGGCTTGGCTACACCAGATTCCACACTTAAAATGGAAGATTTTGAGGCAACTGGACACAAAAGTGGTGGCACGATCACATGTCCCGATTGTTTGCGACATTTGAATTGGTGTAAAAAAGTAAAATAATAAATAAAAACTTATCAAAATGAAAAAACCAGTAAACATGAGGTTGTGGTACCCAACAGAAAAACGAATGGTATATACAGGCATGATTACATTTGATTTGAGGGATTGTTCTTGGATGTGGGAAGGCAGACATGGTTCGTTCCATTCCCATTTTGGGGAGTTAATGTACGGTACAGGCATTATCATTATTCACAAAGGAAAAGAGCGTGAATTATTTGAGGGAGATATTATTCGTGTTGGAGGTAAAGAAGGAAATACGGTTGAAATTGTCAGAAATGAGCGTGGCGGCGGGTTTAATACTAAGCCAGAAATTACTTATGCCTCCTGGGGATGGGAAGAAACCATATGCGATCATTCAGATCGTATAGAATATCTCGGAAACGTTTTTGAAACTCCTGAATTGCAAACCTTCCCTGTTTCCTGATAAGTTCAGGGAACGCCTCCTAAGAGTAAGCGCCGAGAGATAATACGCTAAATACTCGGTATCTCTGCCCCCACCCGACATACAGCGGTGGGGGTTTGGAAAAAAGGTGAGACACTTGAAGATTTAAAATTATGGAAAACAGTCCGGTTTTAACCTTTGAATGTATGGCAAGTGAAATCAACTAAACTTTAACAGTTAAAAGAAATGAAAACAACTAAAACAATACACACAAACGCCGATATTTCTACAGAGTTAGCTAAGGGCATTGCTTTAAAGTTATTCCTAGATGAAGACTTCTTTATCATTGAGAATGGCGAAGAAGTACTAGCGTTTGAGGGAGAGCTGAAAAAAGCTAAACAAAAATTTAAGGCCGCAGGTAACAAATCAGACGATTCATTTACGGAGTGGGCATTAGAGAGCTTAATTAGAGTTACAGAAATTTTTAAAGATGAAGAATCCGATGGGTATATGGTGCTTACCGACGAAGAAGCGTATGAAAAAGCGGCGCAAAATATTGAAGATAGCCTGTGGGCATTTGACCCAAGTTTTTTATCTAATATGACTGGTATTGATATGTCAGTTTTTGAAGCAGTTCAAGCGAATGGGAAATGCGAAGATAACAACGACGCCATTAGGAGTTGTATTGGTGATGTGGAGAACTTTGTTCAGGAGGCTATTGAAGCAGACGGACGAGGACACTTTATATCATCTTATGACGGGAAAGAACAAGAGCAAACAGTTAGCGATGTATTGTATTATATTTATCGACTGCGATAATGGATAAAGTAATCATCTTGGAATGTCAAATCCAATACTGGCAGTCACGACAAAGTCATGCCTTCAGATCAACATTCGATTCGGAGCATTACATAAAAGTAATACAGGCCAAGGTGGATGCCTGCAATTCCACCATTAATAAAGAGCACAAAAAGACATGAAGCCAGACTACGATAAAATGTACAGGATCCTCAAAGGCCCAAACGACCTGATGACTCAGCAGGCCCGCAGGAATGCCTTATGGTTGAAAGCCCGGGCACAGGAGAGAATCAACCAGGCCAAACAGGAGATTCTCAACCGGTTCCTGGCTGACACATACCGACGTTATTTTCCAGATGCTACAGGAGAGTCATTGCCTATTATTACATCCCCTGTGATTGATAGTACGGTAGATATACCTACGATCCGATTTAATAAACATCAACTCTATGAAATATTGGAGGAAAGTGGTATACTTGCCTGATGTCATTCCCGGAACATAAGAAAGAACGCCTGGGCAAACTAATAAAAAAGCGGAACCGCAAGGCCTGGACGGAGCAATCTATCCAGGCGTTGTTGGTAAAGCTGGAAAAACTATGGGACGGTAAACTAAAACCAGAGGATTTATATAGTCCAGGCGTAACATACCAGGACCTGATAAGGGAGCTGGGCATACACAATGAATTATGATACCTAAAAAAGCAATAGACCCTGAATTATTGGAAAGGTTTTCCATCCTCTTAAGGGAGCAAAAGGAACCCGCAGCCATAAAACAGGCACTGTCAATAAGCAACAATGACTATATCCGTTACCTTTCCGAGTACATTAAGGTAATGAAAGCAGCTACAAAAGTCAACAAGGTTCTATATAAAACACCCAGAGAAGAACAGGCAGCCGATACCTGGGAGAAAATTAATATCCTTATACAGTGTTACCAAAATACCAGTAAAATGGAAGACAGGATCCACTTCGAAAGGCACATCGACCACCTGGCAGAGTATTATGCCTCCTACCTTGTTCATCCTTAAAAATACAAACAATGGATACAAAAGACAAAAAAGAAATATTGGAGCTATATATCCGGCAGGTCGATTCCCAAATATCAGAGCTGGAGGAGCTCAGATCAACGTTGGAGGAAAGGCTCAATAAGATTAAAGCTCAACACTTACTAAATAATACTGAATCTAGTATTAACTCAAAGACATAAAACATTAAAAAAATGAAAGCACAATATATAAGTTTATGGGCAAATAATGTAAGGGTAAGTACTTTATGTGAATACGAACCCCAAACCAATTTAGTTTTCAACATAGATACTGCTGATGTAGAGGGTTTGGAAATATTACTCAAAGAATACGTAGAACTTCCAGACGGGACTCGTCTATTTACATTTACCTGCGAAGATGATCGAATTGTGATTAACGGCGAGGTACAAGAAGAGATTTAATAAATTTTTAAGATTAGTGCAAAGTAAATCTATTAAGCGGGGAGAATATTTGTAGGATTGCTGCAAAGTGGTATCTTTGTGGCAATGACAAAACTAATAACCAGAGGATTCAAGTATAAGGGGTTCATGTTTGGCTATATTGGCCGGGGCCTATACCGGCTTCCTACCCAAATATATCGAAGGTCATACCCGTTGAAGAAGATTCCAATGATCCAGGTAGGATCTCAAGGGAGGTTCGGATACCGGCTTATCCGGGACCGCAAATCCGAACAGCAAGTAAAACAAATGACCAGGAACTTTAAAAGACCAATAGAAGTATGAATTTAATAGATCTAAACATGGTAGCTCTCGTTCTGGAGAGCCTCAATGCAGAGATGATCTACAAGATCAACGACAATGAAGCAAACCGCCCACCAACAGACTCAGTTATCTTCCTGACCACTGACGGTAAGAACCACATGGTATCTTTCATGGGGGATGCATTGTGGAACTCAGCCCAGGAGGAGCAATTAGAGGATACAATGTCAAGAGATCATCTCGATCTCAACGACAAGGAGCACTTCGAGACATTCATCCGCCAGGCGGTTAACTTTAAAATAAAGGAGTATGACAATGTTACGCTCTAGGGGCCGTTTATTCAACCCGCAGGATCAGGCAATCCTTGACGAGGACTTTATCCGCGCTATTGTGACGGTGCTGGAAATAACTGATGATGGTGTGTTCGCTGTGATCCAGCTGGGCAATGAAAGACGTACAGTACCTACAGAAAGACTAACAACCTATAACCGAATATCACATGGAGAACGAAGGACAAATGGATCTGGTACACCCAGAACTGAACCAACTGGACGTAATACGGACAGCCGAGGCGATCGCCCTAAGAATAAAGGAGGGACAGGTAGATCCCCTGCAGGTCCTGGCAGCCTTTAAGCAGGTTGAAAAAATACAGGAAAAGATCAAGGAGACATTGCGAACCGCTGCCGTATCTGAAATGAGCAAATATGGCGAGAAGGAAGTAACAAAATATGGCATGACTTTCGAGCCTATGGAGGCAGGCGTAAGCTATGATTATTCCGTATGTAATGATCCTGAGTTAACGCAGTTACAGGAAGTACTGGCAAAGTACCAGGCAAAGCTGAAAACCCGTCAAACATTCTTACGGGCTCTTAAGGAGCCTGTAGAAATAGTGGATGAGGATACCGGGGAGATAACAAAGCTGTATCCACCAGTTAAGACCTCAACATCAACAGTTAAATGTGTTATTAATTAAAAATGGAAAATTTCGATAAACACTTTAAGAAGGCCGCTCTAAGTACGCTTATATTTGGTGCATTGCTAGCAGTTGCGACATTTGCGTCTTTGTCATACCTCTGTAGGTCCATAGAATCAGAAAAGGCTGAGATTGAAGCCAATATTGGAAAGAAAATAGTAGTGGAAAAAGATACACTGCTAGTTATTGACTACTCCAGAGTTTTTAAAACCTATAAGTTATCTAACGGCGTGGAGTACAGTATAGACTTTGTTAAGCCCCGAATAATCAAATGAAGAGAATAGCACTATACGTAAACTATTACATTGACCAGCATACAGAGAGACATAGTGAACTGGAGACATGCCTGATGCACAACATCATGACTGATTTCGACGAAGTACATCTCATAACCACCCCGCAACACCGGAAGGAAATGTCTCTTAGGGGGGCAACCCACGCACATTTCCACCAGGCAGACCACCGCCCTTCCGTAGATGAGTATATAGAGCTTGCCAATGAGAATAATGACGGTGATACTGTTGTAGTGATCTGTAACTCTGATATATTTTTCCAGGATGATGCTGTCAAGCTACTAAAGGAATATCCCTGGGATAAAGTCAAGACCTTTATGGGGTTGTCCAGGCACGATGTGACCCCGTTAGGGGATCATGCGTTGTTGGATCGCAGGGATTCACAGGATGCTTTTGTGTGGCACGGCAAGTGTAATATTACGGGTATGGAATGCCCATTGGGATTTCCTGGGGTGGATAATAGATTTATGCGGAAGGCTAGTGAGGCCGGATACAAAGTGCTCAACCCTGCCAGAGATATCAAAGCGCTACATTTACATAACGTAAAGATCAATAATTACCGGGACGCCAATAATAATGTGAAAGGAGATCAGATATGTCCTGAGCCTTATTATTTTGTTGCCCCACATCATTTATAAAATGACTGAAGAAGTAAAAATAACCATCCATACGCTAAGAAAACTTACCTTGTTAGACAAGTTAGATTCTGATATGAAGCAACTGAAAGCTCGAATAAGAGCTAGGAGGGGCTACATTTTGAATAATAATCAGAAAATAGAAGCAAGTATAGACGAAGCAGTTTTGAAGTGTGTGCGTGAAGAATTAAAGGAATTGCAGAAAAAGAAAAAAAACAAATGGACGCTCGACAACTACGAATAGATCTACTTATAGAATATTTATATGAGGACCCCAGCAATGGCATTAAATGTTGGGTCGAAAGCCGGGTAAGAGCATCCGATGTTGTGGCCTGCGAGGAATACCCAAGCAAATACCGACCAATTCCCATCAGTGAGCACAAATTGTTAGAATTGGGTTGGCGGAAAAATGGCAGACATTTCGAAAGGGGCGATTGGAGTGGATTGTTCCTGACCTATAGAATGTAGTGGTACCTCAAAAGAACACTAAGGAATGGTGAGGTTATAACTATTTGTTATGGCTTTGAATATATCCACCAACTCCAAAATATATATCAAGCACTTGAAGGTGAAGAGTTGTCCTTAAAAAATTACCCCTGTAACCTAACTCTTTAGCCTGTTCAAAACTTTTTTGCCACAATAGGGTGTAAATTGCCACAATTGTCTGTATGTTTGTAACGCTGACACGGACAATGAGTAAATATTTCAACGATTTTTATTGTTAACCAACAACCCGAAGGGGCACCGGGCAACTTTCCATGCTTCCGCATTGATCGTGCCAGCACCCGGTGACCCCCAAGGTTTTTTGTCGCTATGCCTATCTGGACACCTAAACACGAGTCTTATAAGGAAACCCTTATATACATTAGGGGGAGAAAGGAAGGTAAAGTTAAATCTTTACTTACCCCCTGGAGGACAATGAATGAGATAAGTGTGGATGGTATAGAGTGGGGCTCGTGTGTATTATTTGGTGCCCGGCCAGGTGTAGGTAAGAGCTTAATGAAGTCCCAGCTGGTACGTGAGGCATTTAACTTAAATGCCGACCAACGATTCCGTAACCTGGCTTTTGAGTGGGAAATGCCGCTATTAATGGAAAATATCCGGGAGCTGGCAGCCTACCTGAACCGAAGCTACCAGTATATGTGTAGCGTTAAGGACGGGGAGGAGCAATTAACAGACGAGGAGATCATCAGGTGCCGGGACTATTTTAAGAGCCGGGTAAAGAAAAAGGATGATGTGTGGGACTCCCGGATCGATGTGGTTAACATTCCTCTTGAGGTAGACGAGTTTGAGAATACATGCATTGCATACGCTGACGCTTATCCGGAAGATAATATATTAGTTACCGTCGATCACATCCGCCTGGGCAAACGAAAGGATTTTCAATCCGAGCAGGATATGCTTTATGCTTATTCTGCAGCGGTGATACGGCTCAAGAAGATGGAACGGAAGAATAAGTTCATCTTCATTGTCTTAACCCATCTTAGGCGTGACATGGATGATCCAGGCAGATGTAAGCCCGGGGATGTGGGCAACTACGTAACAGATTCTGACATCCAGGGAGGAGACGCTTTCACCCAGGCCAGTGATATCATTATGGCCCTCGATGCCCCCTTCCAAAGACATATCAGCAGGTATGGAACCTATAAATATATCATTGAGGATGAACGCATACTGGTTGTCAGTTACCTCAAGGTGCGCAACGGAAGTAAATGTGTGAAGTTTATGAGGGGTTTATATGAGTCCATGCAGATAGTGGAAGCCAGGCAGCCCCCTAAAGAAGAAAAGATTAAATTGCCTAAAGTAAATAACACAAGTAAAGAAATAAAAAAATCAAACCTATTTGACTAATGGATCCTAAAATTGTAGAGATGAACCTGGAGTTCATGAGCTTTATAGCCGAAAGAGAAACAGAAGATAATTGGTACTTGCCGCAACGCTTGCGGGATATCCTCCGGGTGGATGGTATTGCCAAGAATGTAAACCCCGAAAGCTTGCCATTTGATGTGAGCTGGGAATGGCTGATGTTGGTGGTGGAGAAGCTGAGCCGTGCAGGCGCGTTAGTGGATATGCACGACCTGACAGATATTGATTATATAACCACAGTTTACTGGCGGACAGTAGACATCTACGATTATTATAAGAAAAATGGAAACTGAAAATATCAAAAATATTAAGGGTATTGAGAATATAGAAAAACATTACCCTGGAATTACTCACGAAATTGAGGATTTAATATTTAGAGCACAGAACGGATTTACTCAAGGGTATACCTGTGCCTGCGCGAATTTAATTAGGCTTACCGGAGACGCCACTGGTACCCATGAGGCCGAATTGTTACGATGTAATACGCATACTATAAGTGGACTAAGGGCAGCCGGCTGTGAAGAAAGCGATATTGACATTCTTAAACCCACAATTAAAGAAATTAATCGCAAATGGAAGATTTAATAGAAAATACGCCTGAGGATAAAGCTTATCAGATCCTGCATGGTGTGGAGTTTCTGGACTCTCACTCTTTACATAAGGCAATGTATGCAGTCTTAGAACTAATCCTTACCCACGAAAAACAACTCGCTGACCAAACCAATCTTGCCGACGGTCTAGTGCAAGCAATCACGAAGGTAAAAGAAACGGCCTTTTACAAAGAATACCTTATATATTCCGTTATTGACAAATTACTTACTGAGGCATTAATCAAATACCAACATAGGAATTGACTATGAAATAAATAAATTTTTAAAAACACTTGAATAATGGATGAAAACGCAGTAACAAGGTTGGGTCTTATACTGGCCAAGCAAGCCGAAATAGAAGGTATGAAGGCTTTAAATTATAGGCAAAAAGCCCGCTATAATGCAGAGCCTTTATACGGGCAGAATGATTTTGACCAAATGGCCATACAGCTAGAATTCTTATCAACCGCCGCAATAGAAGATATTATTAAGTCTTTAAACACCCACAACGCGAAGCAAAAGGATGGATAAGATGTATATTGAAGACGTAATAGGAAATCACATAAAAGAGTTCGTTCAAAAACAAGACGAGTTCGTTATTGACAAATTAAATAAACAGAAAGGTTTTGTAAGCATTGAAGAAAGCAAACATCTGATAGAAGTGAATAAAATGATGCAAAACGGTCATTGGTTGGGCACAGATTATATTTTCAACGGAAGGCGTTTTTTGACAATATACCCACCGGAATTTAATGAAACCCAAAGGCAGCTGATCTTGTCATTTAATTATTTAGAATACGACGAATGAAATACACCGAAGAACAAATACAGGAAATGGCTAAGGCGGCCTACCCAACGACCAGCAACGAAAGCACATTGTTTAATGAATTATCTATTGCAAAACAGGAAGCTTACATCAAAGGCTTCACCGCCTGCCAGGAACAAAACCCGTGGCGCATGGTAGAGGATGGGCTGCCACAATGCCTTTCTGGGTTTTCAGAAAGAGTATTATGTTTCTACGAAACAGGCCTTGTTCAGACAGCGTTTTACGACTTTGAGATGAATAGGTGGTCGGGCCTAAATTTACCAAAAGTCACCCACTGGAAGTACCTCGACGCGCCGCCAGTCAACAAGGAAGGATAAAAGAGATGAGCAAGACAAAGTATATATGCACAGAATGTGGAGGAGACGCTACAGTTGCCTACTGCCCACTAACGATAAAAAGAGGTAAAAACAAAGGTAAGGAAGTGGCTTCTTGGGGCGGCCTGATACAGCCAGGAGAGAGGATTTGCTTGCCGTGTGGCCGTAAACGAGGTGTTAATTTTTTTTAATTAGTAGTCCATGAAATATCACAACCCGATCATAAAACTAAAAGACGATAGCTTAGTGTTCTGCTACTATCCAGACCCGGAGCCTAAAATAGAGGACTTCTCACCGTACGCTAAAAAAAGTATGAAAACGCACCACGTAATAGCTCATCAAATTTGGAAATCCAAATATCAGGAAGTGCCGTTCAGGCCTGAGGATAAAGCAGAGGCAATGGGTGCCTGCATAGACGCGTCTGATTATGTGGATGACCACGGTGATTATAATTATTACACATATTTGATAGGAGCAGGCATCCCAGCCGACCCAATAGTAGATAGGGTAGAAATAGTCAATATTTATACCTGGAATCCTGGCAACTACATGAACACCTGTGCTGTATGTAAAAGCAATTTTATGGGAGGCGTTAAGCTGCAACGTGTTTGCCAAGAATGCTGTGAGAGTACTAAGATTGCCATCCTAATTCCCCAAGAGGAGAAAGAATCTGATTTGTGGTTGATTGCTCATACTGAATTTTATGAAAATACCGGAAGCAAGGATTCCGTCGAATTTCTTAGGTTTTTACGACAAAATTTCACAATAACACGTAATAAATAAAATGAAGAAAATTCATTATTTAAACTATGGAAAATCTAAAATACACAACTGTTAAAGTTAGTGGTATCATAATATCTATCTCAAAATTGACCCATATCCCAGGTTACACTGAGACAGTATTAAGTGTACAACTACCATCTGATGAAGAACTAAAGAGAATGACAAAAAAGCAAGTGGATGCGTGGGCAAAAGAATCTAATACAACGATCCAAAAAGTTTGTGACCTAATGAACAAATATCTTTAAAATATGGAAAAAGAAGTACAAAAAGTCGAAATAATGCCAGTTGACAAGATCACTCAGGAACTGGCAGCTAAAAACATTACTGAATCCATCCTGAAGGAGATGGAAGAGAAGTTCCTACCGCTTACAATAGAAGGCATTGACGACAAAGTAGGATACGAGGCAGTGCATAAGGCCCGTATCGCCTGCAAAAATACCAGGATCCTCGCCACGAAAATATGTAAAGAAGGAAGGGAAGAGGCCATTGCAGTACAAAAGCAGTGGATCAATAAGGAAAAAGAAGTAGTAGCCAGGATAGAAGCTGTGGAGCAGGTACTGGAAGAGCGTCAAAAGACTGTAGATGAAGAGAAGAAGCGCCTCAAGGAAGTCGAGGAACGCCAAAAGCAGGAACGCCTTAACGATAGGGTGAACAGGCTGCTAAGTCTCGGCATGGTATACACAGGCACAGGCTACCAGCTGGAGGAACTCAGGATGGGGGTTCTGGAACTAAAAGAGGCCAATGACCTGGAGTGGACTGCCTTCCTGGCCTCTGTGGAGACGCGTAGCGCCGCGTTGCTGGAAGCTAAGCGCATTGAGGACGAGCAAAAAGCACAGCAGGCCGCCAGGATTAAGGCCCAGGCAGAAGAAAACGCCCGCAAGGAGGCTGAGATTAAAGCCAGGGAAGAAGCTATTTTTAAAAAGGAGCAGGAAATGAAAGCAGCAGCTGAAGCGCTGGAAAAAGCTGAAAAGGAGAAAAAAGAAGCTGAAGCCAGACGCCAAGAAGAGATTAGGGAGGCCAGGATCAAGGAGGCCAAGTCTCAGTTGTATTCAATTGGCTTTGCCTATCAGGGGGACACGTTCGTGTTTAATCGCCTTAAGGTGCCTCTGAAATGGGTTGAGGATAATGCTGAGAATAAGTGGGCAGACTCTATCATTCTGCTGCAAAAAGAAATAGCTACTATCAAGGAAGAAATGGAAGCTGAGCGTATAGCTGCGGAAAAGAAAGCAGAAGAGGAAAGGATAATTCGGGAAGAGAAAATACGCCTGGAAGCTATTGAGGCAGAAAAGAAAAGACAAGCAGAGGCTGCGGCTGCAGAAAAAGCGAAGCAGGAGGCCCTGGAGGCAGAGCGCAAAAGACTACAGGCCCTAGCTCCAGACGCAGATAAATTTGCTTCCATCATCCACCAGATTTTAGCTGTGAAATGGCCTGATTTTACATCTGTTGAGTACCAGAATATTGGTGTTGATGCTATAAACAAGCTACAGGGATGGGCAGGATATGTAAGGAAGCAGGAAAACACAATTAAAAACCAACAAACCAAGTAATATGCTAAATTCAAAGCCCGTTGATAAATTAGTATTCTTAGATGTCGAGGCAACATCACAGTACAGAACTTTTGATGAAATGCCAGAAAAACTCAAGGAACTGTTTCGGAAACGCTTCAAAATAGAGTTTGATAAAATAGATCCGAACTGGGGACAGGAAAAGTCTTTACAGTACATAGAAAACCTCTACAATGCCAAGGCGCCCCTGCATCCTGAGTGGGCCAAGATTATCTGCATCTCGGTTGGCCGCTTTGTTTCGCCTATTACTGCTGGAGGCGACTTAGAATTCAAGACCAAGGCATTTATAGGAGAAGAGAAGGAGATATTGGCTTCTTTTCATAAGGCTCTAAAACCGATACTGGATGTGACATTCAACCATCCCGAGCACTTAGTAGCTCACGCGGGGATGATATACGACTTTCCGATGATTGCCAAGCGCATGATCCTTAATCGTATGCCATTACCTCCAGCCCTGGACTACTCCGATCGTAAACCCTGGGACTTAGCTTATTTGGTCGATACAGCGACTACCTGGAAGTACGGACAGTTTGACGGTGGAGCTGCGCTGGATATGTTGGCATATCAGTTCGATATAGCATCCAGTAAAACCACCATGGACGGCAGCATGGTGAAGGATGAATTTTGGGAGAAGGGGAATATTGCGGGAATTGCCCACTACTGTAATTTAGATGTTTTCGTTTTGGCCCAAGTATATTTAAGGCTCAAGAACTTAAACAACAAAGTTATTATGACATCTGAGAATTAACAAAAAACAGTTGCAGTTTCGAAATGAAATTGCCACATTGCAAACAAATAAGTAAACATAAAAAATAAGAAAATGGCAACACAAAAAATCATCGTAGCATCTATTAAGAACAATGATAAATGGCTGAATGTAACGGACTCTAATAATATAGAGTGGGGAATCAACAAGGAAAAGAATCCTAAACTGGCAGCATTAGTAGCTACACTCCAGCAGGGCCAGGAATTCACAGCCAACACCTGGGAGAAAGATAAGGGTGATGGCAAAATAGCACGTATGTTATTTGAGCCGGATGAGGCTAAGGACGGAGGTAAAAAATTCACTCCCAAAGTAACATCTGATGCAGACTACATGATGAGCTGCATTACAGCTGCCTGCCAGGCGTTTTCGCTAACCAAGGATGAGAATAAGACCAAAGAAAAAATAGCAGAGTGGGCAGAATATTTTTACACTAAAGTACAGGAGAAAAAGAAATGATAACTACAAATAAAATACCGCTAACAAATGGCGCATTCACCAAGCCCTTCCTTGATCCAGGTAATCATAAGGTGAAGCTCAATGAATTGGAAATAAAAGCCGTTACAATCAAAGATCTTCCAGGTCACCGGCTGTATTTACACGTAGAGACCCCTCCTGTGGGGGGCTCTTTCCAGGGAGCTAAGGACAAGTCAGGGAATCGTTATGCAGGCCAGATCGGGCGTATAGGCATGTCACAGTGGGCATATACAGACAATCCAGGTAAGGGCATTATTGGGGAAGATGAGGTGGCCAGGGCTGTAGGTTATCTATGTCGTGATCTGGGACTGGCAGACTGGTGGAACAATAAGGAATTCGAAAGTCTCCAGACTATGGTGGATCAATTTAATAGTGATAAACCATACAAGGATGTGTATTTCTATGTATGCGCTGGAGGTCGTCCGTATAAAAGCGAAGATGGCAAATATGTTAATTATGAGCTGTTTTTGCCCCGTTATGAAGGCCCAAACAATAAACCCTTTGCCTTATCGAATTCATTTGTAATTACCTTTAACAAGGATTTACACGTCCTGGCGGAGAATGGGCCAAGGCCTGCTGCAGGTAATGAGCCTAAGCCCGGCATTACAACCGAACTGCCAAAGGGGGACGTATTATCATTTTTGAACCAGAACGGGGAAAGCCCCAAAGCCGCCACACCCGAGTGGCCTAGCCGTGCGGATGATTTTCTGGCTAATAAAAAATCAGAAGAAAAAGCCATAGAAAATTCAGACGATTGGGACGAACTTCCCTTTTAGCAAAATACTTGATCAACACCTCCAACATACTCCTGGACGTCAACACCATCCCTACCGAGTGGGTCTTTCAGTTCTTTTTAGGGCTGGAAGAACCTCTTGCGGGGGAGAACATCATGGTTAGTTCTCCCTTTGCGGAGGATCCTAATCCGTCATTCTCAGTGTTCAAACCCAAGGGTAAGGATTTATATAGGTGGTGCTGCTTCTCAAGTGGCTGGAAGGGGGACGTGGTGGATTTGATAGCCAGGCTGAAGGCACCTACACCAGCTCAACCTATTCCCCGTCTGGAAGCCTCCAGGCTGCTCAAGGAGATCTATCTTGCCAAAAAAGACCCAGGCTACAAACCCAAAGCCCATCTTCCAAACTCTCGTGGGAGGGTCACTAAGTACGAGGTGCGTAAATGGGAGATGCGAGATACCAAGTTTTGGGGCGCTTTTGAAATTACAATCAACATGTGTCGTAGGTATAATGTCGCACCATTAGCCTGGTTTGAGATGGAGAAGATGAAAAGTGGTATATTGAGGACCTTTGTATTTACAGGCCTGATCTATGGGTATTTTACCGCCGATGGCCAGCTGGCTAAGATCTATCGCCCAGGTGAGAAAAAAGGCAAGTTCATTAAGGTCCTTGAGGCAGAATGGATTCAGGGTATGGATCAGTTGAGGTATGAAACTGATGAGCTTATTATACACTCCTCTATGAAGGAAAACATGTGTTTTCTGTGTATTGGTTTTGAGGGAGAGTATGAGGTGGTTGCTCCAGATTCAGAGAACATACTCATAAGTCCGGGAATGATGACGTACTTAAAGTCCAGGTATAAGAGGATAAGAGGGTTGTTTGATAATGACACAGCTGGACGTAAAGCAGCTGCTTTGTATCAGGAAGTCTACCAGGCAGAGCCAATATTTTTTGAGATGTCCAAGGATGTGTCAGACTCTGCCAGAGATTACTCAGGAAGTGCTGTGAGAATTAAGTTGTTACAAATTTTATAAAATGGAAATTTCAAACGAAATAAAAGCGAGGGTGTTCGCCCATTATTTGGGGCAAAAAATGAAAGATTATTGTGCTGAGCCAGAAAACGACATTTGCACGTTAACACAAGTTGATGTACAGCACGGCTGTGTGGCCGATGAACATGGTAATTTTGATATAAAGTTTAATGATGTTCGATTGCTTCTTAGGCCGCCAAACGCTATAACGGACGAGGATGCGATTGAGGTTGGTCGGATTATTGGGCATGACTTCGGGGACTATGCAGAGGGGAAGAGTAAAGTCTTGTACTTCGGCAAAAAGTATATTCAGGAAGCATTTGACGTTGAGTGGATAAACAGACACGTCCAGACATCTTGGCAAGTTGGGCAGTTTCTTCAACTTCGTGGCTACGACCTTCCAAATTACTTACTTGGCGGTAAAACCCTTCACGAAGCAGGGTTGGCTGTTTATAAATAAAAACATATTTTAAAAACACAATAACATGAAAGACTTAACAAAAGAATTGGGATTACTGCAGGCAGCAGCCACCGAGATCAAAAGGTTGAGAGAGGTTAATTACACAATGCAGCTCCGCCTGGATATGTTTGATACCATTGTTAACCTTGTGGGCGCCAAGACCTCCTCTAAAGGCACAGGCATGACTGTGGATATATGCTGGGAAATTGAAGACCTTATTAGGCAAATTCAAGGTAGTGAAGATAAAGTAAATTACAAATCTTTAGAACCTATGCAAAAATGAGTAAACTAAAATACATATTCGACGAATGTCAGAAGATGGGATTGAGCCCTGAAGGACTGTATGACCTCTACGTTATAGCCGGTAAAAAATATTCCCATTTGCGCCCTTTTACGCCCCTACACCTGGAGGGGTTTGTACTAGTAGATGGTGATACGTGGTCATTATCACAAAAGGGAGAAGAACTTCTTAAACACCTGGACACTCTAATCAAAGGTAAGGCCCCTAAAATTTCGCCTCCTATTGTCGTGTCAGAGGGCTTAGCAACAGAGTATCGGGAAATGTGGCCAGAGATCAAGTTCCCCAGCGGTAAGTACGCTCGTACTAATGTCAAAAGCATTATAATTGCCTTCCAACAGTTCTTTAAAGAATACCCAGCATATACGGATTGGGAGATAATACTAAAAGCTACTGAATTATACCTGGAAGAATATCGCCAGAATAATTGGAAATATGCCTCTACATCTCAATACTTCATTGCTAAGAAGAAAGAGGGTGGCTATCAATATATCCTGGCAGATTACTATGAGCGTATCCTTGGAGGTGAGGCGGTGCAGGAAGTTATTCATTTTGGGCCCAAGGTATCATGAGAAAGCTCACATTACAAGAAATACAAGAACTCAAAAAGTGCCAAGAGGAGCCGTGGTACTTTTACAATAAGTATGTGAAGCCTCCAGAAGCCTTAGATATTACACGAGAAGACTGGGAACTACATATGCAATATCCTTTGACAAATAAAGAATGTTATAAGCCAGATGAAATCAAATAAGGTGTGGAAAGCATTCATAATTATATTGTTATTAGTGTGTGTATGGCCTTTAATGATGTTTCAATTTATGCTGGAAGGCTTCACACATAAAAATCAAATAAAATCACAAGTTAAAGATACCGTATTCATCACCAGGCAGTGTGAAGATACCATTTGGGTATCAGGCCCTAAAGAGTAATTAAACCCGGCGAATGTACAAACCCATCATAGGCACCTGTGGTAATCCCGAATGCGGGAGGAAGGACTGGATACCCACCAAGCGTGGGCTCTGCCGCAGGTGCCTTCTAAATTACAAAAATGACAGAAAAAACCAAAAGGGAACTGATACAGGAGTGGTTGAAGGAGCCGAAGGGGATATTTGCACCTCTCCAAAAGTACCCAAGTCCGGACGTAGCTACATGGGCACTTTTCCTGGCCTATCAAGCAGGCGCAAACCTACCGGAGAACTCAAATTATTCCAGTGGATCTATCAGAACAGGGCACACAGGTCAGAAGTATCAGGAGAACCAATAACATTTGATGTACGTTGTTTTAGCCATATTTTAGGGAAACAGGCTTTTGGTCAATTTAGACTAAGCTCAGACAATATCGTATTAAAAACGCCTCAGGAACACGACGACTGGCATAACCGGCGACACAAACTAAAAGATGATCCCCGCTGGGATTTCGTCTTTGAGAAAGAAGAAAGATTAAAGCAAAAATACTACAACAAAGCAATGAGTGATTATTCGATACTAAATGTCAGTTTAATGAATAAGGCCTATCCGGAAATGGATGGGTGGCAGGCGGGAATCCGCAAGGTGTTTAAAAACGTAATGGATATTACGCCCAGGGCTGGATTTGAGGCGAGTCTTCTGCAAGCAGTCGAGGCGTTTAAACCCGACATTATATTTATGCAGATCCAGCACCCAGGTATCATAAGCACTCATACAGCTGCCAAGATCGCACAAAATTCCTTTGTGATCAACTGGTCTGGGGATATCCGGGTAGTTACTGAGCCTTGGTATATTGATATAGGGCGCCACATACAACTGACATGTTTCTCCAATATGCGCGATGTGAACAACCTGCGAATGCTGGGTATTAACTCTGACTACCTGGAGATAGGGATAGATCCTGAGATTTATAAGCCATTATATGAGCCACGACATGGTATTGTAGCGATGTTTAATCATTACCATAATCAATATCCACTCAGCGCCTACCGCCACCAGGTAGTACACGCGCTAAAGGAAGAATTCAAAGATCAATTTAAAGTGTATGGCAATAACTGGGGGTCAGTAGCCTCAGGCAATCTCAATCATTCGCAACGTTTGGAAAATGAGATATATAACCAGGCACTCATAGGCATAAATATCTCGCATTTTTCAGAGCCTCGTTACTCTTCCGACCGTTTATTGAGGTGTGCTGCTTCTGGGACTATGGTACTTAGTCACCAGTTCCCCGAAATGTCGCCCTGGGAACCCGGATTGAACTGCGATGTATTTCATGATACGTCTAGTCTGTTGTCTAAATGCAGTTATTACTTGAATCATCGAGAGGAATCTTATCAGATAGCGGAACGTGGAGCAGATTTAGCCCGGACTTATTTTACGTTCGAAGCTATGGCTAAAAATATTTTAGAATTATATACTAAAAATAAAAAATGAAACGATTAGATCAAGAACGACAAAAGAAGCTAGAACCTGAGCGTATGGAAATAGCGTTATTCGAACTTGGCGCACTTGGATTAGATGCCCAAAATAAAGATGGCAAAATGATAGAGTTCTTATACAAAGGCCACAAGGTTCAATATTTTCCTTATTCAGGCTGGCATACAGGCAAGAGCATTAAAGACGGTCGGGGCTTACAAAATTTATTAAAACAGTTGAAATAACTCGCTTATTATGGCATCGCAGAAGACCAGAGGTAGTAAATGGGCTGAAATAGCAGCCATCCGGGACACACTGAAACTGGCCCTGAGTAGTTATAGGAATGAGCAGCAACTAAGGCGATATATTCAGGCGGTAGTTAACAGCTTGGACAAGCGGGTTAAGGAACTTGACCCTGACAGAAAAAATGTTCATGCAAACCGGATGCCTGAATCAACTGCCGGCTCGATCAACGACTAATTAACGAAACCCCTCTCCTTTCCCCCACCCCCAAAAAAACAGCGCGTCCGCTCAAACCCACTAAAAAACCTTTACAACATGAAAAAACAAATCTTAAAGACGTTGAGAGCTGAGCTTGTAGGCATCATGCCGGATAATCATATCAGGAAAATTTGCGACGATATTATGGCGATCGTTGAAGATACGGCAGAAGGCTTCAAAGAAAGTCTTCGCGCAGAAATTGAACATTCTGAAGAGTGTCAGGAACAAGGGCAAAGACCAAAGTACAACCAAGGCAAAATTGAAGCTTCGGAATATGCGATCGAGATGATCAGCAAGCATATAAACATGGATTAAGAAACCCCTAACCCCACCGTCATGAAAAACGTAATCCATCTGCTTACTACAAAGGCCGAAAACTACGAGAGCAAGGCCCGTGCCACCAGGCGCTTATTAGTATCACCTTCGGCCTGGGAAGGTTATAAGCGGGAAGCGGAAAATTTAGAAACACTGGCAAAGGAATGCCGCCTGGCGGTCGAAATATTGAAAGCTGTAAACCCGTCGCGTGAAAAGCTCGATGTAAAAGAAACACTAACACTGATAAATTCTGCGCTGGCCCAGCTCGGGTAAACGATAACGAAACCACTAACCGCCCCCTTAACAAACATGAAAATAGAAATAACAGAAACAGAACTGCAGAACATTGGCCAAATGGCTAACTCTTTTGAGCGAATGTTATCAGGTCTAGATGAGGAAGTAGAGAAAAGATACAGCCGATATATAAGACTTGTTGACAGGTTGCTGGAAAAGAACGGCTATGAGAGAATAGGTAAAGGCGCAATTAAAAAGGTCAAAAAAGCAGCCCGGCCATAAGGCCGGTAGCCGCAAGCAATAACAAGAAACCCCCTCCGCATTAACCAACCAAAAAAATTAAACGATGAGCAAATCTGCCGACCCCAGCCTGTGCAGTGTAACAGGTGAAGAAAGAAAAAACGTGTTCACTTACCACATCGACGCTGGTAACGGCGAAGTGATAGTAACGCGCGAGCATTTAAACTACGGTCTAGAATGCGAGCTGCCGAGCGACTACGATATGAATAGCGAGCATGATGGACCAGACGAGGATGGTGTTATCATGACCGTAACGATCAAGATCAAAAAGTACATGACGCAAGCCGAAGTAGAGGCGCTTCCTGAAAAGGACTTTTAACGAAACCCCTAACCCCCAACAAAATGGAAAAATTAAACTACGACGAGTTCAAGGAGCTATGTAAACTATTTTACATGGCTGGCCTTAATAATGGAAAAAAGGCTGTTCCTATCATGCAAATACCAATGGGCTCGAGAATAAAACGCGGGACAGGCTTCGAAGACTATTTTGAACAATTTGTAAAAAGAGTAGGTACAAATTTGCCGCCCGGCCATAAGGCCGGTAGCGTCAAAAGTGATGCCACACCCCATCCTGGGCAAAATAATGCCGAAGGCTTAACATAAGTATTAATTATGGATAGAATGGAAAACAATGAACAACCTAAAATGCTAAGCCAAGGCCAGGAAGTAATTACAAAATCAGGCAAGATAAGAGCTGTGATTACCGGCGCCTGTATTCGGGGTGGGAATATAAGTTATGAGTTATCCTACTTCGATACCAATGATTATAAACAGTGTTGGGTTTACAGCTTTGAATTTGATGTGGACGACGCTGAGAAGAGTAATCCTGGATTTAAGCCGGCAGATCAAATTTTACTAAATCCGTAATTATAAAAAAAATAACTGAATGAAAACAAAGGAAGAAATAAAGTTAGACCAGGATACTTTACATCTTATCGATGAATTAGGAATTCTTCTATCTAATTACGGACACGAATGGTCAGATGAGCTTCGCATAAAATATACATCTGTAACTACTCAATTAAGTAACAACATAAACCATAATAACAATGATTGACTTCACAAGAGCAACGCTAACACAGCTGGTAGTAAACTACGTAGGCAACAAAGGAATAGGCGAGGAACTTAAACTATCTGACAAGCTGGTAGAATTTAAGGAGGATTTTACTAAGGAGACGATTCTGAGATATTTCCTTTCTCCATTCAAAACAGACATCTATTATGAATTCAGGAAAAAGCCAGATATATCGCTATTCAGCGTGGCTAATGCCTGCGAGGATCTGTTCACATCCAGGCAGGAATTCCGACAGCTATCCTCCCAAATTGCTAATCATCTTTATGATCAAAGTATGCACCCTAAGATCAAAGGTGGAGAGTTTTATGTAGCTTATTTTAATAACGTGATGGTAGATGGTGAGTTATGTGATGCGGTGGGATTATTCAAAACAGAGAATCGTGAAACATTCCTCAAGGTAGAGGACAACCTGGGGGCTCTGGACATTGATTGCGATAATGGCATAAGCATCAAGAAACTGGACAAAGGATGTCTGATATTCAATACAGACAGGGAAAGGGGCTACAAGATCAGCATCGTCGATACTAACAATAAAATTGCTGAGTGTGCCTTTTATTGGTCGGAGGACTTCTTAAATACTAAGATCAAAGCCAGTGCCTACTACCATACCAATAACTTCATAAACGCAGCTGTAGGTTTCTGCGAGGAAGTGCTGACAGAGGCCAATAACGTGGACAAGCAGGACCAGAGGATGATGCTGAACAAGAGCACGTCGTATTTCAAGGAGCGGGATAACTTTAACCTGAAAGACTTTGAAAAAGAAGTGCTCGTGCAGCCCGAGGTCATCAGTGCCTTTAACGATTACCGCAGCGATTTCAACAAGCGCATGGACCTTACTGCTATCGACGAGTTCGAGGTGTCGCCCACGGCTGTTAAGAAGAACCAGAAATACATGCGCAGCGTGGTGAAGCTGGATAAGAACTTCCATATTTATATCCACAGTCGTCATGATTATATCGAACGTGGGTTTGGTGAAGAGAAAGGATTGAAGTATTACAAATTATATTATGTTAATGAAGAGTAATTATAAAACAATTAAAGAATGGTTTGAGCTCCTGCCATTAAACAATAAAAGAAAGGCCATTAAAAATATAAACGCATAGAATATGGAAGGCAAATGTCCAAAAGATGGGCGAAAAAATATGCTCATTTATATTACTACAAATAACAAGAGAGTGTTAGCCATTGCTGATGGGGATGGTCATGCGTATAAAGTTTATGGCGACGGTTATGACGCATACAATAGTGTTTGCAAGCCGGAAAACAAATATAGCCCTGCCGAATATGAATTTGAAAGA